TCTGAAGTCGAATGATGCGGATGCTCCACTGATCGTGCCTTGAATCGGAGATCCTGCGTTGTTGTTGACAACAATGGCCTGCGGAGAGTTGATTGGATTTTTATCGACCGTACCAGAAAAGGATGACTGGTTGGCGACTGTGAGACCGTCGACTTTGATGGCGTCAAACTGCGACGTAGTTGGCGCTGCGTCGGTAACTCTCCAGATACCATTATTGTTTGGATTTGTAGCGCCCTGAATGTTGACGTAGTCGTTCTGAGCAACTGTCGGTAGGTTGGCACCGGACGAATCGATACTCGCAGTCGACCCAGACGATGCACTGATGGCGAGATCTGCTACTGCCTTGCGCTGAGTGTACTCGAAGTACATCCAGTACTTTCCATCCCCATCGCTGACGAGGTTCGTGTTGAAATTGAGAGAGCCTGCCGCAACAAATGGGAAGTTTCGTGCAACAGCGGTGTTATCGTAGAACGTCAGACGGTTGGTGTCGTTCGCCGAGAATCCCATAATGATGACGCCAGAGCCGCCACCATTCGGGTTTGTTGGAACCGCTTGACCTGCCTCGAGGGTATCACCGACAAATCTAAGCAGAGCTCCTGCTGTCTTACCGGTGACGGTCTGGTCGGTAGCATCGATGTCAGCAGCTTGACGAAGAAGGTATTGAACCTTCTCGTAAATCTGTTCGGCGGTTGCAACGATTGGGGTTGCACGTTGAAGAGTGAAACTGAGATTTGTCTCAGGTTGTCCTGCGAAGGTTCCAGTGATTGTGACCACAGTCGCCGTCGGAGTACCGCTGATCGTATACGTGGTGCCATCGGGCGTGCCGTCGTGCACAGTAATGGATCCGCCCGTGAATGTAGCGTCGGTCGGGATACCGCCTTCTGCTGAGGTCAGTGTATTCGATGTAGTGGCTCCATCGACTCCAGAGAATGTACCTACGTCGATTACGATGCCAAAGTTTCGATTGGTGCCTGAATCGACCTCGATCGAGAACGCCTGATCGAAATAGCGTGGGACGATCTGTGTATATGGAGAGTTCGCGACGATGTTAGCGTCCGTTTCTCCAACTTTCAGGTCGGTGGCGTTGCTCAGCGGGAAGCGAAACACCTTGTTATCGACATCGCCCGTAACACCGATATCGACGAGTCTAGCTTGGGCGTAGGTTTTGCCGTTGGTATCGCCATCGCGAACACGCAGGAACAGGTTAAGGATGTTTCGGTTGTTCGCCGCAGCCGTGAGAGCGGTATCAGCTGCGTTGTTCGTGAGACCGCCACCTGTAATCGTCAGAACTGTCGCGGAGATCGTCGCGATCTGCCAGGTACCGTTGTTGCCGGCGTCCTCAGCGTTCGCAATCGTGATCTTTCCGCCCTTCTTATAACCCTCAGTAATCCACGAGCCTGCCGAGCGGGTAATGGTGTTTGCTCCAGTTATGGCGATGGTCGTATACGTCGCTGGTGAGGTCACCAGGTCATAGACCTTTACAGCCTCATTAACTGGCCCATTAAAATCGAAGTTGACGCCGGCTCCGGTATCGGTTGGGTCATTACCTTGTTGGTAGTAGGCACGGTCGTTGATTGAGTCTTCGAACGATCCTAGGGTAACAACACCGGTCCACTCTTGCTGGAGAACGCTGGCTGTCGACAATTCACGCCAACCACCAGTACGAAGCAGTTTTCGAACTGTGTTGTTTTTCGGATTCCAATCGAACTTCCACTCGAATTGTTCTGGTGTGATCGCTTCGAATGGGAACGGATGTGCAATTAGAGTCGCATCATCCTTCCACTCCTCCTTTGCGAACGAGTAGAGCGCCTGATGCGTCACACCTGCATTGTCGAGGTTGCCTTTGGGGAGTAACCAAACCTCACGAGCATCGACGTCAAAATGAACCATTTTCTGATCGCCGGCCGCGTTGTTACGCCCAAGCATAGTGGCAGCCTCAGAGCCAGCGTTCGCAGGGTTCGACCCAGTCTGCTTGGTTGCACTTATGGATGCCGTCGAAGGAGATCCTGTCGATAGGTACAAGCCGTTATTGACCGGATTCGAGTGATCTCGAACTTCGAAGTAATCGCCACTGGTGAGAGCTGACAGATTTGAGCCAGCACTCGTGATCGTCGTGTTCGCTCCCGAACTGGAGCCAAACACCATGTCGGCGACCGACTTAGAGAAGCCTTGGTTCAGGTTATCGGGGTCGGTAATCAATGCCATGGCGAGTTACTCCTACGAGTAGTTTTCGGTGAGCCTATCGTCCCAAACTGCCGTAGTATCAGTCCAACGAGCATGTATGGGATTACCATTTCCATCTAGGTCGATTTTTTTAATGGTCCACATCGCAGCACTAGAAGCGGTTCCAAGAGCTGACGACCCTATAAACATGACGGCGGATTGGATATCGAAGCGTTGTTGAACGACTTCAGAAGACAGACTAACCGGAACAGCTGTAGCCCGTAATTGAGCATCCGTCAGTCCACCACTGATCGGAACCGGAACTGCTCGAAGCTGTGCATCAGTTAGAGGTCCGGTAACTGAAAGGGGCGATTGATCACTGGCAAACGCAACCGGAGTACTGCCGGCCATCGTTTTTTGGCCAAGCGTATTTACGCGGCCAGTGAACGTAGCCTCGGCTAGTCGAGTCGCTAGAGTGGCTTCGGTCGCGGCTCCTGCCGGGAGAGGAAGAGATGTCGCACTTACAGGTACTGCACTAGCGCGAAGCTGTGTATCGGTGAGAGGTTGGCTTGGTTGGTTGCTAACCGCAACAGTTCCGGCAACTGTCTGTGTGGCAGGAAAGTTGTCGACGACGGTGTGCTGTGAACCATCAGTTTGACGATCTAGAATAGCATCGAGCGTTGTTTCCGAGGCAGCTCCTGCCGGTAATGGGAGAGCCGCAGCACTAATGGGAACCGCTGTCGCACGAAGTTGAGTATCCGTAAGTGGTCCAGTGACTGCTTGAGAAACTGGGAAGTTGATTACCTTCGCCTCAACTTGGAGACGATAAACTACCCCATCGAGAATTACCCCAACTGGGTTTTTATTCTCGTCGTACAGAACAACTGCTGGTCCGTGTGCAACAACCATTAGTTACTCGTTAGACCGGGTCCCTTTCAAAGATAGAGACGACACTGGGTAGTCCTGCGGCATCCTTGAGGTCGAATTCTCTGAAGACGGTGATTCCATCATCTTCGTAGAGGTATAACTTCTTGGCCGCAGCGTCGATTCTCCAACGCCCAAGAGCTGCTTGCCTGGTTTCTTGAATGTCATCCACGTAGTCACCCCAAGTCAAGACTTGGCGTTGTGCTTGAGCGTTGGCTCCATTCGAAGCCGCCTTGATCATCCACTTTCCTTCCATGAAGAAAGCGGAAGAAATCGTGGCTACCCACAACTGAACGTCGGTGTCGAACGTTGGGACAGGCGGAGCTCCGAGGAGGGTTCCATTGGGACGTTTGATCACGAGCGTTACGGCATCGGACCCAATATAGGGCACCCCATCCTCTCGATTGATGAAGGGAGGAAAAACGATCTGTAGATCTTCGTTGGAGACGAATTGGTTCTTCGCCATCATTTCTCCAATTGGAGTGAAATATCCGCCACCAGAACCTCCAAGATACCCTCTGGTGACGTGGGACGAGGCGCCCATCAGAGATCCTTCACGAAGGAGTAGGAAGTCATGTTGTTACCAGTGTAGGTCGCCGTCATCAAATAACGAAATACCTCACCGTCCGCGTTGTCAGCAGCCCCTAGTGTAGCTGCCAGAGCAGCGGCCTTAGATGCGAAGACTCGAATGCGGCACGAGGTCATATTCGCGCCAGTGAAGAAGGTATTATCGATGACCGCATTCTCGTTGAGCAGTCCTGAGATACCTGCTGCCTGTGCTGCGATAGCTGTGGCTTGTGCAGCCGATGCTCTCGTAGAGATAGCAGCGTCGAGATTGTCTAGAAGGGCAGCTCTGGGATTCGTCCATTGAGCTGTAGACAGTGCTGTTGCTGCTGGAGCTCGAGTTGATATAGCTGCATCGAGATTATCAAGCAGGGCGGCACGAGGATTGGTCCACTGTGCTGTGGAGAGTGCTGTTGCAGCTGGTGCAATGGCATTACCGGAATCATCTACTGCACGAACACCAGTTCCTGTGATCGCCGAGACACCGCCACCGAGGACCTTTCCTTGAACATCTCCGGTCACGTTGGTGACGGACGTAAGAGAACCGCCCGATCCTTCCGTCTTTGGAATACCAGCAACGGTTGGTGCGGGGGCTACGGTTCCTCCAAAGTGGGTCGTGTTCATTGCTGGAACGCCGGGCACTGCGGGAGTGATCACAGTTCCTGGCGCGTCGTCAGTAGCCCACCGCGTGATCATGGCCTGAACGAGTTTGGTGGTCGCTGAAAGGGCAATCGGAGTTCCGGCTGCGTTATCCGTCAACCAACGAAGAAGAGTGACCTGAAGATATCCGCTCGCGGTGAGTGCAGCAGGCGCCGTAGCGAGCCACAGCTTCACGTCCGCAGGCAATTTGCCAGAGCTCAGCGCATCCGGAGTACCACCAGCATTGTCAGTCAGCCAGCGAAGGAGCATGGTTTGGACATACCCGCTGGTGGACAAGGCTGCCGGAGCAGCGGTGAGCCACAACTTGATATCCGACGGCATCTTTCCGGAGCTGAGAGCGTCTGGAGTTCCGCCTGCATTGTCGGTGAGCCACCGCAACAACATCACTTGGAGGTAGCCGTTGGTCGATAGAGCTGCTGGAGCAGTGGCGTTGTTCATCCAACGCTCTACATCAGCAGGAACGCACTTACCGTTGCTCGAGAGTGCCGCAGGAGTACCGGCCGCATCGTCGGTGAGCCACCGTGTGAGAGCAACCGGAATCTTGTCACCAATGATGGCTGCTGGAGCAGTACCCTTGTACTGCACAAGGTTGACGTCCTGCATGCCGAGGATAGGCACCTTGAAATAACGATCAACGTAAGTGGCCTTCGAAAGCTTCACGAGCAAGAACGTGTCGTGATTCGTTTCAGCCTGAGTGAGTTGAACGTAGTAGAGACCCTTGCTCGAGACCTCGACGGCGTTGTTGGTCGCGTTGCCAAACGTACCCGTATCGACATTCCACAATTGCACTTCACCACTGGACCCGGTGAACGTCTGTCCGGGCAAAAGCGCGTTGTCGTTGTCGTAGAAGGCGATTGGCCCGGCAACGCGGTCAACTGCCGTGGCTTCGTTCTTCCTCATAGGGTCTCCCTCGTCGACGGTCTGGATGATGCCACTTGGAGGTCCACCACCGCCAGGCGAAGCTGTATAGACCTGGATCTCGAACACTTCCCCATTTCCAGGTGTACTAATCTCATTCGACTTACCTGGATACGTCAGTCCATCTGGTGGAAGTATTCCTCCACCACCGCGACACGTCGCGAAATAGATTCGATAGCTGTCATGTGCTTCGAAGCGAAAACGAGATCTCCCACCGATGATTTTATTGAATGAGTAGACAGTGGCAACATGTTCTATCGGAGATATGGCTATAACATTTTCATTCAGATCCGTTTGTAGACTATCGTATGCGTAAATCTCGATCGGGGTACCGTCCGAGATAGGCGCGATATCACTGTCTTCGGCAACAGTGCCGATGATTTCGAATCTATGATTGCTAATCGTGAACCAGAAACGGAGACTGTACAGAAAGCTTCCACCAGAAACCTGCCACGAGATCACGCGTCTTTTGCGTTCTGGATGAACTTTGTCTCGTTTGTTGGAGTCTTGCTGAAACAAGTGAGACGCTGGGTGTACTCGTCGAACAGTGCTCCACCCAGTTCCGGTTCCTGCGTAACGCGATAGTGGTAGTTGAACCAATCCTCCAGCCGCAGGCATCTCATCACCATAGGTGTTGAATATGAGAGAGGCATCACGGGATAGAGAGGAGGACCAAATGTTTTGTTCAACTACTGCACCAGATAATCTCCATGTGTCCCCAAGCATAGCTATGCGCGGTTCTTGCTTGCCATACTGATCGATGATAGTGGCCGAAAACGCGGCTTCCTCTTGTGTCTTCTGAAGAAAGCACACGACTCGAGTGCAGCGTTCGGCATCTAGTTGATCGGCAGGACATCCACCTTCATTCGGATCACGCCCACCTGCCGCAGGGTTTCCTTCGTATTTCTCTATAGTGAGGTCGGTGGTGTAGTGAACGAGCGCAAAGGCACCATCAAGGTTGTTGTTGCGAAGAACCGCAGAAATGTTGTGGAGATAACTGAAGGACAGATAATTCCGACCCTGGTTCAACGTCCAACTATCATCCGTACGATGAATCAGTACGTGTTCGCCTTGCGTCGTAATCGGTATGTACGTACGAAGATCTCCCTGATTGGATCCCAATAGAAGTTCGGGGTTGGCACCAGCGACGTTGTACATAATGACGACAGCACTCTGTACAATGTCCGGACTCGGTTCTGGGATCTCCAGAATCGCGGTCATTTTGAGGGGCGGAGAAAATGGGGTAATGATTGCAGTTAATCCATGCTCATCACCACCAAGATTTGTGAACGGAACCATCGCCTCGCATATGACTGTGTTGGTCGTGTCATAGCGATACATGTAAGTGACAACCACGTACGAACAAAGGAGGCTGAGTCGGGCTGTTAAATCACATCTCCAACTTATGGATGTATTGGATGAGGTGTAAGCGCCGAGGTCAAAGTGATCCCGCCAGTGCGGGTGGGAGCCAGTCCAGGCAGTCTCTTTCATCAGTGCTCGAGCTACTTCGGCGTCAGCACCAATCTGTACGAACGGAGTGAAATTGGTGGCTGCCGTGATCGAGAGATTGGCATCCGTCTCCAGGAATACGCTGAAAAAGTTCTTGGACGTCTCTGGAAGAAACGTCTCTAGGTTTGGGAGCTGGTTTGTCTTTGGTAGAACTCCGTCTGCTCCGGTCTCTTGCTGCGATGTCGTTAACTGTGATGCGTGAGATTGAATCGGGATGCGGACAGTCTTCATCCGCCAGTGGCCAGTTTCCTCCCCTTGAGAAGCTTTTTGCGTCTGAATTGCTGGATCATAGGCATACGTGATCACCAGCTTGCACGTGTGCCCGTTAACAGCCTCTGCGGCTACCGTACTGACAGCAATGGTTGAGGTGCATGTGATACCACCACTACCTGCCTCAAACCATTGATCTCGAAAGACATCGGTAACGTCGGTGATAATTTCTTGCCACTGACTTCTACCAGTAACCGATGTAGACACGTGTGAACGATCAAGACTAAATTCAGAAGCACCATTAATCGAAAAACTAACACGTGTTCCTGTGATTCCAGTAGTGGCCGTGTAGGAACTCGCATAAGTCCAAATTAGCTTGGCTGACAGGAACGAGTTGCGACTCAGGGTCTCGATCAATACTACGTCGATGTTCTTGGAATAAACGGTGGCCGCAGCAAGAGTGGTGTCAGTAGCAACTTCGGTGAGATTCGATGCGCCTAGAAACTCGACTGTCTTGGTGATGCCCCAGGATCCGGGTGTGCGTTCACTATTGATATCTTGCCGTCCTAGTCCATAAGCCCACGCATGGTTCCTTCCAACACCGTTCCCCATACCTCCATGAAGTTGGGCTGGGCGCATATATTGGCGCCCGCCGAGTTCGGAGATCACTGGGGGGTCGGTCAATCCTTGCTCTGACCATAACGGAGGACCACCGCGAGGATCGACTTGTTCGACGCAATCCCAAATCTCGTCAATCACCTGTTGAGGGTGTGCGAGTCCGGGGCCGAGACCAAGTCCGATGGGGCTCATGGGTTCAGATTTCGATCTTGCTTAGTTTGGTGCTTGGCAAGGCAAGCGCACGTCGTGCATGCATGTCAGTGATGATCTGTTTCGCATTCGAGAGCACTGCCACTGTGAACGCGCGATCATCGACGTCACCTAGCACGTTGAGCTGTCTGATTTGATATCCGGTGATCTTCACGTCTTTGCCAGGCACGGTGAGTCCTGCCTTGGCTGTGTGATATGCACGTACGGCGTCGATTGCGTTATCGATTACTTCATGAGCAAGCTTCTCGTTGCCGATTGCACCAGTCACTCCGTAGGCGTTAGACCCGGTCAGAACAATCTGGATCCCGAGTTGTGGAACTACATGTCCCTCGATATCAATGGCCTCGATTTCCCATGACGCCTGTACGGTCATGCCCTCCTTCGTATCGTGGTCAAAGCGAGAACGATGACGGCCTGCGTCCTGCCGTTTCATGGCTCTTCCTTGAGTGCTTTGAGGGCCTCTTCGGCAGCCTTGATTTTTGCGTCCTTGGCCGCCTGACGTTGTGATACTTCAACCTCAGCATCAGTAGTTGGCGGGATCACCACACCATTCTCGATTCGAGCCGGACGAAACCCGTCGACCGGAACGATTGAGTTGGTCTTGATGTCGATCGTTTTCACGAAACGGTCTGGCACCTGAGTCACAATGGACGGGACATGACAGAATCCACGACCAGCACCACGGTGCTCGAAGTCTTCGAGTGTGATCGCTCCAATTGTGTCGTCATCGTCGTAGCTGAACAGAATAAACGAAGCGCTTGACGACTGACAGATGTTGACTACCTGAACCGCCGCGCCAGCAGTGTCCATAAACAGTCCGAGTGATTTGTGATCGGAGAATTCTCGAACGCGAAATTTCTTTCCCATGACTTACTCCTGCACCGATGCGCTGACGTCACAGACGGGCGCGGTTGCGATGATCCAAATAACGACACTCGAGGATACGGCAATCCCTAGACCTCCAGGAGGTAAGTAGATAAATCCGACTCCGATGGTAGCCGCACACGCATATCGGCGTTTGAAGTTGGCGGGAACGGTTGGGCCTGTGCCCCACGCGACGGCAGCAGTAGTCTGACCGGTAGCGCCATTACCATCCGCTTCATCGAGGAAAGTCTGTGGTGATGTGGGAGTGACTCCGATTGCGGCCGGAGTACCGACTCCATACACTCCTGCGGTGGCAGCGACCTGTGTGTTTTCCAAAACAAGAAGCTTGGGTTTGTTACCGGATGTGGAACGAACTTCCCACGATGCGGTCGCCGCCGTACCGCTAGTGGTTCGCTGAGAGAGTGCGTACATTGCCATGATCGTTCTCCTATAGGCCTTCCATGGTTGAGCATTCGTAGGTGACGACCTTATCGGCATCAACGATCACGAGATCGGTCGCGGTAAGTTTTGTTGCGCGTCCACCTTTGACAACGCATTTGGGTTGATTGCTCCAACGTCGGTCGAACACGACCGTGCATGTATTGGCGCCAGGACCAACTCGAATCGTGCCTTTGTGGTTATTGCCAACAACCTGAGCGCCTTCTGGTCCCCGCATATCGCCACAAGAGACGAGACTGACTTTGGATGGCGATGATCCGACGGAGGGCTTCTGTGCTTTGACGGAAGACTCCACAACTGTCGTGGTCGGAGGGATATGTACCTCCGTCGTTCCTCCAGAGAGCGCAACAGAGATCGAGGCAGAGACAACAGCGGCTACACCTGCCGATGGGCCATGTTGCTTGGCGAGTTCGGTTGCGTTCATGGGTTCCTCTGTGCAGCTGCATCGTACGAGTGGTTGAACTGATCCAACTGCCACTGACGTGACCCTGTGCCTGTAGTTGCTTTAGGAAGTAGGGTGATGTCCCATCGAAGCACTGTCGACGCCGCAGGTAGATTTGTGTTGATGTTACAAACCTTCGTTTCAGTGCCACCCGAAGCAACCGTGTAGAACTCAGCACGTGTTGGAGTTCCTGCCGTCGTAGTGATCTTGATTCTCAATCGCATCCACGTGGCGGCTACAGGCGTAACCGTGCCTAGCGCAAAACTCTCATCACTGTTTCCAGTGCCGTTCAACAGATACTTGGTTCGGGTTCCTGCGTTCGCTGACCAACATGAATAACGGTCGAGGTTTGAACCGTTGGGGCCACCTGTTGCGGTGTTGCCTTTGTCGTACATGAAATAGATGCCGTTGGTGACGTCACCGGATGTATCGGAGAAACCCGTATCGGTAAGCCCCCAACGAGCAACATACATCGAGGCGATCGAGTTACTTGATGAAGACAACGTATCGAAGCGACTCGTTAGGTATGCGCTCACCGTTGTCGTCGACCCAAGGTCAATGATGAACCCTGTGTTGAATCTGACCGCGCTCGTCGATGATGAAAGATTGGTATCTAACGCCCAAGCACCAAAGCGGCCGGTACAGGTGGTGCAAATCTCAGCAAGTGGGGTACCGTTTGTAGTGTAGTAACCAAGACCGATGGACCCGACGTTCTGATCGTTGTTGAAGTCAGATGAGAAGTTAAATTCTTCTGTCGCGTCGAAATGAAGTCCTTCATAACGATTGATGCCGCGGGGGCCGTTTACAAAGGCAACATCAGTATCGGTGTTGCCTCCAATGTTGACGGTATCGTTGGTACTAGAGGTACCCAACGAAATCGTGGTTGTGTTGAAACTGGCAGTGTCACCTAGAACGGTTAGATCATCGCCCGCACCGTTACCGATATTGGTGTCGGCCGTCGTCGACATGGTACCGTTAAACGTTGCAGTGCCGCTGAACGTGGCATTGCCTTGTTGAGCCAGAGCACTCGGCACCGTCAGTGTGTCGCTGCTGTTGTTTCCCAGCTGAGTGTTACCAGTCGACGTGATGTCCGTAATCGTTAGGTTTCCGGCTGCCGCGTTGATGTTACCGGTGATATTTGCATTGGTGGTAACGTCAATTTGCGGAAACACGTAGTCCTTCACAAGTACCCAACGCGCCTGTGTGCCTCGATAGACAAGAGAGGTCACCGAGTTGATGCTGCCTGTCCAGTTGCTACTGGCAACTGTGGCGAATCGATTCGCCGCCGCCGAGGCGCCTGCCTCGTTCACAAATATGAGGTTCGCTGATCCAGTGTTGTTGATAATTTTCAACACTCGTCCATCGGCACCACCAGTGATTCCATTGATCGTTGCACCTGCCGCATTGGTGAACACAAGCACCGTAGTCGTAGCGTTCAATGAGAAGTCGTTAAGTGTTCCTGTCGAAGTAGATGTTTGCACAACATTGCCCGTAGCAAAGTCGAGCGTGATCGTATCGGCTGCACAAAGGAGTCCTGCACCGCAACCAACATCAAGCGTAACTGCTCCGCTCGTTCCACCACCCGTAAGACCACTACCGGCAGTGACTCCTGTGATATCACCGACGCCGGAAATGGTTGATACGTTGGTGCAAGTGCCGGTACCGGAAGCATCGATCGCTGTTACTGCGCTTCCAGCCGCGCACGAAGCACCGGCTAGATTCGGAACCACTGCTCCCGAAGAAAATTGCATACCCGCACCAAGATTCACTGCTGTGACAGTGCCTGATGCAAGAATGCCGGAACCCGCGCCAACAGCGAGAGTTGAGAAAGATTTGGTTAGACCCGCACCGTTCGTATCAATGACACCCGTCGAACAGGTCACCGTACCCGCGCTATCGATCACACGGATCGAGTTTGGATTCGTACATGTTCCAGTGACACGAGACTGAATGTTGGTTGTGTTGACTGCAAGAGGACTCGCTGGAGTTCCAGAACCAGATAGCGAGGTATCGTGTGTGACTCGTGGGATACCAACAGGTCCACCGATCGGTTGGCTCGTGGCATAGAACGCTGCCACTCCGATGATGATGAGGACGATGAGAGCTGAAAACTTACGCTTCATGATCTACCTTGAGTTGTTCAGCTCCCCAGGCATCTGAGTTGCTTTGATTATTGTAAGCTTGGTTCTCGAATGGATTATGTCTGTAGGCACTCATCCAGTTCCTGAAGCCATTTTTGGTGAAGAACCAAAAAAAGAAAAGGACGTACAAGAACCCAAACGGCATGGAGCCAACCAGTAGTATCGGAGCGTCTAGGTACCAGGGAAGATCTGCAAGAAAAAACCAAACAAAAAGAATAGGTATGGAGAGGAGTTGAATCAGGAAAGCCTGAACTACATGAACTCTTTCATGGGTTCTCAGTCGCCAATCCTCTCGTGAGTGCTCGGTATCATAGAAAATCAACCAGCCGTGCGTCTGAGCTCCGGGCTTGCCGAATATTCTCGTCTCTCCTTTGGTATTGGTTCCTCCAATTGTCTCGAGACAGCCGTTGGACCATTTCCAGGAATGAGCTCTGTAGATCAGTCCGAGAACAAGACCAAGAAGTGTATTGGGCAAAGCCAGTACATATCCAGGCAAGAAGTATTTCCAGTAGGGACTCATCTACGTCACCTTTCCGAGGTATTCGTTGATGGAATCGACCAGGATCTTGGAAGCTCCTGCCGAGTTGATAGATTGTAAGGCGACATTACCGCCTCGCTTCTTGGAAATGGCGTCGAGGAACTTATACTCAGCTTCGAGTCTTGTCTTCTCCTTCGAGAAGAACTCATTGGCTGCCTGTTCGAGCTCGTCGAGTCTGGCCCTGGCGGTCATTAAACAAGCTCCATTGCATCCAAGACCTTATCCTTGAGGATCTTTCGAATGCGAGACACTTTACTGGCGTGAATTCCAGTCTGAGCCGCGATCTCTCCGGGCTTGAGCATCTTCTTGCCTCCCATGCCGAACGTGTGTTCGTAGACGATGCGTTGTTCGGGAGTGAGATCGTATTGAATCAGGGAGAGAGCCTCGAGCTCCTTTGGCGCAAGAACCTGGGCTGGGTCACCTTCGCTGAAGATCGATGCCGCAAGGTCCTGACGGTTCTCCTTCTCGAGCTGATGAATCTTGCGAACCGGTACGCCCATGTGTTCGGCGATGGCGTGTGTATCGGGCTCATGACCCAGCTTATCGTAGAGCTCCATCTTCGCCTTCTTGTAAGGCTCGATCTTGTCGATTTGATTCTCCGGTATACGTCCAAGATTCTGGTAATTCTTGATGAAGCGACCACCCTTGCGGAGGTTATTGGTCACCCACGTATTCAACGCGGACTTTCCTGGCTGAAATGTCTTGATAGCGTTGACGAACTGCTTGTGCATCTCGGCTTGAATTGCCGAGGTCGGGACCGGAACACGGCCTGCCCAGTTGGAAACCGCTTTGTTTACGACCGGCTTCAGCGACTGGTATAGTGGTTTCAAATCATCCGACTTGCGACCATTGTTGTTCCAATTATGCCAGAGGTCGATTTCTTTCTTCTGGGTACCCTTCAGATCCTTCGGCTTGGATGCCATTCCAAAACGACTGGCACTCGAAATGAAAGATGGAGGAGTCATCCATGACTGGAGCTGCTTCCCTTCCTCTTCTTCAGGAGCCGAGAAATCGAATAGGTCCGCTCTCTTTTGGAGGAGCGAATCCAAGACCGCTAGGTTTGGCACCCGCACGCCTCACACCACCTTCGGGACTGGTAGGTTGACTCGAGGTAGCGGTGTTGGGCGCATCTTGCCCGACGTCAGCTTTCCAAGAGCGCCTGCGGTCTTCGCCTCCCGATTCAGTGCTGCATGCTTGATGATCTGGAGAAGCTCGTTACCGAAGGCATGGAATGTCCACGCAGGGATCACCGAGTCCCCGGACGGGCAACAGACTGCCCGGTGATAGTTTGACCAGGCTTCCACGATTTTGGCCCCATCGCAGCTGCGGGGATCGGAGGAGGCTTCTTGGCGACTTGTGCTGTTCCCTTGCCTAGTCCCGCGAGGATCTTGCCCGGACCATTCATCGAGAATAGGGGCGCGGCAATCTTCTGCATCTCGTCCTGAAACGACGAGTAGACAATTTTCATGTAGTCCGCCGAAGCGGTCTTCAAGAAGGTGACGTCTCGCAATCCGCGGAAGAGGGCCTTGTTCATGGCGATCTTCAACAGAGAATTGCTGGTATCGGTGCTGTCCTTGTCGGTAGCATCGAGAGCACCGTCCATCGTCTTCGTATCGGCCTTCTCTTCTTTCTTGGCAGCTTCGAGATATTGACCAAGATCCTTGCGCTGTTCTTTCTTGTTCTCGTCGAGTTCCTTGAGGGCGAGCTCGCGATTGTCGAGGCCGTAGTTAGGCATGAGGCTCTCGGCAGCTCTCTTCTCGAGGATGCTCTTGTAGAAATCCTGCACGACGGTGAACTGGTTATTCATGGCATCCTCACTTTGGGGAAAGGAACTTCTGACCTACCGTAGATGGCTGAAGAGATCCACTGGAATGGACGATGTTCTTGAAGCTCCCCGTCTGCATTCCTGAGGAGAGTTTGCGAGCAGGACTGAAGTTCGTAGCAAGACCAGCTGTCTTGGGCATGGTCGCCTTCTTCTTGCCTTTGTTGTCTAGGTGCTTCGTTCCGAGGTGCTTGGCCAACCCAAGACCGGCTCCGATCGCACCAAACCCGCGATAGCCAAGTCTCGTAGCTCCGGTGAGCCCACCAAGACGACCACCAGTAATAAGCTGCCCAGCAAGTATTCCGCCACCAGCGCCCGTCAAGGCAGCGACGGTTGGGCCCTCTCCTTTGTCTCGAGCGTTTCTCAAGAAGTCGATAACCTTTTTCTTTCGGTCGGCTGTTTCTTGCGCCTTAAACTCTTCGATTTTCGGTTTGAACTCTTCGGCGATTTTGGGAACGAAGTTGGTCTGTGTTGGCGAGTTGCTTGGCAGCTCTCCCCCCACAAGATACGTTTGACCCTGACCGGTCTTGCCAGCCAAGGTCGCACGAGTTCCCGCATCGTCAGAAATCTTGACGAGCTCGTCGGAGAAGAATCGAAGAACGTCGAGGCCGAGCGGGAGAAGCATTTACATCCCGGGGTTCTGACGACGGATCTGGCGACCCATACGGCGGTCACTCTCTGCGTCGGAGAGCAGCTTGTAGGCGGCAGCGCCAGCAACCGGCAAGATGACTTCTTTTCGACCAAGGAGACCCATGATCCCCTTTCCTGCTTTGGCTGCGTCGTCGACAGCAGCCACTCCAACAGCGATCTTTTTCATTTCGCTTTCGAAACCAGCAACCATTTGATGGATATACGGATCGTTCATGGGGCCTCCAAGAATGTGGGGAGAATAGCGTAAGTAGTTGAGGTACGGGAAGAGTTCAGCCGCGAAGTCCAACACCCAACGCCCCGGCGCTCCCGAAGTCGTTCGCATACGCTTGGACAGCCGCTCTTCGGTCTGGGCGTGGATCTAGTGACTTGGAAATTGGGTACTTCTTCCCACTTCTCTGCATGCGAGCGAGCTCGAGATCTGGGTTGTCGAGAAGACCCATGAGTTCTCCGAAAGGGGCGATGGCTGTCGAGTGGAAGCCAGATGTCCCCGACTTCTTGACGAGCTTCTCCCCTTGTACTTCGTACTCGAGGTCGAGTGAGCCGAGCATATCTTCCAAGGTAGCGATGGGGCGGTCGGTGTAGTTGACGATGAACTTCTGGACGTCGAGGTTCTGTCGACGAATTTCTCCGTAGAGATAGGACAGGGAGTCCACTGCCGATTCGATAGACGGAATGGTGCCAATAGTCTTGGCCTGGTACTTCTCCAGGATTTGCGAAATCTTTACCGAGTCTCCATCGGCAGCACTCACCTCAGCCATTACATCGTCCTGGTCTTTAGTGGACCCGAACAGTGCCCCACCTTCTGGTGTGAGGAAGAGACCCTCGTCAACAATTGAACCTGTTCCGAAGAACGGTTGGTAGATGTTGTCCCCGATGAAGAGATTCGAGTAGAGGGGACTGAACCAGGGAGGGCGAATTGTTTCCTCGACTGGGATAGGCTTGTCTATCGTCTTCGACACAATCGTTTCCCAGATAACGGCCTTACGCCAGAGGAAGATACGATCTGCCTTTCCAGCATTCTTTCGACGAGTAGCTAGATCTTGTCTGTCCTTGGCAGTCCTAACGAGCTGATCAACATCAGCCGAAGACACTGCTACTACCGAGTTCGAGAACAGCTGAATTTGAGAGATCTGTCCACCCCTGGGTCCGACTGACCCCGGCTTGAGTTTAGCGTAGGGATTCGGACTGAGGATAGTTGAACGGGTTCCTTTGAGCTGAGCTCTTGCCGTCGGACCAACCCACTTCCTGACGATCTGGGTTCCATCGTTCGTTGTGATTGTCCTAGAACTTGTCTTGGGTCGTACAACACTTCCGTTGGAGAAGTTTGGGTTTGGAGTAGAGAACACGGCAGGAGCCAGCTGGTCGATGGTGACCAGGTTCGGAGCCCCGTTGGGACGCAGATCTAGGGTAGGTTCTTCGTTGGCAACGTCGAGAGGGTTCTCGGTATCGAGAGTTTGGATGACGTTGGCGTTGGTGGCCGACTCGATTTGATCTTGAGGTGTGGCGTCAATGAGGAACCGGAGCTGTTTGAAGTCTCCGGATCGGATGATTTCCTCAGCGTCGAGAACGGTGGAGATGGTCTGGGTCTGAGCCTTCCTGGTGATTTCGGCGGTGAAAGATTGTAGAAAGTCATCATCGGTCAAGCGATGGCAACGGGCATGTGTGAAGGTGATGTTAGTCGTACCACCCGACTGATCGATGTTGTGCATCACACTGGCCGGCATGCCGAGGTATTGCGTCGGTGCTTTGAAGTACTTCGCGAGTTGGGTGATGTTTCTCAGAATATCGTTGATATTGGAACCGGCGAATCCTTTGATGCCGGCCTGAGTAACAGCCTTCAAGATCATGTCCTGATCTAGGATGAACGGCTGATCGATGACGAGGCCAGGGAATCCGAGAACGAACTGCGGGTTGAACTTGGCACTCACCGTCAGGGTTCTTGGGGCGAAGCGATACTTCAGGAAGTTGAATGTGGCCGAGCGTTGAGAGTAACTGGCTCCCTGACCCTTCACATTCTGTTGGAGTTGTTGCTGTCGCTTATTGGCGATGTAGTTGACCTCGGAGATGCTCTCGAACTTTGGCAGGATGCCTGTAAACTTCTCCCAGGGAAGGAGTGTACGGATGCCTGCGTTGCCCTGCTTCTTCGCGAGCTCTGCGATCTGAGATAGTGGGGGAGAATAGTAGACGGGGGTTAGGAGTCCGGCCCCGTGCCCGCTGATGAACTCCATACCCACAGCAAGACGAAGACGGGTGATCTCCTGAAGGTAGTTTCGGTTGTACTGAAACTGGGTGTACTGATCTGGGAACAGTACGTTGCAACGAGGAGGCGCAACGAAGAAACAGTCTGGACGGAAGATCTGAGCCTGGATACGGTCCAAGGTTGCTTTCGTTTTGACTGTTCTTTTATTAGTACTTCCTGCCGATCCAGAATTAGTGGCCGATAAACACTCCAATAACCTTCGAGTGAATTCCTTCCACGAATATTGATTGTCGTACAATAGATTTAGGATTCTTCTCTGCTCTCCACTGCCGCTTGTTTTTGAAGGCTTGTTTTTGGTATGAATCTTCGATAACTCAATCAATTGATCAGCTGTCGAAGAAAAGACATTCTGAGGAATAGGGTGAACGCTTCTATTTCGAAGCTCTATGAATTCCAGATTTTTCCGAACCTTTTCAGGAACAGATGAGTTTGAAAAACCGCTCGGAATTATAGTTCCGACTTTAGGGTTACCGAACTCAAGAAAATTTCTGATTTGCTTGCCAAGATCTACGGCAACTGTGAGTTCGTGGGTGGCAAGCTGATTCCTTAGAGTTGCCTCAACACCTTTAGATCCATCGTATCTAGTAGTGATGGCGATCCAGTCTCGAATCACCGAGCGCTGCGTAGCAGAAAGGGCCAAACTCGATTTGACGGCCTTCCTCGTAGATATGATCTCTGTCGTAGTCGAAGGAACAGCCTTGATGAACATCGGTGAGGTGATAGGAATGACTTCGTAGTAGATCCAGTGGAACATCAACTTCAGCATGTCTCGGAAGCTGACGAGCTCTCCCATGCTGGTGACGCCGCGATTGAGCCACTCCGAGAACGCCTTGCTGTCGAATAGGCGTTGAGCCGTATCGTCATTCTGCTCGCAGGTGATCTGCTGGAGGAGATGGTTCTTGAGCTCGGCGATGGTGAAGAAGTCGTTGACGCCGGAGGTGTGGTTGGGGACTCCGCCCATAGCCTCGAGCAGGGCGATGATACCGCCCATCAAACCCTTGACGTCTCGTAGTCCCTCTGTTGCAGGACGGCGATTCAGGTAACTGTTCAACACTCCCGAGTGGGACGAGGAGATGTTGTCGAACATCGAATTGCCGCCGGCCCACACGGAGCTGTTGTCCGCCAGGAAGTTGCCGTTGGGGCTGTACGAAATGAAAGTCTGGTAGGACGTATCCCAGTAGGTAGAGAAGTCGGCACACTGAAGAACTGACTGTCTGCCGAGTGGGGTCTTCAGAAACGCCTGGCCGACCATCTCTCCCATGAAGCAAAGGCGGTAACCCCGAAGGATCGCATTCGGATCTGAGGAGGCTTGATCTGCGGCATCTGGAAGGTCTTGGTTGAAGTTCCAGTAGAAGAGGTGAACCATCGTCCTCGGTTTGAGCTCGAGAACACGATCGGTCGGGATGACCTGAATCGAGGCCGTGGCCGGTGAATTCACATTGGCCTGAATCGCCGCTCCGATAACCGGAACCTCGATCCCTTCCAGGAACAGACGCAGCTTTAATTTCTGTCCGATTGCCATTTAGATAAGATTGATTAGTTGACGAGCCGTTTGGTTCTCAAGCCTTGAATGAGCGATGCCAGCTCCCAAAGAGAAAATCCCGAAAGCTATCTTCTTTGCAAGCAGTACGGTTTCGTTTGGTGGAGCTGTATCGACACCGAACTTTTCGAAGACCCTGCGAACCTGTTCTTCAACCCGAAGGTCATTGGCAAGTTGGCTTGCAAAGAAGTCAGGCGGATTGATTGGGTTCCCGAGTCCTGCCTGAGATCTTCCGATATACTCATCAAGGTTGTCTTGGATGCGTCCGTAGTGGACCGGCAATGTCTTGACGCCTAGAAACTGAGAGATGTTGAACGAGAAGTCACCCAGTTTGTTGTGCAACAGGATGCGACGACTGGATGTATCTACGGAAGCAAGAGCTATCTGCGTCTCTTGATCGAATACAGAGCCACCAGCAAACCCAAACGGTACACGGATGTTTCTTCCAGAAACAAAGCGGTTGGCCAACTGAAGAACGCTGGTCAATTTACCGTCCAGGGTGAGGACCTTCTGAATACCGTTTCGAATCGTCTGAAGCATGGAGTTCTTGATCCCCATACTTTCTGCGTTGAGATTTCGAACCGTCTGCGTCGAGCTCCTGAGGTTACCGATACCTTCTCCAGTCGTATCGAGATCGTTTGGATTGAGGTCGATCTCGGCGGAGGACGTAGGGAACTGGGAGTATCCGATCCTAGAAACGTTCTGGTAGTTCGTCAGGAACATCTGAAATTCCATCCTGACGAAGTTGTTGTTCTCTGCTGTCTCTACGATGTCACATTTGACGAAGTAACCCTCGACGACAATCTCTTGCCAGGACATGGTGACTCGAGCCCTGTTCTCTACACACTTGGTTCCTCGGAGATAGTTGTCGTAGTTCTCGAGGAACTCTGCTCTCCAGTTGAAATCGTCGGTGCATAGAAGGACACCACTACCGGCAATCATCCGCGGGTGTTCCCCGAAGAAGAAGACGAAAGGAGCTCCGAAGGTTTGGACTACTTGCATCTTCTCCATTCGACTCTCTTGAATCGACTGGATGAGGAAGTTGGAGAACTTGTCCGTATAGGAAAAGTCTGGGTTGTTCTTATCGACGCTAGCTCCACCAGCATCGATGAGAGGAATGTTACGGCCATCTGCGGTACGGACCTGGATGGTTGCGTATGTATCTTCTCTGACCTGGATACCTCGCACTGGACGACGTACATGGTCAAACGTTCCGAACGCCTGAGCTCGTCCAGAGCCGGCGAGGGAGCCGCTCTCTGTCCTGTCTCCGACAGCGGAATTCCGAAAGGAGGTTGCGAATGGGTCGGGGGTTACTTCGATGAAGGCCGGCATTAGTCGAGGATCACTCCCGTCTTGATGAGGTAGTCCTTGAGGTCTCTACCAACCTCCGGATACACGTCCCGCCCCGTCATGATGCGATAGGCTTCCGCCTTCACTCCCTGAATAATCAGGTCGTCGATGATCAACCCATCACGAACGGTGACAGTTACGGCATCGCCATTGGTGAGGACGATGCGGGTCGTTTCTTCCTTACGCTCCGCCATTACTTCGGTTTCCTATCTTGGTTCCCAGAAGCTTCTCTGGTCTTCTGGTAGTTCTTGAACGTGCTCTGTTGGTCAGGAGGCATGTTATCGATCATCGAACCAAGCAGAGTCTTGGTGGACTCCGCAGACTTCGCTAATTGTTCATTCTGTTCGACAGTGACCTGATCCCAGATATGAGGATCTGGCTTTGGAGGTTCTGGCTGTCGATCCCTAGATGGAGGTGAATTTCTCCAGCTGCCGATCATGACGGTTTCTTACCTTCCCCTGTTTTGCCATCCTTCATGGACTGGACAATTTGTGCCAGCGAGGCGACGCTCTCACCAAAGGACGCCATGTTCTTGGCGATGTCGGCCTGGCTAGCGTACTGGCTTCGTTGCTCAGCACCGGCAGCCGTTATGAGCTTCTGACCTTCTCCACCAGCCATGTACTTGGTGAAGGCCACCTTGTCCTTGACGTTGCCCTTCTCGTCGAAGAACTGTTTACGCACATCTCCCAATTGAGCCTGCCCTGCGGCATCCAGTTTCGAAGCCTGCTCTTTGTCGAAGAACGAATCGAAACTCCCGCCCCCTCGCCGTGCCAACCTTCTCTTGACGTGACCGGCTCTACCCACTGCTGCGGATAGATCTGCATCGGTGCTGACCAAGGCACTGACTGCTTTCTGATCTTTCATACCGGCAAGGTCATAGGCCAGCTCTCCAACATCCTCGGTGATGCTGGTCGCTCCTTCCTTTGGTTTGCCCGTTGTCGGATCGATTCCGTATGCCTCCTGGATACCGCCCAGGTTCTTCATCCCAGACATACGTCCAGCGTATGCCTCAATCTTCTTGAGGGCCGCTTCTTCTTCTTTTCCGATTTTGAATCCAGATGCACGAAGAGCAGCAACACCGGCAGTAACAGACTTACCCTTCTCTTGATAACGCTGGGCGATCTCGGTGACACCCTGTACTTCCAAGTCTTTCATATACTGGCCCAACTCTTTTCGAGCGCCCTCATCGAGCTTGGCCCTGCCCATCAGCTCGCCGATCTTGCCGAGCTTCTTAGCTACGTCTGGAGTGAAGCTGTCTTTGTCGTAGCCCATCTTGGTGAGGAAGGCTTCTTCGTCCTTCGTCCAAGCCTTGTGTTTTGGATCAGATCCTTTTTGGGATATTTCACGCAATCTGACCTCATCCTTGACTGACTCGTAGGCGGTTCCGAATTTATCAACTTCTACCCTCTCTCCCGCAGTGAGACCGCCTCCATACATCTCCTTCATCGCTAAGCCCTTGAAATAGTCGTCGCGAGAATCGTCACCTCGACCTCTAACAAGGGCCTTGGCGTCATCCATTTGATCACCTCCGAACCCCATAAAGCTTCCAGCCAGGCCGATGCCTTTCGCCATCATCTCACGCCCCATACCTTCACCAAAACCCTGCCCAAGGACTTCAGCTACGCTCCCAATTGCGTGCTGAGTCGCGCTCTTTTCCGATGCTCCGAAACTTCTCAGATAGGTATTCTTCAAGAAATCACCCGCCTTAGTTCCTTGCAGACCCTTCATAGATGACATGAATTCGTCTGCACCTTCCGCTCCGAAGATCTTCTGAGCCGTACCTCTCTCGAAGTTTCTAATGGAATCACTAATCGCTTTCTGACGATCCGGAGACATGTTCAATATATCGGCGTCTCCTCCCATTCTGGATAATGCCCTGCCAGCCAGGGCGGAATCTTCTCCTGCGGCTGCGGCAGTGATATCGGCAATGCCGTGGCGTTCCTCGAGACGCCCTAATCCGCCGCCCCCCAACCGACGTCCCCAGATCTCTTGAGAAACTATATCTCCACGTGCAGACCCAAAGTCTGCTGATTTGGCGATAGCTGCAAGTTCAGCATCGCCTCTTCCGATCTTTCCAGAAACAAGACCAGACAGACGAGCTCCGGCGGCCTGCATTCCTTCGTCTGTCGCCATGGTGCGAATGGACGTGTTGAACGCTCGACGATCAGTATCGAGAACGTTGTAGCCGTGACGCTGAGCCAGATTAACATCCTTCTGAAGATCGACTCTCATGAGGGCGTTTCTTCCGACGGTGGTCAGTTCCATAGCGTCGACAGAACGCTCACCGGCAGACTTCGTACCGGTCATCCAGTTCATTGCGGCTCCCATAGCCCCTGGAGACATATCCACGCCGCCGCCCAAGGTTCCGCTAACGGATTTGCCCACCGATCCACTAAGCATGGTAGCAAGACGACTTCTCGCATCTCCGAGGTTTGATCCGGCTCCCTGCATGAGCTTGGACATACCGCTGGTAACTTCTACCTTGTAGCGACCGGTGATCTCATCAACGAACCCGTCGACGACGTTGTTGATGGTATTGCGAAGATCGGCACCGAATTGCTTGAAGGGCTCGGTGATGACACCTTCGATCTTCTTACCAACCTTCGTCTTCAAGGCATCCCAGGAGTAGTTCTCCTTCATGAATGCCTGTTGAGCGATTCGCTTCGATTCGGCCCGACCGCGAGACTTCATCTCGAGGCCGATATCTGGCATCTTCTTGCCGAGCTCTACGAGGAGTCCAGCCTCTCGTTCATCAAGACCGAAGCCCTGGCTGACGATGTTCAAAGCGTCTGGGTTGTCGTAGCCGCGCTCTCCGAGAACCATGCCGAGCATGTTCATCTGACCCTCGACGCCCATCTGTCCAGCCATCTCAGAACGGAGACGTCCTTTGTTGGCGACGTAGGACATCTTCGATCCACGGCTCGACGTCTTCTGACGAACCATAGAAAGCATCTCTCCCTTAGAGATGTCTCCTCTACGGAAGCGGTCCATGAGGGTGGCGTCCATCTTTCCCGTGAACCGACCGCCGTCCTGCTCGGCCATTGCAATCGACATCGCGGTTCCAAGGGCGCCGCCGGACATACGATAACCAGCCTGCGTCAACTGACCCGATAGCGCCTGAATGCCCTCGGCACCTTCGAGGCCTGTGAGCTCCATGATCTTGTCGTTGGACAAAGCCCCCATCTGATTGGCCATGCCTAATTGACCTGCCATTCGAAGAGCGTGTTGTGCCCCCGTGGCTCGACTACCTCCCGTAGCGAAACCAAGCTGGGCTCCATACGCAGCGACCTGCCCTACCTGTCCCTGATTCATGCCCGTCATACCGCCGACAACTTGACGCTGCATGGCGTTCTTCAGGATGTCGGAGTTCGAATACATGCCAGAACGACGAATCTCTCCGAATAGAGGAAGAGCTTCCTCCATCGTAGATCCGATCACCTTGGACATCTCCTTCAAAACACCCAGAGTGCTTTTGAACTTTGTGCCGAAGTCTCGAACGTTGGTAACTCCGCTCATGGCCCCCATCTGGCCAAGCTTGTCCATGATGCGGGTGAGTTCACCCATCGAGGTCATCATCTCGGGCATGCTTTCCATCTGACGAACCATGTCGCCGATGACCATGCTCTGTTGACGACTGAATCCTCGACCACCGCTCGAGGGGTTGTTGAAGTTGAAGTTACGTCCTAGAACGTTTTCAATACCTGCCTGCTGTTGAGCTCCGGAGACTACGGAACCGATAACGTGGCTTGCTCCCGCCATGATTGCCGTCGCCGGTAGCATTCCTGCGGCACCCATCGCAAGACGCCCACCCATCCCCATGCCCATCGCACCACCAGCTCGGTACATCGCACCGGCACCGGAGAAGGGATCGAGCATTCGTAGAGCAGGTCCTCCGATCCCCAATCCACCCATGACAGCGCCAGCACCAAGACCGAACTGAGCTGCGCCACCCATTGCCGAAACAGCTCCACCACTCACTCGACCGGAGAAGTCGCCTCCGCTGCCATAGGAGAAGCCTTGCCCTCCAGCGATCGGCATTCCGTACCCGCCCTGATACATCCCAGGCATCTGCTGCGAGATCTGTTGCGAGTACATCGCATTTCCAGCGAACTGTTGGTTCTGCTGGGCGAACATCTGCGAAACTTGTCCAGACGAAAGCATCCGGTGTACCTCGCGTCGATTGTAGGGGAACCAGGCTGAAAGCTACAACGAATCCTCGGGCATAAGGGAGTGAGGCGAAAGGAGGTTTTCGTTTTATGTCAGCACTTCACGTGGTTCCGGTGGCCTTTATTGCTGTGCCCCTTACGGCAATCAGGCTCATCACGGCAAGCAAATTGGTCAGGTTGGGAGCTCTTCTACTTCTCGGAGCTCACTTCGCTACCCGAGGATATAGATTAGGAGAGGGGCCTTTGTCCCCAAAGATGCAGGTCACGATAGCCCCTGGGAAGGGCATCGGAGGGATCCTCTACGAGCTCAGCACGAAGTTCCGAGGCAGGACATTCATGCTGACCAAATCGGAGGCTCTTACGTTGAGTCATCTACTCGAGGCCGCGGAAGACACTCCGAAGGCTGTTCCGGCAGTCGAGGACTTCCTCGAACACTTTCCCCGATCGTAGAAACGATAGAGAGGGACAACCCTCGTTTTGCCCAAAAGAAAGCCGCCCCGGGTTCCAGTCCGGAGCGGCTAGGAGCCAGGAGGTCGCGTTCCTGGTTTAAAAATGTTCAGAGAGCTGCGGCCGGATGCTCTTCGAGGGGAACTCGAGGTAGAGACATGATATCCGATTCGCCGTTGAGTTCGCCCGTCAGCTCCCTATACAGGAAGGTCTTGACCGCAGCGATCTCGAACTTCGTCATCTCTTCGCCCAGGTGCTTACGCGACCAGGACTGGAGATCGGTGATCCGCTCATCGATGAACCCAAGAAGAAGACGTCCACGAGCTTCACGCGTCGTGCAATTCTGGATTTGATCCAGAGCGGCTTCCGAAAGCTTGAAAATAATCATTTGGGCGTCCTCCTTTCTTACGATGATTCTACGGGCGAATTCGATGGAATCCAAGAGAGATTGCTCATAGAGATAAGCCTGTAGAGGAAAATACATCCCTTTTGTGACGTGTTCAAGGAGAAAACGTGTCAAATCAGCATGATTGGTCAACCCTACATTTCGAGCAGAGGCAGGTAATTTGGGATGGAAGTAAGAGATCGTTTCGTCAGCTTCATGGAAGGAATGACCGTCCCAACGTCTGGGAGATCTGGGTTGAAGGGGATCGCTATTTCACCTGCCACGGCCTTTTAGGGGGGGCAATGCAGGATACGAATAAGGCAGGGAAGGTGAAAAACGCGGGGAAAGCGAACGAGATTTCACCACGTGTGGATGCGCTCGCTGAGGCGAGAAGGCTATGTCGAAAGAAGTGGGATTTTGAGGGGTACGACGAGTTTGTGGGAGAAGTAAACGTGGACGGGAGATCCGGAAAACCTTCAATTTCTACCCTCCTAAAGATGCTTCCCGGCAACTTCTCTTTGTACAAGCCCGACAACAATTTGCTCGAGGCGACAAAGTTGTTGAAGAAAGCGGAGGGGGGAACTGCAATCTACGCGCTCAAACGGAACGGGATGGCGACATGGGTCGTGGTTGATGGGAATCGGGGAATATCGTTTTACAGTCGACGTAATAGACCCTGGCACAAAGACGAAGGCCCGATAGAGCAAGATGATGGAACCCTGAACTACGCCAACGTCATCCCACTATCAGCCCGCTATCCACATCTGGTGGAAACCATCAAATCGATGGGTCTTCCTCCCAATACGATGCTGGCTTGCGAGCTCGTGCATCCGGGAGGCGACACCAAGGCACACTTCGCTCATGTGCAGAGCGTGGAGAAGTCACTGACTCCTGTCGCCTTAGAGAAACAGCATCAGAGCGGGTGGCTTGGGCTCTACTGCTGGGACGTACCGTTCCTCGACGGTAAAGACCTAGTTACTGAGATGAAGGTGATGGACCGGTATCAGTACGTACACATGGTCTGTCACCAAGCTCCGTCCTGGATCCAGCCAGTTCAATGGACGCGTTTCCCGAAGCCTGACGATGCGACTTCTTGGGCCAAACAACACGACCTCGAAGGATGGGTCGTGGTGGATCCAGACGGGATCTACGGGGACAAGGGCTGGAATATGAAGGGCAAACCAGACCGTCCTGGGGCCTCTTGCGCCAAACTCAAACCATGGTTCGAGGATGACTTCATCGTTAAGTGGGATCCCTCAAAGAAATACGGGACCCTAGGAAAGGGAAAACATGAGTCCGGAAAGATTGTCGAGCTCCCAAGTGGAGAGAAGGTCAAGCACGGAGGAGTTGGAAGCGTCGGTCTCTTCCAGAAAGACTCCATGGGAAAGCTCGTCTATATCTGCGATTGTTCGAGTGGGATGGACTTCGAGTTCCAAGCCAAGCTCAACGCAGGAAGCTTCCCCTTCGTGGCTGAGGTGAAGTTCGTAGATCGTTCGTACATCTCTGATGGAGACGATACAAACGCCCTCACCTTCCCCGGATTCGTTCGCGTTCGAACCGACAAATCACCAGAGGAGTGCGTGAATGAGAAACTCGACGTCTGAGAAGACACTGTTCGGCTGGCGAGAACTCTTCTACCTCGGAGCAGTGATCACAGGCATCGCCCTGATTAGTCGGTCGGGGTTCTCCGTTGTACTACTGACTGTCTACATCGTCTTCGTGATCATGGCAGTCATCGCCCAGTTACTGGGGAAGTAGTTACATCGCCTGCATCGTAAAGCTCAGGCCACAACCTGGGCACTTCAACAAACTACCTCCCTTGCCGTTCGGCGCTGGGTGAGCCTGTTGTTTGCACTTCGGGCAACGGATCTTCTTGATGTTGTTGCCCACAGCCTTGAGAACGGTGACGTTCTGCTTGGCTGCCTTGGTTCCGTTGATGACGCGATTCTTGGTGGTAGCCATGATCATTCTCCTCCGAAGACTTGAACACCGGCCGGAATTTCTGAACCGTGTCCTCCAAGAGCGGCGATGCCCTGTCCAGCTCCACGAAGAGCCTCTTCGGCAACCTCGCCCTCTTTCTTTGCCTGTTCCGCTTCCTTGGCTGCCTTCTCTTGCTCTGACTGGATCTCAGCAGCCTTGGCTCGGAGCTCTTTGAGATACGCCTCACGCTCCTCGACAACTTCCGCCTTCATGGCCACAAAGGTTGCCTCGAACCACTCATTCCCTTGTTCCTTGATGACAGCGAGGTCGTTATCTTTAAGCTCCTCGAGCTTGAGATTGTTGTCGATCAGGTACTGGAACTGGGCTTGGCGCATCGACGACCGAATGAGGACCTTCGCCCAGATTCGATTGAAGATGTCGAGCTGCTCGAGACCATCGGCATTCACATCGAGGTTGGCTTTGAGGGCAGCAAGGTTCTGAGCTACACCAACCGAGATCGACTGAAGTCCGTTTCGAACCGTATCGATTCGGGTGTTGAGCTGACCCTCTAACACGGCCATTCTGTGTTCCAATGCTTTGAAATCTTCCTTCGAGACGCCCATCAGTTTCCTCCAGCTGGCATAACGACCACTTCTTGATTGTTGATGTCTTGGAGAGCCTTCCTGAGCGGAGCGATCTTCTCCTCGGACACAGATCGGAGGACGTCTTCAATCACGTCTTCCGGAACGATGGGGATCAGACAGTCATGCGCTTGGATGGCCATCTGCGGTTTCCCACCTTCGTGGGCAACAAACTTCTCATCGAGAAACTTGAATAGCGCCTCCCACACGGCCAGCTGATGCTGGGTGCTGGTTAGTAGACTTTGCTGGTCTTTAAAGGTCGGCAAATTTCCTCTTTGGCAGTGATAAGGGAGCGGTACTGCATGCAGGATCACCTGGACCCGGTGAAGCGTCGAGTTCGCAGATGGGGTTCAGGTAGGGCAAAGGAGAAGACCCCGCCCGTGATTCTTAGGGGGTGAGTAACCGCCTGGCAGCATGAGCCAATTTCTTTGCCATTTCATCCCACTCGGCCTTTTTCAGGAAGGCTTGGATGAAGCTCTGCTGGGGGTAGGCCTGACTGTAGATCTGGTTCTCCGCCTTGAGATTGGCGGCGGTATTCAGATCCTTCTTCTCTTTGTTGACTGCTCTACCGACCCGGAACATGACGTCGGCAGCGGTGCCAAAGTTGGCTTCCTTGGTCTTGTTCATCAGGGACTCCTTGGAATCGGTCTTGAGTCGAGAGATGTGTTTGCAGTCCGATCCCGTAACAGATCTTTTGAACGTCCAGTCTGGACAGGTACACGAGAATCGATCGTGGTCTGGATGGTACTTGACTTTGTACGATCCAGAAACATCGGAAGGAGCCTTTACGGAGGGACCCTTCGATTGTTCTCGCATGGAGACAGAGGAGACGAAGGCTTTCAGCTTGTCGTTTGTGCGGGTATCGGATTGGACAGCAGTCACGAACGACTTGTTCTTCAACTTCTTGTGAAAGTCATCCCACTTGGGGGTGATACTAAAGTGTTCATCCAGGAAGTCCTGGTCTTTTCGCTGAATCTTGACGCCTTCAATCATTTGGTCACGCCTTGAAGAAAGCCTCGAGCCTGGATTCTATCGGAGATCCAGCGGAAGTGTCCTTGATGATGTTGGCGAGTGGATAGATGAACAGACCTTGGAGCTCTCTAGCCTTCTGCGCTCCCACGTCCTGTTCCATGATTTTGTAGCGGATGTCCTCCCGGCTGTATTTGCAATAGATGTCAGCACTTCCTTCGAGTTTTCGCCACAGTTTGGCGGTCTCAGAAGCCAACTTCGGGATGGTCATCTTGATGACGAAGTTGGAGGTCAACATCGAAGCATTGATTTGCTTGTGACAGGACGTACAGAGGGCGACCCCCTGGATGATATTACTACCGATGATTGGAGCTCCGCAGCCCTGGCCATCTGTTTTTCGAGAGATGCACCAGTAGACGAGCTCGTCTCCACCGCCATGGAGATGTTTACCCGATTCGTAGACCTGCCAGCCGATGGAGTTGTCACCGAATATCTTGCGGTCGCCTCGGAACTTGATCTCGATCTTGAACTTCGCCTTGATAGTGGCGTCGTCGATCTTCTTCTGAGTTGCTGCATCCAGACGTTTGGTCTTGGATGCCTCGTATGCTCTACGTACAGCGGGATCTGTGATCTTGGTCGGATCGAAATCTTTGTCGCTCTCCATTGTTACCCCCTGACCGGTGGACGGAAAGGTTTACCCTTTCTACTCTCGATACTCCAAGACCCCTTACGCTTTTCCGGATCTGGTGCGTTGCGATCGAAGTCCTTGGGGAGCCCGGCCATTTGGATGGTCTTCACTCGATGTTCTCGAGGAACGATGGGGTTACCCTTCTCATCGGCTTCTGGAACATAGCCCTTGGGCATAGGAGTCTCGGGTTCCGAGTAGTCATTATCTTCCTCGATCTCTTCTGGCTGATCGTAGTCGTCATTATCTCGACGGTGCTGGGTAGATCGAGAAGCTTTCTCCTGGATCTGAATCGCTTTGATGAACCGTAGGATGAGGTCCACAACGACCGGAGCCGTCTTCACGACATCAGCCGATTGAATGACAAAGACCCATCCGTAAACCAGTTTGCCTTCACGAAGCATGTACAAACGAGCGATATGGGTATGCCATTGCTCCGGCTTACCTTCTCGAAGGCTAGCTTCTCGGAGAATGTGCTCGGCGAGAGATGCCCACAGAACTCCTGAGCCAGGCTTAACTCGACACAGAACGTTGAGGGCATTGCCAGCCTGTTCGTGTTCGAGAGCTTGAACGAAAGGGAGCTCATTGAGAGCTTCAGCCAATTGGAGAGATAGCGCGGTCATTGTTCCTCGGGTACCAGCTTCAGGACTGGCGGCTTCGGTATGTCATCATCCACATTGGCAATCTCGCCATTCTGAACGAGGTAGATGGCCTTTGTATAGTCGGCCAACTCTTTCTCGAGAGATGTGATGGAGAGCTCGAGAGATCCCATCACGGCATTCGTTCCGGACCAGTTGGTGAGTGAAGGAACATCTTTGATTTCTGCTGCCTCGGACAGTCGAGAACGCAGAACATCATAGGACGTCTTGAAGGCTCGAAGATCTTTTTCGATCTCCTCCTTCTGACGAACTAACGTTCGCAGACTGAGCCGGCGTTCCTCACCCACAGCGTTCACCCGATTACCTTGATGATCTCTTCCTGAGGGATGTGCACGGCGATGCTTGCTTTGCCCAGGCTAGCGCTAGCTCTGAGACCATCCTTTCTGGAATACGAAACGTCGTAGTCGAACTCTCGACCAAGAACAGTACCCGCGGGGAGGACCTCCGGATCACAGGCAGCACAAACCACCTTGTTGGTGACTGGCTGTATGTGAAGTTCGACCGCCGGAGGTTGCACGTGACAGCTTTCGCAGTGAGGCATGATTGCTCCTAGAAGGGCTCGGCTTCGACTTGATATGCGTACAAAGTGTCGCCGTGCCAAAGTGGTGTGCAGGACGTGACTTCCATTCGCTCTTTGGTAGCTATGATGCGGAAGCGGCAGTTGGCTGGATTATCTGAAGGGGGGAAGATCAATCTGCCAGCCTCATCAGAGAACACAACAACCGTCCAATCTCCCATCTCCACATAGTTACCGTGCTTGTCTTCTCTCAACCATTTCACGGAACGAGGATCTTTGAGGGTGATGGAGAACCTGGTCTCCTTGATCTCTTCTTCGGCCTTCTGCTCGAGAAGGGTATCGAGCTCTTCCACGAACCTAGTGAAGCCCTGCTTTAGTTGCTCTCCTTTGGCGGCCTCTGGGCCCTCTTCTGGAAGGTTCGTATCTTCGGGGTCTAGATATCCCCACCTCTTGAACAGCAGCAAGGTGTGCTTCGGGATCAAACCGGCTTCGATTACTTTCTGGCTGATTGGCTTCATGGAAGAGTCATCTTCACGACGTACAAGACGTCGATAGGTTCGGCATCTTTGGTCTTGGCTCCACAGATAAGTAAATTGTCTTCTGGGAGATCAGGATCGATAGTAATTGGAATGCCGGCTAATCTGGTGGACTTCCGAGGAAACGAGATCCACTTCCTGAGATTCACATAGGTTCGGCCGCTAAGGATGAAGACGGGGAAACAACCAGCGTCTTCCAGCATCTCGAACATCTCGAACAACTGTTCATGGCTCGAGAGAGTTGGTTCTGGAACATACTCCTCCATCTGCACTTCTTTGAGCTTGGCTCTGAAGGGATGGGCTACTTCCAAGAGCTCGGAGTCCTGCTCATTTGGCATTCTCCAGAAATCTACCGTGCTGGTCCTTGAGTCCACGCTGAACTTGATCACGTTCGCGTTCTTGAGAACCATGCTGACGGCCTTCTGAATCGACTCTTCGTCCATACCTACGAGGGGGATCTTGTCCTTGATAAGGATCACGCTTCATTCCTTTTTCGTAGATCTGTGAAGTAGTCGATAATGATTTGCGTCATGTTCGTATTCTTGCGCCGAGCGAAGGCGTCGATCCAGGTAGCGAGATCTGGAGGCAGGCGGAAGTTCTTTCGAACTCTCTTGGATGTCTTGTCCTTCGTCGGCATATTTCACCAGATGATCCCGGTCAGGTCTTCCTTGAGAGGCGCAATGACGTGGACTTCGTAGATCCCAACCCTTGACTCTCGTTTGACTATGGAAGGTTTCCCAGCGACGTGAAACGGCATGACCCAGATATGGATGTTGAGATGGAGATCTCCGCCGATGACCGCGCTCTGCCGTTGGACCTTTCGTTCAGTAGGTAGGAAGAAGTTGAGGATGACGTGTAGAAGTCCGTCCGAGAGGAAGTGTTGGGAGTCCTTGAAATCGTAGACTGCTTGAGGAATTCCTCCATCCTCCATTACAAGTCCGAGGATTCGGCGCCTCGCCAGGATGTTATCGATGGTCGATAAAACAGGCTCTGCCTCTGACAGTCCAGAAGTCACGCCGCGCTCGAGAAAGCTCCCATGGTCACACCTTCCCCAATCACCGCGATCAGATCCTCGACTCGAATGAGAAAGATGTCGCAATCGTCCTCCCTAGCAATGTAACCACGACTGACATCCTTGAGAAAACCTCGGTAGGCAACACGATCCCCTACGTTGATGTCTTCCTCTTGCCGAACTTCTGATCCCTGAGCGAGGATCCTTCCTGTTCCCTCCATCACACGTTCTACAGCGACGAGCTCATCCGTAAGGTGAATACCTCCGGCCGTCTTCTTCACACGAGGATCAGCCTTGACCATCAACCATTTTCCATATGGGTGGACGGTTTTCCAATGTACTTCTCCCAGTGGGTTACCCATCATCATGTTGTCCATGTTAGTCCTTCTTGGGGGTCATCCCCAAAGCAATCAGGATTTGATCGGATAGCCACTTCGTGACAGGTCCGGAGAGGGCATCTTCGGAGATGAAGCGAACCTCTCCGGCAATGATGAAGGCAAGCTTGGTTTGCTTGGTGCCGTCCTTGTCGACAAACTCGACCAGAACCGTCGAGATGTCTTTGAGTACACGGACGCTCTTGTGCTGTCCGATCTTGGAGTTGCTATCTCCGACCTGGCTAACCGACATTTCCGCCTTCATTTCCGCCATTGTTGCTGCTTCCTGGTGATTGGTTGTTCTGAGGTTGATTGAAGAGGACTGATGATGGTGGAATCAATCCTGTCCCATCAGTCGAAAGTCGTATTACGTGACGTCTCATAAGATCCATCTGATAGGTGACCGGTTCGTGGGTGATGGGATCTACACCATCCTTTATCTTAATGAGCTCGAATGCTGGACTGTTGATAGCTAAAAAACGGATGATCAAATCGAGCTTGTGCTCGACACGACATAGCTGTTCAGCCAACCCAGATAGGTCTGTGGTCGGATTCAACATCACTTCACCTCCGTAACGATCTTGAAGAGGGCTGCACCCTTATTTGAAACTCCGAAATGCATGCGTAGAGTCTTGCCTTCGTACTCCACTACAAGAGCATTGAGGATGACTCTTTGTGGCGTAGGATCGTCAAGATCCACGCCAACGATCTTTCCGTCGATAAGGATGCGGGTAATGTTGTCTTCGGTCAGGACCTTTTCATGCGGTAGACCATTGCCTTGAGAAGCTTTGAAGAGCTCTTCCGGACTGAGTCGAACGACCTTGAAGGCTATTGGAGGAAGCTCTAGAAGAGTGATCTCCGAACCACAGGTCGGGCAGTTGATCCAGATGGAAAGAAGACGAGCATCTCTACCGTAGGCCTGCGTCTGGTAGACAATAGATTCGTATTTGCAGACGTAGTTGAGGTTCACAACTGACCAACCCCATCCTCCGCGTCGTCAGTTTCTCCGGCCCAATCAGTATCATCTCCGTCGTCCTCTTCCTCCTCTTCTGGAGGAGGGGGTGGATCATCGGTAGCCGAGAAGACTTGAGCTCCTTCTGGAACTTCTTGTGGAAGCGTTGGGAGAACTGCCAGTTTCTTGATCGGAACCACTTCCGCTTTACGTAGAGGTTCTTGTTGAGAGTAGAGGTAACGAAGGAGCTGTTCATATTCCTTCTCTCCACAAGGAAGCTCGAATGCTCCGTCATTGAAAATCAACCAGCGCTCGACCTTGTTTCCCTTCGTTAGTAGAGGCGAGTTCGATGAATTCACCTCTGTAAGTCGCTCAAGAGGTGTGGCGCAGGTAACTGAAAAGGACTCTCGAACTCCAGTCACTAAGATCTGTGGTTTCACGGTTTCACCTTGGGAGGCATGGGCTGTGAAGGGGTTGTTGTGACCTTGAGAGCTCGAAGAATAGAACAGTGCTGCGTTTTCCAATACGGATCGAAGGCTGTGCAGTCAGCACCACAAGGCCTGGTCTTGTCTAGGAAGCAGTTCTTGGGCGTCTCTTCGCTGCTGTGAATGGGGTGCCCCGATCGATCGATTTCAGGCGACCTTCCCGAAGAAGGTCTGCTCTCTGACTCAGGATGTGGGCTCCGCGGTTCAACTTCTGCCGCATCTGAGATCTGGTCATATCTATCTGTGGTTTGATGACCAAGCCGCCCCGTGCGATCTCCTTGTGCAAAGCTTTGCGTAGCTGGTCGATCGTCTCCTCGCGTTGCGTCTTCTCGAATGGAAAGTAGGCTCCACGCAAGTCTTCGTAGGCCTTCTCGATTAGCTTGCCCTCTACTCCCTGTTGACTCATCTGGGCTTGAACTAGTACTCGAGTCTTCTGAAATTCGATGTTCTGACGCATCTTCCACACAACGAGGAAGATCATCTCCATTGGGGAGCCAATCTCTGGAAGCGTTCCGCGGTTCCATTGGTCGTAGGCCATGTTGGCTCGCGCCCATCCCAATGAAGTACCTAGAAATTCCGGATCACCTCGAGAGACATCAGCTTGCGAACACGCTCTTCGAACCAAACGAAGTTGGCGCTGAGGTCAGCCAAGATCACAAGTGGATACTTAGTGACTAGATCGTACTTCTCCTGGAAGCGTTTCTCATCTGGGTTCTTCTTGTCATCGAGATGATCTGGGAGAGGCTTCCCATTGATTGCGAATAGCCCTGCCACAAGACCCATGGTGGCGAACCGATCCATGATGTACTGCGTGGAGGTGGCCTCATCTTTGGCGATGAGTCGTTTGATGAAGAGGTCTTCCGCGGCGGACGGTGTACGGAAGGTCGGAACGAAGTTCTTCCGAATTGGAACTCGTTGCCGGAGCTCCTGCTGGTAGAGAAGGTCTTCGAAGTTGAGTTCGTCTTCGATCCTGCTCTCGATGTAGTCGCGTCGCTCTTTGTTGCGGAGGATGTCATCCGTAGCGTTGCTGAGCTTGGTCAGGTAGTCAGCATCCTCTTTCGCAAGTTCTGTTTCACCGTTAGGGGTCTTGGCCGAAGGATCGTTTGCCTGAGCGACTGCCTTCAGAGCTTCTTGCGTCTCTGCACGAAGCCCGCCTTCTGTACGAGGAGGATTGACTGGTTGACCATCTTGACTCGTCATCTCCATCGGAGGACCACCGGCTGGTTGATTTGGAGGCGGAGTGAAGCCTCGAGGCTGATTAACTGCATAAGCTCCGCCAACACCAGGAATCGCATGTCCTGTAGCAACTGCCGTGGAGTAGTCCGCCGGGTTCATCGCCTTTGGAGCTCCTCGAGAAGGCTGAACCCCCGCGTGTCGATTCTGTGAGGGAGGTTGATCGAGGCGAGGCATGGCTGGCATCTCTGCACCACCAACCGGTGTATGGCTCTTCTTGGCCTCGGCGATTCGACGAGCGTAATCACTCGCGTCTGGAGGAGAGAAATCGACCTGACCCTTGTTATCCTTGTTGCTCATTTGTCCTCATCGAAGTTCTTGTTCGGGTCACGATACTGTCCACCTGTGTACTGGACAAGAGGTGGATCCTCCTTCCGCTCCACTCCGGGGATTGCGGGGGGCTCGGAGAAGTCGGCAATCTGAACACCGATGCCTCCGGACCAGGTGTGATTGCACTTATCCTTGAGACATTTTCTGGAGATTCCATACTGAGAGGAAAAGCCAGTTATCGAGCCATCCATGCCGTTGTTACCGCATTTTGGACAACGGATGACGTTGCTGGGGGTAGCATTTTCATCCCAAGGCATTGGGATGTTACTGCCTTCCTTCTGGTTTCTGCTCATTTGACCTCTCTGAATTGCGGTTCAATGACGTAGGGCTCTCGTTTCCTCAGGACCGCAAGACATGCCGATAAAAATTCGTCGTCCAGCATGTTTGTTTTCATGCGATTCACAACATAGAGAGTCCACTGCAAATTCTCTATTACGCTTGTCCCGCCTCGAGTTATCGGGATGATATGATCAATACTTGCATTTCCACCAGGAATTAAGATCTGCCCGGTATAGGCGCATCGACCATCTTGTTTCTCCCACAATTTTTGAAGGTCTTCGCCTTTAGAACGGGGCAGATCTTGATTGGAAGTAACCGCTTTAAACCAATCCTTCAAACATAGTTGTCCTACAACTGGCAAACCCCCGCATATAGGGCATTGCCCACGTTCAACTCTTCGGGTACGAAGGGGTTTTTGCTTCAACAGTACATACTGTATGTACTGTTTCGAATCAGGAGTCAACAGGTCAGTTGGTTCTTAGTTTTCCCCAGAACGCTTTAACGCTGATGCTTTCTGTTTTCCAGCGCTTTTTCAGCTCAAGAGACGCAGCAATGCAACAGCCGGAGAGATCCATTGAAGGCGAGCAGCCAATAGTCACATAGTAGGTCGGCTCCGAATCAACCGTCGGTTCCACCACGATTCCAACAAAGGTCACGACGCTTTCAGGGAGCCCGAGCAAGACGTCTTCCATGTCTCGAGCTCGTTGCAGCTGTTCTGGTTTGACGAAGGGGATATCGAACATGACTAATTCTCTATACCCCCGACGACCCCTCGTAAAGGATCGACGCACCTCGTCAAAGGCAGATCTCAGCTGGCTTGATGTTGAGCGGCCGAAGACCAGAGCCGAGTGCGAGGACGGCATTCGCCCTTGTCCCTGGGCCATGTGCAAGTACCACCTGTACCTGGACGTGAATCCAAAGACCGGCACGATCCGCCTCAACCACCCAAGCAAGGAGCTCTGGGAGCTGAAGGAAACCTGTGCCCTCGATATGTCGAACGATGAACAGACCCTAAAAACAATCGGCAAGCTACTCAACGTAAGTCGTGAGCGAGCTCGCCAGATTGAAGTAAAGGGTGTGGAGCTACTTCGACTCCATCCGAGACTGCGCCCTACGCTGGAGGAGTAGCCGGAGTGGGAGTCTCTTCAAGGCGTTTGGTTCCGAGCTTGGCCTCGATGTAGTCTTTGAGTTTGCCCTCGGCGATCTCATTCAATTTGTGCTTTTTGACGAGGTCGTTGACGAAGCCAGTAGCCAGGCTGAGCTTCTCGTTTCCGTCGAGCTTCTTGCCTGTGGACTTGAGAACCTGGTGTGACTTCTCGTGGGCGAAACCGATGGCTCGATCAGCCCATTCGAAAATCGTTTTCTCAGTTGACGCCGGAATGTCGATGTTGGTCTTCTTCTCGAAGTACTTGATGGCCTTGATCGTCAGGTAGGTAGCCACTAATCCGAGAACAGAGAAGACGATCTTGAGAAGCATGAAGAGCAGCTCACTGGCCGGTCCTACTTGTTCCGGTGGAAGTGGCGCAGTTTGAGCGTAGGCCAGAGTCGGGAACCACACGATGGTCAAAACGCCAACGGTCAGCATCCAGGTAGAGATCTTCGAGAAGATTGCAAACTTACGCATTGAGGTCTCCTTACAAGGTTTTGCCCCAGGTTAGCCCTATGTGGGAATGTACGTATGCGAATTTGAGACACAAGACGATGTGTCAACTGCCTGAAATCCCCAATAAGGCGAGGAGATAAGAGATCGAGAGGGATCACTTTACTCGATCCTCGGGAGTTTTTTCAAATGGCGACAACCGCTAGTCATTCAACACTCAACCCTAAATCGCGAGGCTTCGTGATTACCGAAGCCGCCTTGTCCAACTGGCGAGGCAAGGTCAAAGGATTTCCACAGATGGATGACGATAAACTCGCCATCGTCATCAATGAGGAGGTCAACAAAGCTATCGATGCCGGGAAGTGGGAGAAAATCGAGGACAACAACGAACCAGCCCGACTAGTCCACCTCACCGAGGGCACTGATCCTTACTTCGCTCTTGTCAAGAAAAGTTCGAATCCGTCCGCCGGAGAGTTCGCCGTCGTTACCATCATGACTCCTAAGCATGTCGAGCAAAAACGACAGACCCAGTGGTCGACATCCTTTGGACTATCACCAGAAAGCAAAAAGAAGTTGGAAGCTGTCCGACCAAGCGAACCGAGCATTAGTTCCGGTTCGACCCCAACATCCAACGTACTCAACCTCAACAAATCCGAACGTCAACCGGTCGGAGGTGAAAAACCCAATACGTTCCTCATTTCGTACGTGCCCTTTCGTGCGGGCGTCGACGTGAACAAACGAGTTTACGAAGAATGGGGCTCAGAGAAGGAAGCTGAAAATCGGATCTCAGAAGTCAAGATGGTTGCGGGTACCCTACGAGTTTATAAGGAACTCGCTATTGGGTATCGGATCCTCTTGAACGAGTAACCGATTGACCGATTCTGGATGGGCGAAAGAGCCCATTCTTTTGTTGACTAAACATTTTTGATTTTTCGGTCGAAAACCACTAGACCGAATTCTCCACAATGGTAACGTCTTTTTGGTAATTCAGGAAAAAAGGAAAGAAAATGCCCAGAGGAATCCCCAAGGACCCCAATCATCCCCGCAACAAGAAGCGTCAAGACGCTTCCGAACCCGCAGCTGCTCCCAAGAGGAGAGGCCGTCCACCCGGTTCAGGAAAGAAGATGGAAGCAGCAGCCCCCGAGAAGACCAAGGCTGCCACCCCAAGCCGCAAGCAGCTTCCCGGAACTCCTTCCGGAGTCACCGCACGAGTCCTGTCATCGGACGATGCTGCCCACACGGTTCGCTCCAATATCAGGGTGATTGCCGAAGCCATTCAGATGGCGGGCACTTCCACGAACCTGAAGAACGCACTCGAGGGACAAGTCCAAGAACTCCTGCGACTGACCAGCAGCACGGCCAACGAGACGTCGGATCCGGACGAAGAAGAGGAAGTTCCTGCTCCTGTGGCATCAGCTCCGATTCCTTCTGCGCCTGCGTTGGTCACTGTTCCTGGAAACAACTTGCCGACGCCTCCGAGTTTCGTACCTCCTCCGTTCCCTCCTCCGTCCGCTCAGTAGGGCAGAGGTGATAGCAAGAAGGGCCTCAAGCGCTGTGCTTGGGGCCTTTCTTTTTGGGTATAAGGAATCGGGAGATAATTTCTCATCTCCTTTGGAGGAAACGTGGCGGAAAAATTCGAGGGTTTGAAGGTGTTCTCGGCGACCAAGGCAAGTGAACGAGAGGTCTTGGGGGAGCGAATCACGGAGTGGTTACGAAGTAACCCGGATGTTGTCGTGGTCGATAAAGTCATCACGCAGAGCTCGGATTCCGAGTTCCACTGCCTGACCATCACACTGTTCTTCAACGGCACAGTGGTGTGGAACCCGGTTATGGAGCACTCCTCCAGAAACAACAGTGGAGGGTACCAGAGTCAGGGACAAGGACACAGAAGGGGCTAGACAATGAACGACGTCATCAAACCCAAGCGGAAGAAGAAGCAGAACCGGAGAAGCATCAGTATCTCCGGACGTGTATACGACCGACTAAAGACGTATTGTGATGGCGTTGACAGCACGCTCAGCGGATTCGTAGAGAATCGGGTCAAACAGTTTCTCGAAGAGCAGGATCGGTTGAAGACTGGCTAGTTCTGAGGGGAGGTTGGTGGCCTCTTCTTTGCCCCATTGCGTAATCTGTACTGCGGTGGAAGATCATCACAAACAGCTTCACACGCTGGTCTCATACAACAGGAAAGAGCTCCACGAGCCGGTCCCCATGGTCGAAGAAGGCCGTCGCTAGAGACGGAGCTGATGACCACTTTCCAGCGATGTAGACCTACAAGACACCAAATTGATTTCTTGAAGAACCTCAAAGCACGGTGATGGTACCATCGGCACATGACAGTTGCAGTCATCACACTTGCTATCGCCCTGGTCGGAGCCATGGGTGTCATTGTTTGGCTTGTCAGACGAGGGGATGCCAGAGTGGATCAAGTCCTTGTAAAGAGCGACGAGCTCAGTTCAGCTAAACTCGAAATCAATGTGAAGACTATGATTGCTGAAAGAGCTCTCTTCGAAAAAGAAAAAGCTACTCAAGCCCTCATCGGAGAACGTTCTCGAGCTGACGCCTTGGAGGAATACATCAGTGTTGACGCCCAAACAAAAGATCCGAATGCTGACCTTGCTCCTGATGACATCGATGGCCGCATGTTGCGGACCTCGAAACGGTGGGGCGCCGCAAACGCCAAAATGTCCGGAACCGGTGATCAAGTACCTTCCGGAACCACCAGTGAAGTGCGCAAAGCAGAAGGGGCCACAGCGTCCGGAACTATTACCGTGCCAGAACCCTTCTGACATGAGTCCGGGGAGCTGCGGCCGGATCAACATCGCAAAGATGCTCGACCACCTAGATCGTCTCGATCTCTGGAAAGGTTATGTAGAAGCTGCTTGCGGTATTGAGTAGCGGATCCACGGGGACTCGAACCCCGAACGCCTGAGGTCATTAACTCAGTGCTCTACCAAATTGAGCTATAGATCCAGTCGAACGCGGTGTCGGGATCGAACCGACGGCCCGAAGTTTCATTAAGCTTCCGCTCTACCACTGAGCTAACCGCGCAAAAAAGTGACCGGGGATGGAGTTGAACCACCGACCCTCAGGTTAAATACCTGATGCTCTAACGCTGAGCTACCCGGTCTTAAATTGTCAAGCGGAGCTGGCAGGACTTGAACACTACGTCTTCCAGATGCCGAAGCACCCAGATGTTCTACCGTTGAACTACAGCTCCAAAGCCTCGGGATGGACTCGAACCACCAATCCCCGTTCTTGCGAAACGGTGCCTTAACCATTTGGCCACCGAGGCAGGGTTCACTTCACAAGTGGGAGTGAGGACGTCACCTTTCTGATCGAGTGACGATCTCTGGTCGGCTCGATGCCGATGGCCATGGGTTCCCCATCGCACTCGCAGATGAGCACGTGGGCTATGTTCATCAACTTGAGCTTGAATTCGAGATCGAGGAGATGGTCTTGGTTCCGTGCGTGGAGAGCCACAGCAACGGTATTTGTAGGAACACGCGTTGGAGTAGATTCTCCAGCAGCATGAACCACTTGAGCGACCTGCGACCCAATGGGGAGGTCAGCTCGAACGATGACGTAGTGAACTAGGTCCGTATCGACGTGAGGAGCTTCGCAGCTCTTCGTGGGGCGGGCTTCAACCGTGTTGCTAATGCATGAAACAACACTGCCAATGGGACTCAGCCCTGTCAAGGAATCAGATGAGAAAATTCGTACGACGTCTGGTGGACAAGGTTTTGATGGGGGTTGCGGCTGTTGCCGCCAAGCTACCAGATAACGACTACTTCTCCGCCTACACCATCACAAATGGACGAACCAAATACATGACTCGAGTGAAGTTTCCTAGGGTCTTCGGCAAGCGAATCATGTTGCACAAGATCTGGCGGGCCGACTCAGACAAGGAGATGCATAACCATCCCTGGGATAAAGCCTTCAGTCTTGTTTTGCTAGGTAGTTACAGGGAAGAACGATTGGATCTCACATCCGAGATGATCTATCGCGCCTTTCACCAAATACATCTGGACAATATGAAGAAGGCCGGACTCGATGGGCCAGCACTCAGCACAAGTGCTGTTATTGCCATGCCAGAAGTTCCTCGCAGCGAACATCATGTGAAGTGGTTCAACAACCTCTACAAAGAGGATTTCCACAAGATCACATTCATCGAGGAACCGCTGTGGACAATCTTCATCGCCGGTAAACGAGAGGTCGACAAGGATGGGGTGGATTGGGGGTTTCTCAATGAGGAAACCCGCGAGTTAATCCCCTGGAAGAAGTACATCGCGAAGTCAGGGAATAAGAAAGAATGAACGAAGACACACCAGACATCGAAGTTATAGCTATTCGAACCGAGAAGTGTCCGAAGGGAGAACAAAACCACGTCGTCAAGGTCAAGGCCAAGAGCGAGTCCGAGTACACAGCAGACGACGCCATGTATTTGATGGACGCCGGACAGACGTTCTTTATGATTCCCCCAAAGGGATCTCCAGCCTATCCAGTACATGAAGCGACGGGACTCCCTCTCGTACTTCAAACCAAGATCTGTCCAGACTGTCAAGAAAGGGTTCTTTTCGCATGAACCGACCATCGTGGGACGACTACTTCATGAGCATCGCGTATCTGCTTTCAACCAGAGCGACATGCGACCGCAAGAAAGTGGGAGCGGTCTTGGTCAAAGACCGAACCATTATCTCCACAGGCTACAACGGAGCGGCCTCTGGAATGCCCCACTGTGACCAGATCGGCCACGAGCTCAAGGAAATCGAGGGACTTCCGAGCTGTATCCGTACCATTCATGCCGAGTCGAATGCTATCGACCAGGCCAAGGTCGACCTGAAAGGAGCAGTTCTCTACAGCAACGTGATCCCTTGCTACGACTGCGCAAAGCGTATCGTCAACGCAAAGATCTCTCGAGTGTACTACGCCGAGTACTACGCGAGTCGAAACACGGAGCTCGTCGAAGAATACTTTCGGAGTACTCAGCGACAGAACTACAATCCCGGTACCGAGCTCGTGAAGTGGGAAGGCGAGTTTGTCACTCCAGCCATTCCCGAGGATATCGTCACGAGAACTGCTTTGATCCAACGAGCTCGGATCAAAGAATAGCGACGATGACCGTTTGTACCTCGTACAGGACTCGAACCTGTTAAGACCCGCTTAGAAGGCGGACGGGGGATCCAACCCAACGAGGCGTGGCGGAGAGAACTGGAGTCGAACCAGAACCTATCGATTGACTCGTTTTCCAAACGAGCACCCGGCCACCCAGGTAATACTCTCCGTAGAGGAAGATTGAGGGCTTGCACCCCAGCCGCTTTACTCAAGCGACCCATCTGTTTTCAAAACAGCGCCGGATCTACACCCGATTAACCTTCCAGCAGCCCCTACGCCATCGCCAGTCCGTGTTGAAAAATGGTTAGAAACTTTTGATCGGCGTCGTTGGATATTCCTATATCCGGTGACTATTGATCATTCGTTTTTTATCCGTTTTGTATGACTTGTGTTGATATGAAATGTGGACGCACAAGCTACAACGATTCAACACGGTCGTCAATCCTGGTCTAGCTCTCCAGTCCAATAGAGATAGTCCCTCCAAGCTTCTGGAGGAGTTGAGCCGAATTGGACCATCATCACTGGGACCCATATGGGACGAACAGGCTTCGAGAGGAGCTCCATGCCTGCTGCTTCTGGTGTTCGATTTCCCTTGTCCCTGTTGCAGTCAGTGCAGCAAGTGACAATGTTTTCCCAACACGTTCTTCCTCCCTGAGCTCGAGGGAGGACGTGGTCGTAGGTGCCTTCGTTGATTGTCAGCTTTACTCCGCAGTACTGACAACTGAAGCGATCCCGACCGTAGATGTTTACGCGGGAAAACTTGACGGGCTTCTTCACCCGCTTGAAGGCCTGAAGGAGTCTGACAACGGCCGGCATCTTGATCACCGCAGTGCATCCGATGCCACGATCGTATTCTTCCAGAACCTCGACCTTGTTGAGGAACAGAAGAGTGATCGCCCGTTGCCAGCTAACTATTTTTACGGGTTCGAAATCTCGACTCAGAACCAGCGTTTGCATGACCTTCTCCTTGGGGTTGTGTCACGGGAGGGATTCGAACCCTCACTGCCTTGCACCTCAAGCAAGTGCCTCCTGCCATTGGGCTACCATGACATAAACGAATTCTATCGTACCAGCGACTGGATTTGCACCAGCATCAACACGGAGTTTAAAACCGCTGCCTCTGCTGTTGGGCTACGCTGGCTTAGTGCCGACGAAGGGACTCGCACCCTTACTGAACAGTTTTTGAAACTGTTACCTCTGCTATTGGGCTACGTCGACGAAAGGAAACATGGCAAAGAAGTATCTGGCTAAGTTCAAGGTCTATCCTGTCATCGCTCTGGATTACGATGCAAGGAAGAAGGCGACCTTCCTTCTCAACAAACATTATGTTGGTCGTCCTCATCTCAAGCCCAATGAGAAGGTAACCAAGGACCACGAAGATTCTCACTGGAACAAGGAGAAGCACCGAGGCATCTGTCTTCAAGTGGGACTCAAGACAGATGGGACTTTCGAGGTCATCAAGGTGATTCAACCGTAGTATCCGAGGAGGGAGTTGCACCCTCAAGACCGAAGTCACTGGTTCCTAAGACCAGCGCGTTTGCTGTTTCGCCACTCGGACAAAGGAAAACAAATGAGTGCACTCGAGGGAGCGATTCGAATCTTGCTCTTCAACCGCTACCTGGATCATCCATTGCCGTGGAGGATTCCGGTCAGCCACATGATCTTGGACGCCAACGGAGTCTTCGTCATGAAGATCCAGAATGAAGAGCAGGGCCGGATCATCATCAATGAGATGGAAAACCTAGTGCAGGAGCTCAAGGAAGAAGCTGACCTGTCTGGTTTCGATCCACCTGTTAGTGCGTAGAGCGGGATTCGGACCCGCACTGCTCGGACTCTGAGACCGATGCCTCCTGCCAGTTGGTCTACCTACGCGTTGGCTCTCGGGAGGACCGACCTAGCACCATAGTCCTCCGCAAAGCGAAGGGGAAGGATCTGATTGGTCCTCCGTTGAGTGCTTCCGTCAGGAATTGAACCCGAACGCCTGCTTTAGGAAAGCGGGATCCCGTCCGTGGGTCGGAAGCTTGCTACTAATCTCATATACAAAATCTACTAATTTAGTAGGAACTATTTGCTATCACCGCAGAACTCAATGGTTCCGTTCTTGATGAAGATGTGAAGGGCGCAGAACAGGGTCTCAGTCAGGTATTCCTCGAGACATCCGGCCGCAAGAGCAGCTGCCTTGTCAGCATGTCGAGGGATCCTTCGAATGCTTGGCGAGAGCGTGAGGTTCTCGAATGTGTCTCCGGTGCGTTGCCACTGGACTCCATTCGATTGCTTGATTGGCTGAGCTGAGCCATCGAGCGACGGAGTGAAAGGGATGATGTGCTTGCAGTCCACGTGACCCTCGGGGCATTCGAAGTACACAGCATCCGGAGAAGAGTCCTCCTTGCCGTTGTACTGCACCCAATGAGGACTACATTCAGAGAGTCGGGTCTTTCGCATGATAGTATCGTACCTCCGTCCCGAGTCGCACGGGAATCCCGAGCTCCGGAGGCTCGTGCTCTGTCTGTTGAACTACGGAGGCAAGAAGTACATCTGGAAGGAGTCGAACCCTCATCTGCAACGTTCGTAGCGTTGAGTCCCGTCCGTGGGTCAGATGCATGTTTTGACGCGAGCAGGACTTGCACCTGCATAACCGTGCCGCGCCTCGAAAGTGATCAACCTTCCAAGACCGGGATTCCCTAACATGATCAATGTCAGGACTCCAGAACGGTTCCTACTGTTAGTCGCGCCATAGAGCCCCCACTCAGAATTGAACTGAGCCCTCTCGCTTACCAAGCGAGCGTGCCGATCCGCGATCACTTTAGGGGCAATTTGATTCTTCCAGTTTAGCCTCAGTCGTTACCATTGTGGCACCATGAGGTTACTGGTTGGTACTGTCCTACTTTTGTCTAGAATTGGTAGGCGACGGACCTCCAGGCGAATCACTCCGTACACGAGGAGGGAGTTGCACCCCCGATTACTTGCGAGTCATGCAAGCGTTCTGCTACTGAACTACTCGTGCAAATGACGTGTGGTGTGCTGTTACGCCAAAAGACCTCGTGACTCCGTTGCATCAAGAACCTGCGGGCGGGGTTTTACCGCCTATCTTAACCGGTGTAGCTACGAGCTCAGGAACTCTATCTTCGGCAAGGCCTACTCTTTAAAGGATGGCTGCTTCTAAGCCAACCTCCCACAAACGTCTAAGTAGCGCATGGGAGATTCGAACTCCCTTTTCCGAGTTGAGAACCCGGCGTACTAAACCAAGTGTACGAATGCGCCAAATCGCGAACCCCCTGGGGATCGAACCCAGCTCATACAGTTTAACAGACTGTCGCACTCACCAGAGATGCTAGGGGCTCATTAGAGGTCTCGGTCGGAGTTGCACCAACGATTGTCCGGGTTGCAGCCGGATGCCTTTGCTACTTGGCTACGAGACCAGAGGCTCCAGGAGCAGGACTCGAACCTGCCAACATGTAGGTAACAGCTACACCGCTCACCAAATGGCGTTTCCTGGAATGGAGAAAACAATGAAGAAAGAAAAGGGAATGGATCGAGAAGCGGAATTCAAGACTGGAGTCAATCCAGCTTGCGAAGGGCTCAGGCGTCATCGTTTGAAAGATAACCCTCTCGAGTTCGCCTTCGCCGAGCAGTGGTCAAGAGAAGTTGAGAATGGGCTGGCCAACTACATCCTGGCTAGAAACCTAGACAACGAGAAAGAATACATCTCGCTCACTGATCAGGTAATTGCGAACACCATCATCCAGTGGCTCGGAACCCCTGTCGGTCAAGCCTTCTTAGTTTCTGTATTCAAGCGTCCGGAGGCTGTCCACTTCCTCGATTATATGATGGCTGAGACTGATATCCGAGAAAGGGTTGCCAAGTATCTCAAGAGTACTTCCTGGTAGAGCTGCTCGTCGGAGTCGCACCGCCTCTCCTGATTACAAAACAGGGGCCATCACTCGATGACTACGAACAGCTTGGCCGCTCACCTAATAGCTGGCGTTCCCTCCAGCGTATGAGCGATAGTTCGGGGTGAAGGACTCGAACCTTCAACATTCAGATTCAAAGTCTGACGTTACTACCAGTTGAACTAACCCCGAGTGATAAGAAAGTAGGAAATGATCGTTAGAAAACGTCTGCCAACGAAATGGTATTTGACGATCGCCAGCCTACAAAAAGATGAGGTGATTGTAGTGAAGGCCCTAACTCCAGAAAATGCCGTTCGTAAAGGCAGAGCTGAGTTAGGCAGTGATGATCACAAATATATTATTCATGTCGATTCAGAACCTAGAGCCCCTCTCCGGAATCGAACCGGAATCTCAACTTTACGAAAGTTGCGCTCTGAACCATTGAACCAGAAGGGCAAAAAGAATGCACGCAAGTGATGAACCGAAGCCCTACAAGATTCGTCCCGACTTCTCTCATGACTGGAAGATCGAGGAAGTCAGAATCCCAGAGGTAAAGGATCCAAAGTACTTCTGGTGCTGCCGACGTTGTGGGGCATCTGGAGGACCATCGTTCCTTCCTTGGGAGAATCTAGAGGTCAAGGCTCCGAAGTGGAAACCGTTCTTGGCTGGAACACCACTTCAGCCTGTTTCAGACAACTGCGATGAGGCCAGGAAACAGATCGATGAGTTCGTGGCGAAACATCCCGAGTGGAGTCCCTACGTAGAACGAGCTAGAGGACTACCAATTCCTGAAATTTGAGCGGGCTAAGGGAATCGAACCCTTTTCTCAAGCTTGGAAGGCTCGGGCACAACCGATATACCAAGCCCGCATGGGGTGATTGACGAGACTTGCACTCGCTTTAACCTGGTCCACAACCAGGTGCCTCGGCTACTTCGGCATCAACCACCAACAGTGTCCCCAGAAGGATTCGCACCTTCGTTTCACGCTTATCGGGCATGCACACTGACTGCTGTGTTATGGGGACGAAAGGAAATAATGTCAGCACCGAGCCAATCCGAAACCTACTTCGATCCTCTCTTCGGAGTCGACGAAGGAGATGTTGTTCAGGCCATCAAAACAATTACCGAGGAAGGAAACGAGGAACCAGATCCAAACGCTAAGCCATGTACCCGAGGTTGGGTTCATGCGGAAGCTGGAGATCTAGGCGTCGTCGTTCATGTCGAACCCGGAATCCATCCAACTGTTCGTTGGCACCGAACCGGAACCGCTACCATGTGCATGGAAGGCTCTGAGTTCATCCACGTCGCATAGAGGTCAACATGGGAATGAATACGCACATCATTGGATTCAAAGCACCCGACGAGAAATGGAAGAAGATGAAGGCGGTCTACGACGCCTGTGAGGTGGCAGGAACCGCCATCCCAATGGCTGTTACCGATTACTTCAACGACGAGCCGCCCGATGATGCCGGAGTGGAGGTCGAGCTCGAGGAAGAGGATTGCGTCGAAAAGTGGAGGGAGGAGATGGAGGATGGTTTCGTTGTCGATGTCAAAAGACTTCTAAACGACCATCCAGACATCACCCACATCAGGTTCTACAATTCGTACTAAGTCGAGGTGAGAGGATTTGAACCTCCGGTCTCCTGCTCCCGAAGCAGGCGCTCTAGCCAGGCTAAGCCACACCTCGATGATTGATCTAGCAGACCAGCAAAGTCGGCATATGAGGAAAGTCAGTGCTATTCCTTCCTCATGCTAGATCAGTCGTAGCGCGACTCGGAATTGAACCGAGCATGCAGGCCATGTAAAAGCCCACTCCTCCCAGAGGTCACGCCATGGCGCCAGTGTTCTCCTTGTCGTAACCACCTCAACGGAGGTCCGTTTCAAGGCACCGGCATAGTAGCGTACGAAGGACTTGCACCTTACGACGTTCGGCTTATGAGACCGACGTGCTGATCTCCAGCAGTACGCATCAAGTGGTTCAGCTGGGAATCGAACCCAGACCTAGGCGCTGATCTAGCGCGACCGTTTATAAGACGGCTTGCTCTACCAAGAGCTACTGAACCGGAGGGGTCCCTCCGAGTCGCACGGAGACTCCTTGGACGCACCATTACGTCGTTGGACTTCTTAACGATTGGACCCCAGAAAAATCATCTCAACGCTCGAGTGTAAAATCCACAAATGGTTGTTTGATTAATAGTCAAATGCCCAACCGCTGGGCGCCATTCCCCGTGAGGTGGGGAATGAAGGAGTCGAACCTTCTTTTGCGTGTAGGGATTCTACGAGTGAGCGCAGAGACTAGAGCGGACGACCGGAATCGAACCGGCCAGAGACAGCTTGGCAAGCTATCCTCTCACCTTGAGGCGTCCGCAGTTTTTCCCTTTCAACTCAGTGCCGGGGGAAGCACCTCATCGTTCAGTAGTAGGCGTCCCTATCACGTAGCCTTCGGGATGGCTGTTGGTTGTTGGTCGAGCTGACTGGAATCGCACCAGCGGCCTCAAGTCCCCCAGACTTGCGTTCTTCTACTGAACTACAGCTCGGTCAGGATGAGAGGACTCGAACCTCCAGTCGCCCCGTCCCAAACGGGGAGCCCTACCATTAGGCCACATCCTGAAACTAGTGGAGAGGATGGGAGTTGAACCCCCGCAGCTCTGCTTGCAAGGCAGTGCACCATCCCGATGGCCTCCCCATGTTACTCGTTCTACGCGACAGCGAAACTTGGAAGCTATTTCGACCCCTACTCGGCGTCGCTCCAATGATGAACTACTCGAACACTTCGTCTGGGAAATACCAGAATCGGCCCGGAGCCTCGGTACTCAGCTTGTGGCTGGTTGACGAGAGCCGTTCGATCTGGTCGCCGTACTGATCGCGCTTCGACTTGTCTGACGTTACAAAGAGCACGTTAATGCAGGGTCCGGCTTTACCGTCCTCTACTTCACGTGTCCCCCAGCAGTTGGTCACAAGACCATCGTGCAGAACGCCATGTTCATCGGCGACCTTTACAGCCATTCCATCCTGGAGAGTCCTTGTCTTCATCGCTGTCTCGCTTTCTGCGGCTTCGATGCCGCGTACAACGAGTACAGCTAGATCCTATCTCATCGCAGCCTCGGAGAGAATCGAACTCTCTTTTCTGGGTTGAAAAGCCAGAGGACTAGCCAATGTCCGACGAGGCCATGTTAATTTGGGCACCGATGAAAACGGTGGAAGATTGGCACAAGGCAAACAATTGCACCCATGCCCACTGTCCAGATGGTTGCGAACATCCTCAACCATTCATCCAAGGAACCGAGCTCTGGTGTGGGCGTTGTTGGTTCATTCACCAGAAAAAGACATTCATGGTTCCGTGTCTTCCTGTTATCTGCGAGTAGCGGAGAGAAGCCGGATCGAACGGCATTCTTTCGAATCCTCGGTTTAGCAAACCGCGACAGCCACCAAGGCTGCAATACTCTCCGCGGAAGACAGAGGTCACGATCCTCATGCCCGTAGGCATCACCTGTTTTCGAAACAGGGCTCCAGCCATCTAGAGTATATCTTCCATGCTGCCTCAACCGTTGCGGGGGAACCGTTAAAGGCTTCGGTGCTGCCACCGAGGTTTTACAAAGCACAGAGCCTAGCGCGTGGACAAGGAGGGAATCGAACCCTCGTTCTCGGAATGCCATCCCGATGTTCTCCCTCTGAACTACTCGCCCATTCGCGGCCTCAACGGGAATCGAACCCGCCTGATCTTGCGTGACAAGCAAGCGCCCTCAACCAGAGAGCTATGAAGCCATTCGTACCCCCAATCGGACTTGCACCGATAACCGTGCCGTTAAGAGCGGCGTGCTCTGCTATTGAGCTATGGAGGCATTTTAAAGTGATCGAGGAGCTTTAAAGGAATCGTCTGATTTCTTTAATCTGGCAGGAAGCCCGAGAATTGAACTCGGCTAGATGCTTTTGGAGAGCGTCTTAGTCCCAGACCGCTTCCTATCAGTGCCCCAGTTCGGAGTCGAACCGAAATCTTCCCGTCTTCAGCGGGACGCTTACACCACGTAAGCTACCGAGGCAAAGCGAGACGGCGAACCGCCTCGCGAATTGTCATCGTCACTATTCGTTTTTCACCCCAACTGATCTTGTTGGGCTCAGTTCGGGACCTAGGATTCGAACCTAGAACCTTGGGCTTCAGAGGCCCTGCACAACCAGTTGTGCTAGTCCCGATCAATACATTAGTAGGGCTGTAGGGGATCGAACCCTAGTCGACCGGTTAAAAGCCGGATGCTCTGCCATTGAGCTACAACCCCAGAATTGAGGCTGAAGCTTGGTTTTCGTTCATTCAACATCTAGTGGGAGAGCCAGGAGTCGAACCTGATTTGCCCAAAGGCAACCGATTTACAGTCGGCCTGATGCACCGGCATCAACACTCCCAAAACGTCGAAAGCCACCTGGTTAGGGTGGCTCTGACTTGGGATCTATGAGGTTAGATCAACCTAAGTCAGGGTCACCTTCGTATCCGGGTTCCAGGTTTGAATCGAGTGAAGGGGATACGACCCAAACATGAAATGCCCCTCGAGCTTCAGGCTTTCGGCCTGACGCTTCGCGAAGGTGGCGCATTTCACTAAGGATCTCATTTTACTTGGTTGCAGGAGCGGGATTTGAACCACGCGACCTTCAGGTTATGAGCCTGACGAGCTACCGGACTGCTCTACCCTGCTGAGGTGACGATGGCCTGGGATCGATTTGGTGTCAAGAGAAAGAGGAGCACTTTGTTGAGATAAGGTTCTGAAGCCCGAAATTCCAGGCTTCTTAGGCATACGGTAGTAGCGAGAAAGCGAGATTCAAATTGGGCGTCGTTATGCCAGAATGAATAGAGGGCTACTGCCCGATTACTGGGGACGCATGGAGTTGATCATCGCGATTGCCTGCGGATTTTGTGCTGGCTGCCTTTCAGTGAGCTGGAGTCTCTATCGTAGAGCTCGCAAGGATTACAAGCTCACCATCCAACACGTTCGTAGGGCACTAGAAAGTATGGAGCGAGGCCATCTTCTTAGGGTCATCCAGGAAGAGCCTCTATTAAAGGAGGACGACTTGCACACATAGGATAACGGTCGAAGGGCATTGGTCGCATTCATGCGACGTTGGTAGCGGTGAACAATTTTTCTGAATGAGGGCTCGAGTGGATTCTCCATTCGGGCCCGTTTTGTTTTTAGAGGAGCGACAATGACGACAACGAATGGGGATAGCAACGGTAACGGCAATGGCGGAATCAAGTCCGAACTGAAAGACATGGAACTGGAAGACTTGGTGGAGGTCTCGGTTCTCTCGATGTTCTTCGTTCAGAAGCTCGGCAAAGCGTCGATGGAAGATGTCGACGGCAAGATCAAGGTGATCGGTGGCCTCATCAACGAGCACTTGCTCGAACAGGCTCTGGAAGGTCTGCGTGCTCGCGGCTTGCTCAGCTACTCTCGTGGCAAGAACAAGCTCGGCGAAGGCATTCAGATGTACAAGACCACGAAGGTAAAGTGGGCGCAGCCTCCCGAGGTCGCCCACGTTGCAGATCTTCTTCCCGCACTTGTTGCCACGGAGGAAGCGAAGGAAATCATCGACGTCCTCAACGCCAGCGAGGAATCTGGCAAGGATGGTACGAAGAAGGCGAAGACTCGGCTCGGATACACGGACTACTTCGAGCTCCTCATCACTTTCAAGATGAAGAACCCGATGCTGGGCTCTCAGCCGGATAGCCAATATCTCGCGGCGAACGTGAAGAAGTCTCCGTACCCGTTCCCGCCGTACGAGAAGGGGCAGAACATCCTCCGCTTCTGGCGCGATGAGACCACCTACGCCATCGTGATTCCGTCCGATGTCATCGGAGGATGGCTTCGTACGGGTCTTCGTTGGGGGTTCGGTTTGTCCGATGCGGCGGCGAACTACACCTCCGTGGACGATGTTCACATCATGCCGGCGAAGCTCGATCAGGTTCAGCTGCCGATCATCGATCAGAGCACCAAGAAGGGTCTCGGTATCGGAACCTACGAGCTTCTTCCGAAGGGGACGGAGTTCTCGATCCACTTCAGGATCCCCAAGAAGGGTATCGGCGAGTGGCAGAAGTTTCTCGCATGGATGGTGGCCTACGTGCCCAAGCCAATTCGTGGGCTCTCCCCGGCTCGTGGCAAACGCTTCGGCAAGCTCGAGGTCGTGGACTACAAGTACATCGGCGAGAGTCAGAGCATCGAAAACGCACTGTCGGCCATCGAAAGCAATCTCGACGATCCGCGTGCGAAGAAGATCCACCTGGAGCTCATGGCCAAGGCCAAGCAGTACAATATGAGCTTCAAGGATGGCAAGGGCGGCGGGGAGGATGCTGCTTCCGAGACGGAGGCTGATTAGTAATCAGCGCGATACAGGCGGTAATGTGATGCACCGACCGGTTTAACTAATGGCCGGTGGGTAGGAACTTCAGAATAGCGTGGGCGGGGTACATCGAGTGCTCTCCCCACTTTCTTTTTCATATGACCAAAGCCCTCATCCAAATCACGATCGACGTCGAATATGAACAGGTTCATCTCGACAGCGATCAACACTTGAAAACCATAGTCACCAATCTCAATGATGAAGTACATCAGGCCGTAGCTTCAGGGATGCTGCGTCCTCCTATGAGTGACGAGTACGACGTCAAAACGTGGGAGGTTGATGTAAAGATCCTGAATCCCGAGAAGGCCAAAGCCCAGTTTCAGGCGGAGCGGATTTCGTCAGCTTCCCATGTCACGGCGTTCTTCTCATCTGATGGGCCAGCTGTTTCGGTAGAGATACCAGACGCTGATCCACCAGATCACGGGTTAACCCTCCTCATCTCAGACATCAATGGAGCTTGCCGTGAAGCGTTCCACAAATACCGCGCCTACCTTCGTGAAGGTTCATAGCCTTCCGCCTCTAGTGAGGACGGCAGTTCGAAACTTCCAACGAGATCTTAGAGCTCAGTGCAGGCGAGACCGTGCGCTCTACGGAAAGATTGGTTGTTGGGGTTGTCTTCACACCAAAGATGGCGCAGAAGGACTGTGCCTGGAGATCAGTTGCGATTTCCTGACGTATCTGGGGGAGGTTGGGTTCGATGTTAGCAACGAACAGTTGTTCCTCCGGGAATACATCTTTGATCCTATGGGCAAAGAGGAGGCACTCAGACAGAAGTTCGATGACCATCTCGATTCGTTCCCGTTTGATTCGGATGGGTGTCGCTTCCACTTTGTCGTAAAGGTCGGGGAACTGATCATCGATTGGACCGCTCGTCAGTTCGGCGAGAAGAACCCTTTCCCAGCCATTTGGAGAGAAATATGACCGAGGTAGAATTTCACGCAAGAATGATGGCTCTCGCTTGGGGATTGGCAGTCGATACGCTAAGCGATCTTCCAAAGGAGGCCGAGCCTTCAGTGAACCCAATTATCCTCATGAGCAAGAAGGACCGGTACCTCAAGCTGCTGGCCTCCAAAGAAGGCAAGTGGTCTCGACGGGACAGTGACAACGTCTACGTCTGCCAAGGGCCGGGGGAGAAGGTAGATACCTACTTAATGAAAAAAGATGGCGAGGACAAGATTATCACCGTCAGCTTTGTCAGCATTCGTTCCAGGTGGAATCACATCCCATAGAGAAGTGGGACATAGATTCTGTGAAACGTCCGTCCACTTGACGGACTTTCTTTTGGAGGTTGTCCCATGGCACTGCACCAGTTCAGAGAAACGAAGATCGGCCAGGATCGACTGGACCGTATCGATCAGATCATAGAAATCGTCAACGACTACCCGGACCAGAAACTCACGGCACGGCAGGTCTATTATCAGTTCGTGTCACGTGGATGGCTAGAGAACAACGTCAAGAACTACAAGAATCTAACCGTCCTTTTGACCGATGCCCGCTATGCTGGGCTCGTAGACTGGGATGCTATCGAGGACCGTAACCGAGAGCCAGATACGCCCTCGGATTGGCCGAACATAGAAGCTCTGGTCGATACAGCCCTACGTTCCTTTCGTCTTCCGAGATGGAAGGGACAAGACCATCACGTCGAGCTTTGGGTCGAGAAGGCTGCTCTCGCCGGAATCCTAGGGCCAATCGCACGACGGTTCCATATCACCTTGATGGTCAACAAAGGTTACAGCTCCGCTTCGGCAATGAAAGACGCCGCAGAGCGAATGATGAGAGCTTGCGAAGAAGAGAGCGATGAAGGCTCTACGAAGACTCCGATCCTTCTTTACCTAGGAGATCACGACCCAAGCGGGAAAGACATGGTGCGTGATATCGACGACAGGCTCACCGAGTTTGGGGTAGAGGAGCTCGAGGTCAAGAATATAGCTCTGACCACTGCGCAGGTGCGAAAGTACAACCCACCACCCAACCCAGCAAAGCTAACGGACTCTCGAGCGAAGGCTTACATCGAGGAGTTCGGAGATAGTTCCTGGGAGCTTGATGCTCTGCCTCCTCCAGCGTTGACACAGTTGGTTGAATCGTCTATCCGGAATCTCATCAACCAGGAGCTCATGGACACCATGATCGCCGAAGAGGAATCCGAACGTCAGCTTCTGCGCGAAGCGGTGAAGAAGATGAGGATCTAGTGTTTGGAGACATGAAGTTGTTCTGCTGCATCTGCGGCAAAGAATTCGAGTGTACTGTGCGCCACACCGTCAATGGATTCTTCCACGAGGCGTGTTGTACGAGACCCTGCCTTGAGGAAAAGAAGTGGCGGGAAGTTCTGTCTATTATGGGCAAAGAATACTACCCCCAGGTTCCTAAAGAAGAGAGAACGAAACCAAATGACTGACAAAGCGCAGAAGTTGATGATCGTCGACGACCTCTCTCCCGAGGACGTTGCCATGCTCCAGGCCCTCTACTCTCGTAGTGCAGAGAGTGCTGAGACCCACATCGAGAAGATCAAGAAATCCGGTAGCGGCAAGTTCATGTCGTCGTTCTACGTCGGCTATGGACACAAGAGCATTGCGGACTGTGGATCCACCACGGCGTTCATCGAGAACGTCAGCTTGCTGGCCGCCAAGGCAATTCAAGACTGGCCGTTGTACTGCGGACAGGAGACAAGCACCCGGTACATCGACATGTCGCAGCAGCGCATCGTCGATCCAATCAATACAGTTCTCTCGAAGAGTATCATGGACGATTGGATGGCGTTCTATACCAACAATCAAGATCGAGTTGCCGCCACCGTCCGCGAACGCTACCCCATCAAGGAAGGGGAGAAGCCGGATGTCTACGAGAAGGCAGTCAAGGCCAGAGCCTTCGATGTTCTTCGCGGCTTCTTGCCTGCCGGTATCACCGCCCATCTCTCATGGCATACCAATTTGCGTCAGGCCGGCGATCACCTCAACATGATGAGGAATCACCCTTCTTCGGAGATCGCGAATATCGCCATCGGACTTAGCAAAATGTTAGCCACGAAGTACCCAGCTAGTGGGTTCGAGCAGAGTCTGGCCTCTGTTAGCGGTATTGGGCATAAGGATCAGGAAGCTAACGAGGCTAGAGCTGCTTGGGAGATGGAACATGCGGAGCTCTTTGCCTATCCCAAACCGATCATTCCTTACCCAAGAGAAGACATGATCATGTCGGTGGTTGGGCTCGATAACTACAAGAACTACTTCAAGCTGTACTACAAAAGGCCGAAGGGTTGTGTACTTCCACACCTCATGGCCGATCAAGGGCAAATCACCTTCACATTCCTTCTCGACTTCGGATCTTTCAGGGACATTCAGCGGCATCGAAATGGCGTCTGTCGTATGCCACTCCTCGATACGAGCTACGACTTCGAGTCGTGGTATCTCGAGCAGCTAGATGACGGTCTTCAGGAAGAGGCTCGACAACTCATCGAGATCCAGACAGGTAGAATCAAAGCCCTTTCCAAGGACTATCTCCCTAGGCAGTACTACACCGCTCTGGGATTTCGAGTCCCAACCCAGGTGACGTATGCCTTGCCGGCAGCCATCTATGTGATGGAGCTCCGATCCGGAAAGTACATCCACCCGACACTTCGGAAGAAGGTTCATGAAATGATCAAGAACTTCAAGAACCACTTCGGAGACATCACGCTTCACGTCGACACGGATCCAGATGATTGGACTGTCAGACGGGGGTTGCAGACTATCACCCAGAAGTAAGGAGGGATCTTTGATCTCTAACTCAACTGCACGAAAGCTGACATCGAGCGGAGTCACAGCAAGTAGCTCGTTTGGCATTTCGGGAGATGACTCTGCCCACATCATGACCATCCTTCGTGACACCTTGTATTCCGACAAGGTGCTCGCCCCTCTTCGGGAATATTCCTCGAATGCTTGGGATGCCAACAGAGACGCCGGCAAGAAGGATCTCCCTATCAAGGTCACTCTTCCAACCAAGCTAGATCCCACGCTCTACATTCAGGACTTCGGTTTAGGGCTTTCCGAGACTGACATGTTCCAGGTCTATACCCAGTACGGTAAAAGCACCAAACGGAACAGCGATGATGTGGTCGGCCAATTCGGAATCGGATCCAAGAGTGCCTTCGCGTATTCCGATAGCTTCACGATCACATCCAGGCATGGTGGGATGTGTCGAACCTACGTCGCGGTGCTGGACGAATCGAACAAGGGCAGCATCAATCTTCTGAACGAAGAAGAGTGCGATGAAGACGAGACGGGAATCACGATCCAGATCCCGGTCAAGCCTGAAGATATCTGGGACTTCAACCAGAAGGCTGAGTCGTTGTTTCAGTACTTCGAGCCCAGGCCAGAGATCAATATCAAGCTTCCGGATCTCCCTGCTGAGCGCCAGATTCTTTCCAATGGAATCCTAAACAGCTCAAGAGGTAGCGCAGCTGAGTGGGTAGCTGTTATGGGGTGTGTTCCATACAAGGTTGATTTAGATCAACTAGAAGGAGCACACAATCCAGATGGCGGTATCGGAAACCATATCAAGCATCTTTCCGGGGTTCTGTACTTCAATATCGGAGACGTTCAGGTCAGCGCCTCTCGTGAAGGACTCAAGTACAGCACTTCTACCAAAGCTGCGCTAATCAAGAAGTTCAACGACCTGGTCGATGAGTACGTTCGTACGACCATTGCTGCATTAGAGGACGATAGCAAGGTCACGATCTGGGAGAAACGTGTCCGAGCTCAGATCCTCAACCACCTTCGACTTCCGATCCCGAAGGAGTTCAAGGACCTTCTCGAAACCAGCCTCGAGTACAAAGCTAAAACGAAGACGTTCGTTCTGACTAGCTGGCAGTCCCAGGCAGAGACGACCAGTCTTTATGTCGGCACCGACACTCGTATCTTTCTACGAGACGATCTTCGCAACACAACTGGATTCCACGATCTCAAGTACCATGACTACCTGGTACGAATGAATGATGGAGAGGAGTGGGAGGACGTCGAGGAAGAGCTCGAGAAGCTATCGATCAAGTTGGGGTTCTATGGCGTTCCGGTTTTGAAGCTATCGTCGTTGAACTGGACACCGCCTCCAGTCAAAACTCCGAAGCTCAAGCAGATGAACGACAAGCATCGGGTCTCCACATTCAAGTTACAGGTCAATGCCGCGTTCACACACCCGTGGTCTGACATTTGGACGATTGAGAAACGGGTTCCTACGAAGGATGATGTCTTTGTCATCCTCAAGGGGTTTCGGACGGACTTCGAAGGCGAGTTCGATATCTATCGCTCGTACAAGAACGACAAAGACATTATCGTGGGGCTCGGCGAAACGATGCCTGAGATCTATGGGTACAAGAGCACAAAGAAGAAGCCGGTACTGCCGGAGCAGAGAACTGGTACCCATTATCCAGAGTGGCGAGAAAAGGTCTTTCACCAGATCGCGGCCATTGAAAAGATCAGGAAGCAATTGGCGGTGTACGAAGCTGCTGTGGTTGTCACCAATGACTACCACGGTGAGGCATCTAGCTACACAGTTGCCTTGGATCTGTTTGGGGTCAAGCACCCAATCACTCGACTCCTGAAGAGACAGAGAGAAGCAAAGAGGATCTATTCCAAGCTTCCAGAAAAGCAAAGAAACGCCATCAGTCGGCTCTACGAGAAGGTCAAGGCAACGAACAAGTTCGATGCCCTAAAGGCTCGAGACGATATCTACGCGAAGTACCCTCTCGTAGCCTTGAGCCGGATGTCAGAGCTGTGGGGTAAGAACTCAATCCACTGGGCCGAATACATCAAACTGATCGACAAGGTTCGCCCGCAGAATTTAACTCCAGTCATAAAGGACGAGGAGGAAGAGGAAGACGATGACAACATCTTCGACGAATAGCCCATTCAAGTTCATGATCTCCGACGAATCAGTTACGGTCTATCACGAAGGTAGACCATGGGTGGTGAAGAAGGGATCCCCTCACTTCATCAACCTGAAAAATGCACTGCATGAGGAGCGATGGGCCGACGTTCCTGGCCATCTCACCGTGACCAAGAGCATCGAGACCTGGTCTAACGACAAGTTCGAGATCAAAGGCAATAACGTGAAGTATATGGGAGAAGAGGTTCCAGAAGACATCACGGCTCGAATCGTCGCGATGGCTACCAACGGAGAGAATCCGACCATCCTCTTCAACTTCTGGGAGCGCTTGAGCAAGAACCCTTCATACCGTTCGGTACAACAGCTCTACGGATTTCTCAAGCACTCGAACATCCCGCTCACTCCAGAAGGCAAGATCCTTACGTACAAGTCTGTGCGGCAGGACTATAAGGACGTGCATTCAGGGAAATTCGACAATCGCCCAGGTGTCACCAACAAGATGCTTCGCAACAAAATCTCGGATGATCAAATGGTAGCCTGTGATGAAGGGTTTCATGTAGGGGCTATGGGATACGTCAGATCATTCCACTCCGGTGGAAGAATCGTAGTTTGCGAAGTCGACCCAGAACACGTCGTAAGCGTGCCCCAAGATAGCAGTGCTCAAAAGATGCGGGTTTGTGAGTACAAAGTGATCGGTAACTACGGTACCGAGCTACCATCCACCTCTATCAGTATTCGAGATCTCGAGTATTCGAAGCACACCACAACCGCCACTCCAGAAGTACACGCAGCAGAACCTGATGACGATGAGGAGATCAAGGAGGACGAGTGGGATGGAGACAAGGACGATCCGGATGACGATGATGATTCCGAAGATACAAAGCCGGATATCGATGAAGATGACGATGGAGACGATGAGGACGAAGACGGTCCGTTGAGCACTGCTGCCGTCAAGACGACTGCGAAGAAGGCGGAGGAAAAGAAGAAATCCGTCGTCAAGAAGAAGCCCAACAAGGGCTACGCAAAGCTCAACAAGTTGGACATGGCCGGACTGACCAAGCAATCCCTCGACGATCTGCGTAAGTACGCAACCTACGGCCTGGAGATCATCGGTGCTTCCAAGATCCCTGGAGGAAAGACCGCACTCATATCAAGAATCCTCGAGGTCAGAGAAGACGATTGAGCCCTGGGTTGTAGCTGTTACAGGGCACCGCCCAGACAAGATCGGCGGCTACGACTTCGACGCCCCACAGCGACAATGGATACGCTCGAAGATAAGATTCATCCTAGAATTCCTCGAGCCTCAGTACTGCATCTCTGGAATGGCCTTAGGCGTCGACCAGGACTTCGCATTCACGTGCGTAGAGATGCAGATCCCATTCATCGCTGCGGTCCCCTTTTTAGGCCAAGAATCTACATGGCCTAGAGAGTCCCAAGAGTTCTATCGCGAGCTCTTGGCGCACGCCTATTGCCAGTACGTTGTCACAGGGGGCGGTTATTCTGCCCACAAGATGGATCGCAGGAACCGCTGGATGGTCGACAACTGCGATATCCTCATTGCCGTCTGGGATGGATCCAGGGGCGGAACGTACAACTGCGTCGAGTACGCGGAACAAGTCAGACGACCAATACACAGAATCAACCCAAGGCATTTCTCATGAAGCTCGGATCACAGAAGTTCGGCACGATGACGTTCCCTTCGGACTATGACGTCCTTCGTGTCGCTACCCTCAACAAGACCGACCTCAAGGAAGGCAACAACAAGTTCTATCAGATCGAGGCACATGTCTCGAAAGACAAGAAGAAGTTCCGTCTGTACTCACGTTACGGCCGAGTCGGACAAGAAGGAATGCAGGAGGAACGCGTCCCTGATCAAGACGAGGCGTCTTTGCTTTCTGCCTTCGAATCCCTAAAGGCCGAGAAGACCAAGGCAAGCAAAGGCTACGTCGAGATCAAGATGGCTGCGACGAAGATTGGTTCGGCAGTCACCAACTCCCAGATCCTGTCCGACGACGTCAAGAAGGACAAGGTCAAAGGAGAGACCGAGGATAAGGGCGAGAAGAAGACCAAGCTCGATATCCATCAGACGGTGGCTAAGCTGGTTGACCGTCTTTATACAGAGGCCGGACAAGCCGTTCGTCAGCAGCTCTCTGGAACTCTCAACACCTCTGTCGAGAACCCGCTAGGTACATTGACCCTGAGCCAGATCGACCACGGGCGTAATATCCTGCAAGAGATCCAGCAGATGATTGTCGACAAGCCCAAACTAAAGAGCACGATTCACGCTGACCTCATTCAGAAGTCAAACGAGTTCTACTCGGCGATTCCCCAGACCATTGCCCACAGGCCAAAGCCATCGGAAGGCAAGAAAGCTCTCGACGAATGGCTGGCCACGATGGTGCTCAATGATGAGAAGCGTCTCGATGAGAAGGAAGATCTTCTTGGTCTACTTTCAGACGTGCAAGGCATGGTCAAGGGATTTGCGTCCACCGATGTCGAGAAGAAGTATGTCGAGATCGGGTGCGAGTACGTCTATCTGGCGAAGGACGATCCCGCCTACAAGCGCATCGAGGACTTTCACTCGTCGACACGCTCGAGTCACCACGATTGGAAAGCTTCAATCCAGAACATCTGGCGCGTCAGAATCAAGGGCCAGAAGGAGAAGCACCTGCCCAAGATGAAAGAGATTGGCAACGTCAAGCCGCTATTCCACGGATCTGGTCCACAGAACATCCTCGGTATCTGCAAGCACGGTCTTCTGATGAGACCTCCAGGTGTCTACATCACGGGATCTATGTTCGGCAACGGTCTCTACTTCGCAGATCAAAGCTCTAAGTCAGAACAGTATTCGTTTGGTCGATATGGTGGAGGAAGTGGCAAGGCTGATACATTCTTCATGTTCGTCACCGACGTTGCCCTCGGAACGATCAAAGAGTACGAGGATGCTCAGACCCATCTGACCAAACCACCGTCTGGTTACGACTCCGTGCAGGGCAAGAAGGGACGCTGGCTCGTTCATAACGAGTTCATTGTCTACAGTATCCATCAGCACATCCTACAGTACCTCATCGAGTTCAAGACCTCAGGGAGTAGGTACTAATGAGTGCTGTAAAGCACTACGACTTGAACGATACCGAGATCAAGGTAGGTAGCTTCGTCGCCTATGCTGCTTCTTGGGGACGTTGTCCAATTCTGAAATACGGCGTCGTCACCAGGCTCGAGACGAGGAAGCCGAGGTACGATTGGGACAACGACAAGGAGGATGTCCCCCCCCCTTCGAGCTCTCACCGTCGATCGGGACATGAAATGGGAGAACGGAAAGAAGCTAGGCTTCGTCTGGGAGATACAGAAGGAAGGCAAAGAAGTCGCCCTTGGGTTCCTGGATCGACTGCTTGTTGTGACTTCCCTTCCAGCAGGAGCAAAGAAGGTTTTGAACGAAGCCCTCAAGAAAAGGTTGAATGATGAATAAGCATCCAAGAGATCGTGACTTCGATCCCACGTCGATAAAGATCTTCGTCTTTGGATCTAATCTGGCCGGCATTCATGGGGCGGGGGCAGCCCGGTTTGCCTTGGATAATCTTGGAGCCCTTCGAGGTAAGGCGGCTGGGCGAATGAACTCTTGCTACGCCATCCCCACCAAGGACGAGAATCTCGAGACATTACCACTGGATTCCATCCAGCATTTTGTCCTGAACTTCATCGCCTACGCTCGATGTCACCCCGATCTGCAATTCTTCGTGACACGGATCGGCTGTGGCCTTGCTGGCTACGACGACAAAGACATCGCTCCCCTCTTCAAGGATGCCCCAGATAATTGCGAGCTTCCGATCGGATGGGACAAACCGGAGTCACTATGACGTACATCTCGAAAGCACACGAAATCCTCAAAGCCATTGCTCGGCCGATGACCTTCAAGGAGCTCGTCCATGATATCCCTGGATCTTGTGGTGAAACTATTAGCCGGGCGATGCGGAAGCTCTTCGAAAGGGGTCTCGTTACGCGTAAGCCGCAAGACCCCACCAAACCGAATGGTCCTAAACTTTGGACTGCTATACCGACCGCTAACCAATCAACCACATCTCGTACAACCAAGCCCACAACGCAGACCGTAGCTGCCAAGAGCTCGGGAAAGGTAACTGTTATGTGTCTACCCCAAAACAAACCGACCCTCGTCACCGCAACCCTCCAAACGATCTCAGAGTTGATGGGTTTGAGTGCGAAGAAATTCTCCGCTCACGACGTCACCAAACACCTCCGCGAAATGGTCAACGACGGAAAGATCAATGTTGACCACACTGAAAGCGGGACCGTTCACGTCCATGGCAAGACGGTTGCCCGCATCGAACACGAGGATGTGAAGGCAATCGTCCACGAGTATTTCCATTCCGGGAAGATGGACGGCTGGACTCGAGAGATGGTGAACGGACACTGGGAGTACAACGAGCTTCCTGCTCAGGCTGCTACTCCTCCGCCTGTCGTCCTAGTTGTGCCTGCCGCTGACTACGACGGGGATCCGCTCTTGTGAGATAAGTAAACGGTGATCAATGAACTTGACCTTCAACGAATTCTTAGCCGAGGCACGGAAGCCATTTCGTCCGAATTATAGAAGCTGGATCGTTCATCCTGGATTCAATGGACTCTACTTACGATACGGACAACGTCATATCGAGAAGGTGACCTACCGTGGAGTTCTCGATATCGCTACTGTTGAGGTCGAGCCCGATCAGAGAGGGAAAGGAATCTTCAAAGGATTCATTGAATTTCTGCGTTGGTATCATCCGGAACTCCACCTCTACGTTGAGAACGCTCATCCACAATTGGGCGAAGGACTTCTTCGGATGGGATTTACCCGTGTCGACGATACGTCGATCCACGAGATTGCATCCAACTACTTCATGTTGGCGAAACCGAAGACCTCTTCGAAGGGATAAGAATTATGAGTGGACAGGATGTTCTATCCAAACCATTAACCCCTGGGGAACGCATTGTAGCTGTCTCTCACACTGGAGAAGATGATCACATTATCATCTTTGGGTTTGGTGTTTACCAGTGTGATGACATCGTCGGAAAGGAAGCGGTGGGTCCTGTGTCCGTTCTTGCTCGCTTGCACAAGCAGATGGTTCCCAAGATTCAACTTGACGATGGCAACATCGTCTGGGGAACCGAATGCCACATCATGCGAGAAGTGGAACTTCAAGAGCTATTGAAAGCCGAAGGGATCAGAGGAACAGGAGTTTGTGACCTGACTGAAGTTCGGGCGAAGGCTCCCAACTTTCTGGTCGTCAAATTCTTCGCTCCTCCGAACCGAGAGGTTCAGTGGCTGCCCATGCCTGTAAGCATCGATACTTTCCGAAAGATGGACGCTCTGGAGAGTCTTGGGTGCAGTTTTCACCTTGAAGGTGAATATCTCCGGTTGCGTCAGCAGTTCACGATCACGTTTTCCAACAGCGAAGAGGACCTAGACATCGAGATCGTTGCATCGATGAGAGAACCGTATCATCAAGCCATAGATCGAATCGTGGAACGCGCCCACCAGCGTTTTATGGCCAGTGCATAAACCTTTCAACACGCTCGTCCCCTCGAGCGTTTCTTTCCCTCAAGAGAAATAGTGAAGATCTACAAGCGAATCATCCAAGCAATTGTTCTGATGACAGCCTTGCTGACTATGTACTTCATTCCGTAGTTCTCAACAAATACGCGTTGAAGGTCCAGTGGTCGATACTGGCGATCAGCAAGAGCCCGTGCAAAAGAGCACACGTGGCGGATATAAGTTACTTGAGCAGGTAATTGAGAGGACTCGCTCCTCTCGTTTGCAGCTCCTTCCTTGACCGAGGGGTGCCTTCGCTCCTTAGGCAAGCCTGACCAACGCTCACACGCTCGCAGTTGGATTCAGCTAGCCCCTGCTCGTAGGAAGACACCTTCTGTCACTTGATCCTAGATGGCTCCTTCGCCTCGCTGTCTAGGATTAGGGGAGTGACAGACTACCAAAGGTGGGCAACGAGTTTAGGGATCCTCCCCCAAGCTCGTTGTTTTGCCTAGGAGATCAAATGTTCGAACTGAAGCCTCAAGAGATCGAGGACGGATCGGGCACAGTCAAACAAGGATTCTTGATGGAGTGCCCTTGTGGGGGAGATATCTTCCACGTTTTCATTCTGAATGGACTGAGTTGTTTGCACTACCAGTGCGCTCAATGTGAATCCTCGATTTGCGGTGCAAACCAATGTCAATCAGTCGTACCAGGAGCTCAAAGTGAAACCGCTCAAAGACTATACTCGCGATGAACTGCTTGCCCTCGTTCAGCACTGTCAGGAACGAGATCTGTACTTCGCTCGCCTTGTCGGGATCGCCGACGCCGGACAATTCAGAGCTGATTGGGATGCCCCCATCCTGCACCTCATTAGGGTCAACAAGGCTCTAGAAGCCCAAGTTGCTAACTCCGATGAAACATCAGCGGTCACGCGAAAGAAGCTCGAGAACATCGAAGCATTGAGAGCTCTATTGGTTCGAGCTCGACCATTCACGGAAGGGAACCCTCTCTACAAGGAGATCACCAAGTTCTTGGACAAGGAGCCGGAGCCACAGCCTTACCAAGATGCACTAGAGATTGCCATGATCCATCTACTGGTCTGGCACCATCGCTATTTCTCCGACGTCGATGAATCGGAGAAGACGGATCTCAACTGGATCCTCCGGATCCTCGGCAGTCCCAAGCGTTACCTAGACGTACCGGACAAATGAGCGACAGATGTCCCGAACGTCCGGATGATGGCGGGGATTACAATCACTGCTACCACAACCACGATACCGAGGAGGAAGATCTCCTGGTTTGTTGTTTCTGTGGATTGTTGTTTCACACACGCGACGATGACATCAACAAGCGTGGCGAGCACGGACCCAACGATCCGGCCAAGCAGAGAATTCCAAAGTTTCAGGAACTGACCAAGACCCAGCTTCGTGTGATGCGATCCCTTCCGAAGTTGAAGGAGGAGTATCAGAAGCTAAAAGATCACCACATCAGAGAGACGTCCATCCTCTGGGCGAAACTCAAGGAATCAAGAAAGAAATGAGCCTGAAGAAAACCATCAATCAGCGTCGCAAAGAAGGCGAGTCCACCAAGGTCGCAGCGGAGCGTCTCGCTGCCGATAAAGATGCCGGAGTTGGACACGACGCAGCCAAAATCTGGTTGGCGAATAAGGCACGTAAACCGGCAAAGAAGCATGTTCCAAAACTAGCTTCCGAGACTGCCGCCTTCACTACTACCAATTCTCAGAACCGTCGAAAGTAAGGATCGCGGGTCTCGTTGTCGATACGCTGTGGCGAAGCATATATTGAAGTCGATGCGTACCGGCCGAACATTGGATGGAGTGTTATGACCTAGGTCGATCGCAGAGACGCTAGGCACGTCGGAACGAAATCAAGAATAGCGGGGAGAACCATCCCCTTTTTTGCAAGGAGTCATATGAGTGAGACCGAAATCGTCAAAGAAGAAACTTCATTAGTCGTTCTTCCGGACCAAGCGGAAACACCGAGCAATATCCCCGAAGACATTGTTGTGGTTGCCAGCAACCCGCAACAGATGCAGGCCGCACAATCAAGCCTCATCGAACACTTCACGGCCAAGAAGACCGGGTTGGCGACTCAACTCAAAGAAGCGAAGGAGAACCTGACGATCGCAAAAGATAGGAAGTGGAAGATTGGACCTTGGCAAGGACAAGTGAAGAAGACGGAGAAGGAAGTCAGCTTCACACCAAAGTCATCGCCTTGCTGGAAGCTGGATACGTAATCGTCCCGAACTACCCAGAGCTTGACATCTTCGCCATCCGAACTACGAAGACGAAACCCAAGAAAAATCTCACCAAAGGATGGTCCAGCAGCGTTGACAAGCCGGATCAACAGAGGACGGATAGCCCTCCCCTTGGTGAAGGTCGATACGTCAATGCGGACAGTCGCAACAATGAATGGACCGATCGTAAAAAGCTTGCTGACGGATCCATGCAGGAAAACAGAATGTCGATGGCGGTTGCCTTCGACGATGTTGATTTCCCATTCAAGTTCGCCAAGCCGCAGATCCTCGAGAAGACGTCTCAGGCAATGAAGCTTCTGGCATTCGACGATATCGGTATCATCCCACGTCGTCGTATCAAGCGTGGAGATCCAATGGTCATCGGTCGTGTGTGGAAGGGAAACACTCCGGTCTCATTCCTGATTACATGGTTCGTCGACACGAGCGTGATCTAAGAGAGATAAGAATTGAGTAAAGAACTTATTTAGGAGACCGACATACGTGCGTACCGAGCGTACGCGTCTCGCCGTTGTTTTGCCTTCAGAAACAGGGATAAGAAGCTGAACCCGAAACTGGAGGATTTTCATGTTTGCAACAGGTCATGTTCTCAAGATCAGCGCGTGTGGCAAGGTTGCGGCGATCCGCTTCGAGGATCACATCAATGGACAGCGCCGTACATACAGATCGGAGTCAGGTGATTTGGACTATGCCTTGAACGAAGCCCTACGTGGATTTAGCCAAAGCAGCGCATGCAACGAAACCGATTCGGAGAAAGTCAAGAGCTCCGTCGTAGGAGTGTCCGTATCGACGTACAAAGATCTGCGACCTCTCTGGTTCGTCACCGAGGATGAGTTGATGGAGAAGTACCAACTCGCTCAACGCGACCAGAAGGTCGATATCCATCCCGAGCTCCTGCCACATGCTAAGAGGATTTGGTCGGAGCGACTCAAGAAGCTCAGCGACGGCCTGGCGGAGACGGAACGGATGAACAAGCCGAGCATTATGTGCCAGAGCTCGGAGGCAGAAGATCACGAAGGAAGGTAAGTCGGTTCGCAGCTCGTCACGCCCAAAACGAGCAGGTAGTTGAGAACGTGGGATTGCATGCCGGTTTGTTCTCAGACGGTATTCATAGACGAGGCGTGCGCCGGCAGATGTGCTGGACCGAATAGAGGAGGACAGCCTCCGTTTTTTGCGTGATAAGTCCTTGATGAACATGAAGCACAGTTTTGCCGCAATAGCACCGGAAGATAATCCTGACGCTCTATCTCCCCAGTTCCTCGAAACGTGGAAATGGTGCATTCGTTGCGGTGTACTGAAGCTGGGTCGGCAGTACTTTGTTTCTGGACCGATGCAAACCAAAACACTTCAGTCAGCAAAAAAGGCACCACCATGCGTTTAAGAATGAAGGTCTGGACCGATCCCGACACAGATGTTCGTTACCTGTGTCCTGCCGCATTCATGAAACGAGGTCACGAGCCCTTCATGATGAGTGCGTACGCAATGAACGACGAAGACACCAAAGTCATCGAGCTGACTATGGAGGAGTGGGACAGTCTTCCGTTCTTCTACTTCAAGGAGGACGGTGAATGCACTGATCGTCCAAAGCGCAATTTCGACATCGTTTGAAAGGAAACACAATGGTCATCATTTTTCGAGGCGTGACTGGTTCTGGAAAGAGCACACTCGCTGATGTTCTCCTCGGCAAATCATTGGTCTGGGATGAGCACCCGGAATCGATCCAGAAGGACTGCGAGTGGGCGCAGTACATCCTGAGGTTACGGATGGAGACGAAGGATCTGCCGAAGCAAGCTTTCTCCGCGGACTACTTCTTCACGAATGCTGAAGGCGTCTACAACTTCAACGTGAAGTACTTGTCGCATGCCCACAACCAGTGCCTACAGAAGTTCACAGAAGCTGTGAGAGACGGCCTCCCTCTCGGGCCCAAACCCGGTCTTCTCATCGTCGACAACACCAACTGCTCGATTCAAGAGGTGGCTCCGTACGTGGCCACTGCTCAGGCATACGGGCATGACCTAAAGATCATCACCTTGCTCCACGATGTCCGAGACTGCGCGAAGCGGGGAGTTCATGGAGCTCCTGCGAGGAGCGTCCTGCGTCAGCACTACGTTCTCGAAGAGAGCTTGAAGAACTGGCCCCATTGGTGGCCACAGGAAATCTTCTTCACCTGATCTGAGATGTAGCGGTACGGCGGAAGCTATTGTTGCGGGAGCACAAGTTGATGCTCCGATAGTACTGTGGGAGAGAAAGACAGGCCGGATAAATGAGGGTCCGTATCTAGTGACATTTGACTAGACGACGGCTTGAAAAAATAGAGCTAGGAACACACCTGGCGTTTCTTTTTTCCCAGAGATGGATTAGGATCTCTTTCTACGGCGCAAGACAGCGCCACTTTCTAAGCAAGGAGAGACCACGATATGCCGAAACTCTACGTAGCGTTCACCCAGGCAGGACATCGTCAAGGTTCTGGCTCCCTAGCCACCCTTCGCGAGAAGGTTCGACAGTTCCCAGATACCCAGTGGTCCATCTTCAAATACGAATTCAAGGCTGGTGTCGATACGCTAGTTACTCTTCTGGAGGGCGACGTCTCGAAATGGGGAACACCAGAACATCTCGAGCACTGGCGTATCAATGCTCAAAAGCAGGTGCGCAAGTTCGATCCGGCCAAGAGCGTTGTAGTGTAATCCGATAGATATCGTCGAAGTAACGCGTGTCGTGAGTGACTTGTGTATGACGATAGATGGCACCGATGTAGCGTTAGAACGTTCATCTTTGGATCATACGGAACGAAATACAATACGGTCTGGCTAAGGTTCCATCGAAGTCGAGATGAGAGGGTAGGTCTTACGAACTGGTGTAGTGAGTAAGGCACGGACTCTATCTGGATACAAAGAACAGAGCCCAGGCATTCGTGCTTGGGCGTTTTTCTTTGCGGGATAAGCAACTGTGAAGAGAAACATTCAAGTCAGTTTTCAAGTCTCTCTCCTCTCCAATCTTTCCGACGATGAGCTCAAGAAGAACATCACAGATGCAGTTGTGAAGACTATGACGTCTATCAAAGACGCCGACCCCCTGGGTCTCTACCTCATCACCGTAGAGCAGAAACCAGGTCAACCATTTCCTCAAGCTCCTTCTGAAAGCAGTTTCGTCTCCGACCTCCAAATGGATCGGAAACGTGAGTTCGAGAAGGAGCTCAAAGAGGACCAGATGTGGCAGGAACAGGGTTAAACCTCGACCTGCGTAGAACGAGCATGCGTCCGATGCTACTGAGAACGAAAAGAATAGAGGGTTCCTGACCCGTTCTTTGATGGCACTTCGCAAGGAGGGTAGATAGGTCCGAATGGTACGATCGAACTTGCTGAGTATTGCGAGTGCGAGTATTGAATCTCAAGCAGATCGTTTTGCTGCTCAGAGGTTTGGTTTTCGTTATCGAGCGGCTGGCGGAAAAATAGATCAGAGGGCTATGCCCGATTTTTGCCTTCTGTTGTGGAGATAAGGGCGTAGGAGGGAAATTTATGACGGAAGTTGAAGATATGCTTCTAGGCATTACAGAGGTTCTTCTCAAGAAGGTTCATGGGTCGATGGAGACTCGGAAGAAGAAACCGAAGACCTATCCGCAACACATCGCGCTACTGAAGGTCGCCATCGCCAACATCGAGCTCATGCGGGTGAAGACCAAATGAACGAAGGGCAGGCTGTAGACGAAGAGGCGCCTTGTCACGATGAATGCGCATGCGATCGTTGTTGGAAGGGATGGACCTCGTTGACGAAGAAGATGCGATTGATCAATCGCCTTCAACATCTCGCGTTCCATGACGTTCAGGTCGAGCACATTCCCCCATCTCTACACCAAACGAAGGTTATGATGGCCATCGAATGGTTTATGTCTGACGACGATATCAAAAGGGCGGAGCCACCGTCTGCTCGTTCTGGTTGAACGCTGGTCGCGATCCGGAAGAGATCCGTTCGTGGCTGATGTTGTGATGGTAAATCGTGTCGAACTAAGACCGGTTTGGGATTTCGAAGCCTCTGTGTGCTGGGGATCGATCTGCGAAACAAAAGAATAGAGGGTCATCGACCCGTTTTTTTGCTGGGATAAGCAACTGGAGGGCATATGGCCGTTGCTGACATCAAAGACAAACAAGCACTTCTTCGCATGCGCAATCGTATCGAGAACCGACCCGAGCAAATCGACAATGGTCGCTTGCCAGCCGGATCTCCGATGTACTTCTACTGTCGGATCTGCGGACACCAATCCGACGTGAAAGGAGAGAGCTATACCGACGCACCCAAGAAGTACTGCAAGGAGTGCCAAGAGCTCAAGAACATCAACTCCGAGATCACCGAAGCTACGCTTATTGAAGCAGCAAAGGTTGCTGTGTGAGTGCGAAGGGCGGTAATAGCGAATCACCGCGCAACTTCGGGCACGTCTGTTCTGAGCATGCACCGAAACCCGGTAAGTTCGCCGGACAAGATCCAAAGACCTTCCTCGGAAAGTTCGTCAAGCTCGGCTTCAAGACCAAGGACGGAACAAACACCGAGCACATGTGGGTCAAGGTCGATAAGGTCAACAAGATCAACAAGAGCGGCGAGCTCGAGGGAGTCCTCGACAACGATCCAGTTCTTGACGTTGGGTACGCCCACGGAGATGCGCTCGCTTTCGAAGTCAGCGAGATTGAGGCGGTGGACGGATGAAGACCAAGATCATCGAAGTCACGAACAACGAGCTCAACTGGGGCAAGTTCCTTCTCGGAGAGTTCACTGAAGAAGAGCTCGCGTACCGCTCCAAGATCGACGAGGGCTTTCTGATTCGAGGACGTGGTTGGGGACCAGAGCACATATTAGTCTTCGACCTTCAGACTGGAGAAGGAGCTTGGTTCAAGCTTGGTGGGCACGTAGGGGGCCGATCTCAATAAGCACCGTATCTGGGTGTGTCCAATGTTCGAACCGTTCCTCGAACATCTGTATAGCTGGGTTCGGGAAGGGAAGAAACCCTTCGACCTTCCAGAGTTCATTGACATCAAAGATGCCCCATTCGCAATGTCTGGATATCGACGTCCGGGGCCAGAGACATGAGTGAGTCGGGTACCGAAGAAGAGGAAGAGAAGTTCAAAGCGGAGTTCAGAGTACTTCGGCAATTCCACCAAGCCCCACTTCGGTTCTCTCCAAACTATGGACAGTTCGAGTTACGGCACGAACGCAACTGCCAGACCATCGACTTTGGACAGAAGCTCCTACCAGGATTCAGCGAAGACAAGATTCTGGAAGTCGCCAGGAAACCGTTAAGTGAAGAACTCGACAGCATTGACACTTGCTCCGAATAGAAGGAACGGTCGATCAAAGTTCTTGTGGACGGTTGAACCTATGAATGGCCGATAGTAAGAACAGAGGAGCTCGGCTCCGTTTCTTTGCTCGATAAATCAGGTCCATTAGACGGGATAATCTTTATGGAGCGCACTTCTTCGCGCTTTAGGAGGAAACAATGAATCACATGAAGATCCACGGTACGAACCCATTCGACGAGTACGATGCCGAGTACAATCCGGCATGGAAACGAGTTCGAGATCTCACGCTCGCAGAGGCCAAAGAAATGTCTGGCCACAATCTCGAATGCACAGATGGATACTTGTGGTTGAACAAGGGCTTCGTCATTCTCGGTCTCGAACAGAAGATCGGAGACGACGGTATCACCACAATCCAGGCCGCTTTCGGAGAGCAGATGGGTGGTGTTCTCAGTCCAAACGTCGAGCCCGGAATGCTGGCCATCTACCTGCATGATGGTAGCTACTTTCTCATCGAGAGGCTGCTTCCTCTAGAACACTCATATCCGAGCATTCACTGATGATCAATTTCAAAGGATTTTCGAGCCTCGAGAAGTTGCCGGAGAAGCTTCACATCTACACGGGGGTCTTCCTAAAAGAGATGGAACGCGTAGCACTTCTCGATGTGTTTAAGCCGAAGCACCAGAACATCTACGCCGACCACGTGACCTTCTGGTACAAGCCGGACTTAGACCAGGTCAGGTTTATCAATAAGACCAACAGCCCGATCACTCAAGAGTTCGCGATCCAGGTGACTGGTTACGCCGAGGACGAGAAGGCGCAAGCAGTGTCGGTGAAATTTCCGTGGATTGATTTCACTGGGATTGTAATCAAGAACGAGCTTCTCCACATCACCATCAGCTGCGCCGAAGGCACGTCTCCGGTCTACTCCAACGAGCTTCTGAAAAATGCAGTTCCTTATCGCGAAGGAGTTGTCGTTGTTGGTCAGCTCGGCGTCTGTTCTCACTCGGATCGCACCTACTTGCCGCAAGGCATATGGAAGCGTCGCGGTCTATAACTTGATGAACGGAGTCCCGTGCAGGGGAAGGATGGTCTCGAGGTACTTGAGTACAGCGGCTCGATATACCGTTCGTACTCCGAGTCTGGTGAACTGGCGGACATTGGCTCGTACGTCTTTCGGATGATTTGAATCAGCTGAAGAATAGAGGAGGACAGCCTCCGTTTTTTGCGAGATAACAAACTTGCAGGAGATAAGCATGTGAGGAAACCAACCCTTCTTATGACCGAGGTAACAGACCTAATCGAGATGATCGAGATTGGGTTCTCTAACAACGATATTCAGGAATACTTCCCGTCAATTTCGATAGGAGTGATTGCTGCGTATCGGGCTCACATCACAAGAGGAACTTACTTTGGAGGAAAACCACATGCAGTTAGAAACGTCAAAGATAACGAACCGTCAACAGTTGCTGATCGACGCGGTTCGCAAGATGGATCAAGGTCAAAGGTTGTTCACTGAAGGAAAGTTCGAATTCGATGCGCTGACAAACGGGCCCGGCGGAGGTCGCGATGTCACGAAGAAGGTCGAGACCCTTGTGCCAACCAAGCCCAAGGCCAAGAAGATCGTCGCCAACAAGAAGGTCAAACGTAAGAAGCCGAAGTCGCATCAGGCGAAGCGAGGGGAGAAGATCATGGCCACAAACAACGAGAAGTTGACGAAACCTATTCTTCAAATGGTCAAGACGGACGAATTCGCCACCGTCCACAAGCTCATGAAGAAAATGAAGAAGAGCTTCTACCCCATTCGGAGAGTTATCGATATGCTGATCAACAGCAAGCAGCTTAAATACGTCACGAAGACGAATCCGACGACACACATCCCATTCAAGTATCTGGCACTCGTATGAAAGAACAATTGCGCTCGTCTCCGTTCCCTGGGAACCATCAGGACAAAACGGCAGCGCGATTATTTTTGTATAAATTCGCTGTCGATGCTCCACGACAGGGACATGCAATCACGCTAGCCGGAACCGAGCCCCGAGAGGAAGTCTCACTTCTTCGAGACTACTTGGGTTGGGAGGCCGAACGATCTTGGTTCGTTGACAACGATATCAAGAATCGTCACGTCCAAAAGGCCATCAAGCAAGTTCGAGTGTATTGGCCTGGAGCAAAGGCTCGACTTGGAAATTTACGAGAAGCCCTTCCTCAGATCGATAAGGTCGGGTTTGCCAACCTGGACTTCATGGGACACCTGAACTCCTACAACGTTCTTCCGTGCCTGCGAGAGGTCCACGAGAAGATGATTAGTGGGTCAATCGTTGGGCTTACGTGGGAACGTGGGCGTGAACAGCTCAAGGTCCGCAACCATAGCGGAACACGAACCATAAGGCTGGGGGCTAAGAAGGGTAGATCTCTCAATGATCGTCGATGGGCCGGAGTTCTTAAAACGGTGGACGAGATCTCTGAGAGTAAGCTGGAATTCGTGGGAGGACTCGAATATCAAAGCAACCATTCTCCCATGTCTGTATCCGTATTCAGAAAAGTGTAAGGAGAAAGAAATGATTCCAGGAGAAACAATACTCAGTGCCAAAGCACTGGTAATGAAAGTCGATTCACACGTCGGACCGTTCAAGGTGATTCGATCTCAGGGTTCTGGGCTCTTCTACATCGGCACGATGTGGCTCGCATGCGGAGATTCCACTTGCGAGGATTGTAGCCAGTATCATCGAACGCCATCCATTGGTGACGAGATCGACTACAACTCTCGAGAGACGGACTACTTCGAGAAGGAAGAGGACGCCACCAAGGCCCTCGAAAGGTTCAAAGAGACCGGCGTCCTTTTCAAGATGAGAACCTGATTGAAATCGAAGATCGCTGGCAGAGGTCGGTGCCATCTAGCAATGGTATGAGCTCCTTTACAGCTGTTGAGCGCATGGATGTGCACGCGTAGCACGGACGAAAAAACAGATCAGAGGGTTCTACTCGAGCCCGTTTCTTTTGCTACCTTCAACCAAAGCGCGTAACTCTCTAGCGGTATCTTCGGCACTCTTTTCTTTGATGACTTCTGCTTTGGGATGGTCAACCAAGAACTGCTTTAATCGAGCTCGTTCCAATTCGTCCTGAGCTGGACATTCGTAGATCCAACCCAGAGTTCTACTTCCGATGCGGAAGTGTTCCCACTTCTCCGTCTCGTTATCATAGACCTGCACATACGGCATTGCTTGGTTGATACTTCGAAAGACCATCTCTCCAGATTTTGCCTTATCGACTAGTCCCTCTAAAAACTTGATGTAATGGTCTCTGACTTCTTCTTCAGTCGATTCTGTTACCTTGGTCGGCATTCGCGAATCCTACCTGAAATTACCCTGTATATGGAGGGATAATATCTAGATGGAGCACTTCCGCTTCATTCTTTAGGAGGAGGGTTCATGCTTGCACAAGTTCCAAAGGTTGCTTCCGAGATCGCTACCAACATCGGCCCCAAGGTCGTCGAGCTCATCATCCTAGATCCCATCGTCGTGAGGGCGGGAATCAAGAAGTCGACGGTTGCGGTGGTCGCTGTCCTGGCGTTCTTCTTGGGCGCCGCGGTCAACGGCTTGAGGAATCGTACCGATCTCGACTCGTGGTGAAGAATGCTGGGTCTACTTCTCGGCATCCCCGATAAGAGATCAGATTCTCTCGTCGGGTTTGCAGACTTTCCGCGTAAGTTTCAGTTCACGTCGTACACCTGCGGGCCGTGTTGTGTATATGCCATCACTTCGTTCTTCGGAGTCGATGTCAGCTACAGAGAGGTGTACGAGAAGCTCAAGACGGATTCGGACGGGACAGCAGAGGCTCCAGTCATACGCTTCCTACGTTCTCATGGGATGCGTGTTGGCCGAAGACCGAAGATGTCCTGGAGAGATCTGGTAAAGGCTATCGCTACAGACAATGTAGTGATGGTTGGCCTGGACGGAGATCACTACGGAGTTGTCTACGCCATCGACGAGAAAGAGGACACGGTCTACCTGTCTGATCCAAGTTGGAAAAGTCAGTTATTCCGTGAGAGCTCGATCTCTCAGTTCGAGAAGCGATGGAACAACGAAGGACTGATCATTCGCCCACGGTCCCTGTAACTGCTCCGGTAGCGCCTGCGGCTCCGGCGGCTCCTAGTCCAGCAACTAGGGGTGTATGTCTGCCAGTTACGGCGCGGTAATGTTTTAGTCCAGAGAACGGAGAGGCTGCTGTATCCAAGAACCCCGATCCTCCACCAGATAGACTCTGGCTCTTCGCTCTCTCCGCTGGATTCATCTCGATGGTCTTGAACCCGATGGAGCCATCAGGCTTCCGATGTGGCATGACATCGAAGGCGTAGTTACCCTCGCGATAATTTTTTGGTAGTTTCTGTAGAATATCCTGCTCTACGAATTGCTGGAGTTCTTTGGTGCTGGCATCTCCAACACCGGCACGAGCAGCTAGAGTCTTTGCTGGGTTGCTAGCGAACCTGGGAGTCATCAACCCTCTCGGAGCTTCTCCTGCAACAGTATGCACTCTCCACTCGCCCATTGGATTGTCTACTATCTTCTGAGCAAGCATCGACTTCGGATCTTTGAGCGCATTGTGAAGCACACTGCCCTCGTACAATCCATGTTCTTTCGAATAATCGGCAAGAGCATTGTCCTCACCCTTCAGAGCTCGATACGCCTTTCTCTTGACTGGATCTGCCATGTGTTCGTCGTAGGTCCGAAGTTGAGCTCCCCAGTCTTGATTGGATCGAGGAAATTTGCCTCCAGAAGACAGGCCCTGGTTCGGCTTCAGTAGAACATTCTCTCCATGGGCTGCTCTGATTCTGTTACGGAGCTCGTTGATGGCTTGCTGCCGATCCTTCGGGAGCTTCTTGAACATCGGAGATAGATCCGTGAAGGTCTCTGGGATTGCTTCAGGGGCGTGCTTGCTGAGGAGATCTGCTTCACTCCTCTTTCCACCCGCAGCAAGGTTGGTCATCGCTCTCTGCACCTCAGGGGTACCTTCGACATCCACACCTCCGCGAACCGCCTTGTCACGTCCGTAAATATCAGGACGTCCATGAACGACACCCTCTACCTGTCTCGGACCTTTCTGACCAACAACCTTGGTGGAGTAATTACCCGCCTGGTTCGGGGTGTAGGTGATCGGAATGGCTTCTGTAGTTCCTTCGTTCAGGAACAGCTTGGCCTTGTTCAATGGCGAGAGCTTGCCCTGAGCATCAGCAACAGGACGAAGAAATCCACCAGTTCCATCAGGAGTCACGTCGACGATACGGTGGAAGCCTTTGCTAGATGCGAGCTCTTGAACTTTCCGTAACGCCGGGTTCTTGGAAAAGGATGGTGTCCTCAAGCCTTTGTAGGCAAGGACTCCAGCACCGGCCGCCGCAGCAAATGGCAGTGCTTTTTGCCAGAAGGGTTTTTCCTTGTCGGCAGCAATCTTCATCAGCTCGTCGCTGAAGGCCGCAAGCTCTACCGAGTTCATGAACAGACAGTATCACTTACCAAAAAATTAGCATACCCAAATGGATACGGTTTTCTTTGCTGAGATAAGCAAGTATGCAGAGAAAACTACACGTTGGTAAATCGGTCGTCCGTCCTTGGTTGGCCGAGTGCTGCTCGTTCAAGGAACAGGCAGTTCTTCTATCCGCTCTTCGTGGATGCGACGGTATTCCTAAAGAAGATGTCAGCAAGAAGTTCACGAGGAAGCTACGTTCGGTCTTGTTCTACCCGGCCATGATTAACGTCATGGATAGCGAGGTTGATAAGTACATGAAGACGACGATCTCGGAGAACGACTTCGTAGATCTCAAGAAGGGGCTAGACCACTATCCCATGCACTGGGTGATGCATTTTGCTCACGCTGCGGAGATCATCGGATACAAACATCCAGACGGTACCATCCGCAATTTCTGGTTGACGGTGTATGTTGGTATCGTTCGCGAAGGTCTTCATCTCAATACCGAGTCGGTCGAACAACTCAATGCACGCCTCGGTGACCAAGAGGAGTGGTACCCACTCAAGGACGATCTGGTGACCCGTGAGTAAGAGATGTAAGCGTTGCAAGAAGAAGTGGTGTGGAAAGAAACGCAAATGGGCGTTTCGTCCAGAGCTCCCCGTATTCGGCACGAAGAAATGCCGAGACAAAGGACCCAAGCGGTAATGGAACGATCTAACTTCAAACATTGCGACGATTACATCGAGGATCCTGAAGCGCCTCAGGTGTTGAGGACGTACCTCAAACGAGCTCGTTCACCTGCTCACGGCATGTTGTCTAAGGAGCCCTACCCCAAGCTCTTCGCCGATTACAAGGGTGTTCGCATTCAAGTCGTCATGGCCAGCACATATGGGGACGTCGGAGTCACCAGCGATTTGACAGCCGAGGTTGGCTATCAACATCGAGTTCGGATTTCCGATCTCTCTAATTTCAGCGATAAACCATGAGCTTCAGCAAGATATTCAGAAAAGCCATTCCGAGGTGTATCTGCGCAGGATGCGTCAACCAGAAGGGTAAGATCATGCGGTTCTATAAATGCCAGGGATGCAAGCGATGCGTTCCTTGGTGCTATGGAGCCGCAGACGATCTCCCGTTTCACTGCGACGATTGTTGGTGTTATCTGCATCGTCACGACAAGAAGGCAGCATGAAGATACTATTTCCGACTTCCGATGCGAACATCCTGAAGGAAGCCTGCTGCATCGTCCAAGAATGGATGATAGATCCAAACGGAACAGAGGATCAGAAGGAACTTCTGGCAGTTCTGAGAACGAAGGTGGAGAAGTCTCTATCACCAGGTCCTGGATCCGGAATCCTTGAGTTCGACATCTTCGACGCTGTCCGAACCTTCGATCTCCTCGAAAACCTTCTGGAGAAGATCTGTACTCACGAGAACAGCATCTCCAACCTCAAGATCATTCACATCGTAGGTATGGCGATTCTACGAACCACGCTGAAGTACGGTATCATCAGGTAACGCGAAAAAAGCTATCGGCTCTGGGACACTTGCTAAGGTCCGGTCTGTGTTCGTTATGACGTAATGTCTGCCTGCAAAACCGGTATCGAGCGGTTGGTGAGGGCCGAACTACGTAAAGAACAGAGGAGCTTGCTCCGTTTTTGTCTATTTCTGAGATAAGATTGTATGAAGAAACTATCTCTGACCATTGGGTTCTCTGGGCCAAAAGACCAAGAAGAAACGATCACCCTCGGGGAACTCTTCGGATATAACCCAATCAATCAGAACTCCAAGATCAGGCTCAAGGTCTCAGAACGTGAAGGATCGTACGGATCCTCGTACATCGTTGCGGAAGTAGAGGTCGTCGCGTGAATAACTTTCGCGTTCACTTCACCAAGACTGTCACTGCTGAGGTCATTATTGAAGCTGATTCTTACGAGGAGGCAGTTCAACTCGCGTCTTCTAAGAAGCCCGATATGTCTCCAGACTGGGTTGGGACTGAAGAGCATCTACAAAAGACGGAGGAATACGAGTACGAGGTGATGGGTCCTTGCGGCAGGTGCAAAACACCTATCGTCAATCGTTCCATTCCAGGTAAGCCCTATACGTACGGCTCTGGTGATCATGACATCGTTTGCTACGACTGCATCGGGGATGATCCACAACCATGAAGAGCTACAGCGAACGACACATCTTCAGCGGAAACGTCAAACAAGCCTTCGAGCTCGCTACGTACCTCGTCGATTCGTTGGAGATCCACAAGCTAGGTGGCCAGGAGATTCGTTGTCACGAACTCGCCAGAGCCATCAGCAAGATCCTTACATTCAAAGACTTCGATAACACGGTTGTCGATGGATCTCTTTGGTGCATCGAACATACGTGGATAGTTCTTGGGGATGGTCCCTACGGAAAGATCTTGGATGTCTACGTTCCTGGACGCATGCCTCAAGTCCAGCTCATAGATATACACTTCGCCATCACCAGAGGATACGAACCAGGAACTCAGAAGTTCGTTAAAGTCGATCAACTTCACGAGATCACCGGTCTCCTCCACGAGCCACTAAAGAAATGGAGATTGTAGGGTGGCGCTTCCATCCTTGGTATGCGGTTGCTCTTACTGTGTAAGGTCCTAAGCTTCTAAGACTTGGGCTAACGGACAATCTCGAGAATGAGCTCTGGAAGTCACTGCTGGCCTTGGACTGAGCTCCCCGCGGCAGTTTGATGAACGCTCAGGAACGTGCGTATGCCGGACATCGCGCAGATTGATCGTAATTACGGGCAGAAGTTCGTATGGCCTGTAGTAGAAAACGAATAGAGAAGGTTCGTCTAGGATGACCCTTCGTTCTTTGCCCATTCCTCAATTCCTGGCTATTTGGCGGGATAATAGATTGTGAGGCAATTCCGCTTCATCTTTTAGGAAGGGCGTCGATGACCAAACTTACTATGAGGCAGCGCTTCGATCACATCGTGGCGGAAGCTACACGTGAGATCGTGGAGCTTGCTCACGTGTATCAAGTGGAGCTTCCTTGCGAGTTGCCACTATCAAGAAATCCTCACGATCTGCTGATCGCAAAGCTCGAGTTGGACTGGCGGCCGAGGAATCACTTTGCTCTCGCTATTCGCGACTTGCTCTGTGAGCTAGTTCGTCAAGTGGAGACCGTGGTGCTCTATCCCGACTTGATGTGTGATGGGAAACTCGATGTCCATCGTCAGGACGTTCAAGGCATCGCTCGAAGCGCACTTCATCAGAGGCTCGAGGAGGCCAAGGTCGATAAATTCGAGTTCCTGGCCACCGAGCAGTATCCTCGCTGGACGGTGGACTAATGAGGGTCTGCAACAGATTCAACTACGGCATCCACCATGGTCGGGTCTCGATCGCCGGCCATACTCTTGGTGAGTCCATCATCAAGAAGATGCAGAAAGTCCTTCCCGGTAAACTCGGCAGACTGGTCGGCGAGATAGTTCTTCTTCCGATGATTGCTTCGACGGAGTTGGTGTCCGGTATCCACAACGTCCTCGTCATGAAGAAGGGGTGGTAGATGAAGATCAAGGTCAAATTCGACAAAGACTTCTCTCGCAAGGACTTGGTCTCCGCCGTCAACATCATCCTCGAGGCGGATAGGTTGGAGGTCACCACCCCACCACCAGATCCAGCTTCGAGGATTCGCTACGATGTTGAACCATCCTACGGACGAGTCCGAACCATTCGAGAAAGATATGAGCCTCATCAAGGCAGCGCTACTGTCCGACACCTTGAATTCTGTGCTCGGAATGCTCTGCGCTAACGAGAAGGCCTATCCTGCGATCACCCACAGGCATGTCTTCGCGCTATCCGTTTTCGGAGGAGCGTTGAAGTTCAGTTTGGCAATGATAGAAGCTCGGGCCGAGGCCTTCATGGAGAAGTTCGGATAACATCCAGCAGCCTTGAAGCTGTCTGGATTTCTTTGCCTGGTAAATAGAGCCCACTACAGAGCCCCAAATCGGCAATTCCTAGACATCCTAGGAGATAATATAGTGGAGCCCACTTCCTTGGGCTTACTTTAGGAGGCGATGATGAAAGTGATCAGTCCGATTCTTGGAGATGGTACTCCAGAGCCGGTTCTTCTCTCAGCGCGGGCATGCGATCACGAATCGATGTTGGTCCTAGCCGACATCTATGAGGGGTCGGGCGCCCCCAATCTGGCGCAGATGTTCCGTCTCGGCATCAAAGGCTTCGGGCTCAGCCGCAGGTTCCGAGATCACAAGGACCGGCTCTGGAAGTTCGGTTGGGCGGTCGAGGGCGTCGATAGGAAAGTGGTCTCGGATAAGATCACGGAAGCTGCCCTCAAAGAGATCCATGAGGGTATCGATCCTACGACCGTCTTCTGTACGGCGTGCGGGCAGAAACATACGGGACCTCGCATCAAGATGGCGAAGCTCCGCAAGTGCTGCACGACCTCGACGAAGGATCGGAAGTTCTGCCGGAGCTGCGGCGTAGTCGTTACTCGAGAAGAGTACTTGGGGATGGGATGGGGAGCCAAGAACAAGACTGGCTGGGGAACCTTCTCCAACTGCGAATCGTGCGGAACAACGCACCGTCGACGTATCGAAAGAATTGTCGAACGGGCGGAACGTACGATTCGGGCGATCAACGAGGGTGCCACAAGTGACTCCATCCCTCAAGGAGAATCCCTATGATGGAGTTCGTTGTTGCCGTCAGCGCTCAGTCCATCACGGACATGAATGCGGAGAGGTACTACGAGCTCCACATCAAGGCCGCCTCCAAGGAGCTAGCCCTTCAAAAGGCGAAGGAGCATGTCTCCGGTTGGTACATCCACAGCGCCCACTTCGATGTCCTTCCGCCCAATAGGCAGACGGCGGTCAAGGGATCGATGTGTTACGTGGAGGTTCCGTAATGGAAGATCTTCTGGCGTCTTTCCTCTACGCCGCAGCTTGTGCCGGGATCCATGCTCGGAAGGTGACCTACTTCGGACATCAAGAAATGATGTACGAGCTCTACGAATGGGTCCTCTTCAAGCGCCCGACCAGTAATTGGACTCCTTGGTCCAGTGAAAGTCTTCGCTACGGATGGATGAGGTCATGATCGAGTACTCGGCTGTAGTCGTTTTTTTGCCAGTAGTCAGGGATAAGCCTGTATGGGAAAACGCTACACCTTCGTTCTGAATTTTGGATACGTCGAGAGTCAGAGCCTCTCATACATGCCGTGGGTCTCAGAGGAGCAGTTCAAAGATGCCAAAGAAGCCTTGGTAGATCTGGCCACGTTCCTCAAAGAGCAGTTCATGATCGACAGGAAACCTAAGCTCAAGAAGTGTTGTACAGCTTCGAAAGAGAAAGACCCATCCTCAGAGTTCTGCTCTAAATGCGGAGCTCAGATCAAGGATATGGGATTCGATGGAGAGGACTTCTCTGACTGGCTTTACCAGATGGGCTTCACCAATACAGACGGTTTCCACGCAGAATTCATCGAGTGGAATCAAAACGACCGCTGGCAAGCCGGACAGATGGAAGGATCACCCAACCATCGCTACGTCTACAACGCCGAGCATGTTCTTGCTGCTGCGGTAGGTCATCCGAAGGATTTGAAGAGGACATTCGGTCTCCTCTGCAAAGAACGAACGAAGTCCAAGCTCGATAGCTTCACCTACTACTAGGAGCTCCATGGAACATGCGTTCTTCAGTCTTGTCCTACGTCCCATACAACAAGAAGAGTATCCTGTCGTATTGATGGCGGAGGCTACCTGTGACAAGTGCGGGGTAGAGTTCAAAGTCCGTAGCCCAGAAGATAGCGCTGCACTCCTGAACGTTCTCGCATTCCATATGCTTCGCTGTCCGGTACTACCGTAAAAAAGAAAATCACCAGGAGCTTCCACAGGGCCTGTTCTAGATGCGCCTAGTAAAGAAAGTTTCCTTAGCTCGGGCTTTAGTAAAATTTACCCGGAAAATTTTCCTTAGATCGTGAACTTGAGCTCGATGAACTTTATCGGCTGAACAAGATGGACGGTTGTATTGACCGTCAAGCCATCTTCCGAGAGTTCGACGTCATAGCCAGCGATCAGGCCGGCAGCAATTGCTTGCTCTAGGAATTCCGTCGCCTCTGGGCTTACCATTAGTCTTCTCGGGCAGCTCATTTATGTGCCTTCCTAGTCATCGAAAGATTCTACGATAAAACGTCCTGATGTACCTCGAGCTCAGATTATGCGGAACTAGTTCGTTATACCGAGGCCTCCATACCAGAGATCTCGATGAGCTTTCCACAAGCACAGCTGAACTTGAAGATGTCCGCGGTTTGTCCATCGAATGTCAGCTTCTTCTGTCCCACATAGCCACCCTTGCACTCGTGGCGCTTGGCAGCTACTTCCATCGCCGCTGTTGCCTTCTCGGCGATATCTCGGAACTTCTTCTCGTCCAAGCGAACTCGTACCTGCATCACCTGTTCACCCGAAGCGTAAGAATACGGATCGGTGACTCTAGGATCTGACGTATCCATAGAAACATCCATGACGATGAAGTTATCTCTTTCGATATCGCTCATCAGGTTGCGTAGCATCAGAAGGGCGAGTTCTTTGTTTCGTTCTCTAAGCATGGAGTTATTTATGCCTTGTTCTAAATGTGGCTGCAAGCTGTTCCCTTGTCGTTGCGACTTCGACAACGAGGCTGACTTCTTCAAGTACGGAGAAGCCTTCTTCGAGCTCGAGGTTATGTCTACAGATCCTTGGACCAAAGAAGCCTTAAATAAGACCTTCAAGAAGATCGATGGTTGGAGCAATCATCCTGCGCGACCTAGACTCTATCTTTCAGAGAAGATGTCCAAGGAGCTGCTTGACGACTTGCTAGCGTGTACTGCTCAACCAACTCCCAAGAAAAATTTACTGCGCCGCCTCCTAGCACCCCTCAAGAAAAAATTTAGGGCCTGGCTGTCGCGCTTTAGTAGGGCAATTTAAAAGTACCCCTACTGGTCTAGGTTCACACTGTCCCCCTCCTTAAACAGACTGGGTCCCCTTTCGATAACGCTAGGTATATACGATGAGCTGCAATTATCTAGTTAATCGAGGGGATAATACTTATGAACGAGCACACCCCTTGTGCTTGTACAACTTTCAGGAGGTGAACACATGTGGAGCTCTATCAAGCGTGTTGGTTCGGTTGTCGTGGAGAACATTCCTCGTGGTGCGGGAATGGCTCTCGGTGCAGCAATCACCGGAGCTGTTCTGGCTGGTGCGGCCAAGGTGCTCAACAAGGGCGCCGAGTCGTTGAAGGAGAAGAAGGAAGAGAAGAAGACGAAGAAGGTCGCCATCGAAACGTCGGCAGCGGCGTAACAAACCCGGGATAACATCCTGGGTACTGGTGTGGAGATATTATCTCCGCTCCTTTTCTTGGCTCATAAGACTACGCTCTTGGCTTCGCTAAGTGAGAGGTGTCTGTATCTCGTTGCTAGTGAAGGACGTCCCTACGTTAGTAAGTTAGTAGCGCATGATGTAGCTGACTACGGCAGTCACTCCAGATGTAAGGCAGGTTTGGATGCGGGGCCGCAGACAAGCTAGAACAGAGAGGAACTATCCTCGTTTCTTAGCTAGCTGTAGCCGATCTCTTACCAGGGAACTGTTGGGAGGCATTTGACCAATTGTAATCATAAGGTGCTTCGTTCAGATAAGAGGGAGATGCTGGGAAAGAACTCCTCAAACCAGCCTCTATCTCGTCTCGCATGTCGGTTACAACTTCCACGCAGGAACGCTGTGGAGTGGGGATAAGCATGTAAGCAGGGGCATCTCCGATGCCACCTTCTGTCTCTGACTAGGGGTACGAGAGCTCTCTTCTCGAGCCACTACCTACGACGTTTGCGCCAAACAAAAGGACAGGAAACCGATGTGGGCAGCATTCGCTGAAAGCTGGGGTCAAGTGGGTTGGGTGCTCTGGTACGAACACAGCTTCTGGTCTCCCAAGTGGAGCCACTGTGCTGGCAATTTGCGCTCTGCGTAAAGAGAGGAAACCGTGTATATCAAAAGACCCAAAACCAAGACCAAACGCTGTGCCCATTGCATGCGTAGACGGCTTGCGAAGTACATCGAGTGGCACCCCGGAATACTGGAATGGCAGTGCTCAAACTTCACGGATTGCGACGCTGCAATGGATGCTCAGGGGAGACTGGATAAATTCAGAGCCAATAGGGCCAAGGAGTTTGTCGGTCTCGCAAACAAGCTTGGAGTCGTCCTAACAGCCAAACAAGTTGAACAAGCGATGGGACACATATAATGCCTGACCACAATATTGAACCCGAGCTGGCGCGCCTGCGTGCAGCTCTTCAACAACTAAGATCATGGGCCTTGGATAAAGCTCCAGGCTCCACTTCTACATTCTCTCCAGCAACCACAACTCGTATAGCGATGATCTGTGAGGAGGGTCTGGGTTTGGTTCAACCGGAAGACGGCAAACCAAGCACTGGAGAGATTTGGGAGGCGCTCAAAGAATCGGTCAAGTTGCAGAGCCACTACGCTGCACTGTTGAACAGCTATGACTTCGGTCAGCGTATCAGCTTCGCTGGTCCCAATGAATGGATTGCTCGTTTGCGCAAGATAAAGGAAGAAACCTGTGGCTGAGCTACTGAAGTTGGTGCCTCAACTGGATCCAGGCAGAGACCCTCTTTACTCTAGTAATCCACATGCTGGGTTGATTGTGTGCAGGATTCACCTGAACGAGCTCCAGGATTACGGTGTTGAGCCCATGGCCAATGTAATTGATCCAGCGTGGAGTTCTTCGGTCATCGCTGCGAGCTCTGTATCACGCCTAGAGCGGAAGGTAGAACCTGTGAGAACGAGGACTGTAAGAAGCCTCTACATCCTAATTGGCACGCGGTCTACTGCTCTAACAAATGCGCGTTGGAGGATATGTGAAGAAGAAGTTCTACAAGTGGACAGTGGAAATACAAATCGCTGCTGAGTGGGTCGCCGATGGTGCCGATCTGACGAGCTCGCGAATGCACGACATCATGACCAACTACTACTCGCATCTATACAGCAGCGAAATCAAGACCAAGACCATCAAGGCACCGACAAACAAAGAACTCGCCAAGGAACAAGGCTATCGCTCGGTGAAGGAGTTCCTTAAAGCGAGGAAGAGCTAAATGCCAACCGACCACCTATATCCACCAGTCACCAATAAAGAGCTGCTGAAGAAGATAGCCACGGACCAAGGCTTCGAATCCGTCATGGATCTCTTGGAGCACTTCGCTATCGATGGCGTTGTTCCTGGTGCCTGTACAGTTTGCGCTGTTATTCAAGACTCGTGCGAACCGGACATGGAAGAAGGCACTTGTAGCGAGTGCGATAACGATGCCGTGAAGTCCTGCTTGATCTTGGCTGGTGTTATCTAGAGGAGGAGCGTAATGCTAACTCTTTCCTTCTCAGATCTACCGGTGCCCAAGAGGAAAAGGAATAACAAGATATTGAAGCGCTATCGTAGAGCCTTCATCACTTGTGAAACCTGTGGTTGGCAACGAAAAGCGGATATTCTAAAGCCAGGTGTTAGAGATCAGGGTCTGATAAATCCTTGGTGGTCTATGAGCATGTTGCGATCAGCAGATAAACACCGTTGCCCCCCAAATAGAGAGTGCATGAAACGAACTGTTCGTGAGGTTGGTAGAGTTCTTGGCATTGGAAACAAACCCATGTTCTGGGACGTCAAAATCGATCTCATTGGTGAGCGGGAAGGACTTGAGAAGTTGTGGCCAGGATGTACCGTCTATTGGGACAACAACTCACGACTGTCTGGGTGGCGCAATTTCTACATTAGGTTGAAGGTCCTTGGGCAATATCCCCATCGTGATTCCCTTGATGATGAAGTAAAGCTGGTCGCATTTAAGACCAACGATGATGGGCAACTTGAGCTCGTTCAATCCAGCAACGCTGTCATCAAGAATGCGTATGTTGGTGCTCCGGTGAGAGCCGAATACGCAGTCAGAGGGGAGATGGGACATTGGGTAGTGATCAGGTAGAAGATCGATACGCTGTATCGGCGTTGTTTGCGCAGCATCAATTCCCAGAAGCCTTCGTACATTTCGACATTCAACTTTCAGACTTAGTGCGAAAGCGAATTAGATTTCGCCTGTATCGCAAGAAAGGGACATACGCCAAAGGCGGAGGATATGTCTCTCGAGATCGCTTGCTTGCGGTCATTGACGATCGCCAATTCGTCTGGCATCCAAGTGCTGCGGTATGGGTTCGTTTCTCTACAGGGATAAAAACCACATGAAACCAAGAGAAGTAGCAGCTCTCGAGCTCGGTCTCTACAAGCTCATTCTCAAACCAAGTATTGGCGGATACATGCTCGCCTCGGTTGGGCAGTTCCATAACGGGGAGAAATGGTTCGCAGCCTCTAATTGGACCACCAAGAAGGGAAATAGCGAGGCCTCTCTGATCTCTATGGAATGGGAAGTCATCGAGAAGGCAGAGGTGATTCGAACTCGTTCAGGTGAAGACTACCTCGACGAAGCTAAGAGTCTTAGTTTCTCACAGTATATCGATCCCAAGCTTCTAGAGGTCTTGCGCGATTGGTTGCTAACCGGTCATGAGCTCGATGTGATTGCTGTTCTGGCTCGAGAGCTGGGGATGTCTCAGCGCAACTTGGATGAAGAGACCAAAGCGGTTGTGGACAAGGCCATCGCAGTTGTGCGAAGCGGTAACAGATGGCAGCTCATGGCCGAGCTCAGAAGAGCAGTCAGTGATCTAATGGGAAAAGAAAGCACATGAGTCTCTTCAAGCCCGGGTTCTCATACCCATCTGATCGAGAGGGAGGTAGATACATAGAACTCACGGCAGAAGTCATCGAGATAATCTATAAGCTCGAGGGTGATATCGATGATTTTCATCTGAGAGTTCGCACGGAGAGTGGCGTCTTAGATGGATGGTTACGGGTTCCTTCGAGCTCTGAATTCGTACCTAAGGTTGGGCACCATACTATCATCCGTGTCTACGACATAGGCGGTGGTTGGTATCCCGACAATCGTATCAATAGTTGTGGACCACCAACTCTGATAGGGTTGAAGCGAGAAATGCGCTTCCTAGTCGAACTCATGACCACCCTGACCAGAACGGGCACGAAAGATCAAGTGGCAGAACTACTTGTGTCCTGTGACAACGTTCTTAGCAGAGAAACGCAAGCAGACAAAGAGCTCGTTGAGGAGCTTGTTGGGCTCTGCAACAGACGATTAGAGGAACTAAATGAAGAAGCCAAAGTCCCGCCTAAGAAAGCTCAGTGAGCGTTGTCCTGTCTGTGACATGGGTAAAGGCATTCCTTGCGAGATAAGGATGTGGACCGCAATGCATGGCTATTTGCCGAATCGCACATTCTGCAAGGCAGATCGCCCTCACCGCATCAAACTCAAGAGGAAGTGATGAGGAAAACACTCGGTGAATTACAAGCGGAGCTCAACAGAGTGAGAAAGGATCTCGCTGATATTTTGGAGCAAAACCGCTTCCTACAGAAATCCATACACGAGCGCAATATGCGGGCAGATAGAGAAGAGCGTAAAGCGAGAGCCGCCGAAGCCGCACTCGAAGCGATCAAGAAGTTGTACGTAGATGGCAATCTACAAGGATGATTGGGGCGTAAAGCGGGTCGAGAAAGAGCTCGAATCATTACACAGAGCTGAGGCTCGTAAATGGAGAGGATATTCATTTGCGGATATGCTCAAATGGATCTCAAGAACTGGTACCGGTTGGTCTCTTGAGATCGATACCAAAATGAAGCAACTAGAGCGTGCCAAGGAGAATTGGCGGCTCTGGACCACAGATCCCAACTACGAGATCGCTATCCCTGACATGGTCAACGGCCTTGCTCAGGTTGGCCTATTTCCAAGGAGAAAATAATGAAAGCTTATGGACACAACCAAAAAGCTCCGATGGATTGCTGTCCTGGTCATTCAGATTGGGCAGTTCAATCGAAGCACAACAAGCACGGACCGAGATTCAATCGCGATGCCTCAAGAAGGCCATACAAGAAGGCCGAACGTCGTCGTGCCCGTCGTACCATCATCAACCAACTGAATGAGTAAATGATGTCTGAAGAAATTGCGAACAAGACATGGCGTACTGGATTCATCCATCTCACCGTCGACGGAGAAGGCCTTGTGTCTCTCTGGGATGATGTGATTGCTGAAGAGGACGGGAAGGTGAAGGCGGGCGGAAAGGGAACTCCGATTCCGAGCTACCTCAAGTTGCCGTTGACCCAGACGCAGCAGGAGATGATCGAGGCCACCATGAAGAAAGGCGGCTACACACCATGAGTAATTGGCAGAAACAGGCTGCGGATGAACAGCTAGAGAAATGTCGCAGGGAGCTGTGGGAGGCTCTTGGTTACGGTACTCCTCACGGAATGCCTTCTTCCTCTTGGGAAAGTGCAATCGAAGCTGTTAAGAAGCAAACCGAAACACTCGGCAATATTCGAGGGCTTGTTCGATGAGTAGATTCAACAAGGTGTTCATTGGGATCTGTGGAAGGTCAGCTACCGAATGCAAGGCCGAAGATTGTCCTGACCACGGCATATCGAAGGCTGTGAAAGAACTTGTCTCCAATCCTCTCAAATATGGTCGTTGTGTCTCCGCTGAGGTGATCGATAGACCATGTCCCAACTGTGGAAACCCTTGTCCTCACGAACTGACGGACGATCTCCTCAGTAAGTGCAAGAAGTGCGGGTTTGGTTGGATATGAAATGTCAGGATTGCGAGAACGAAGCCCATCCTGACTGTTTCCTCAGTTTCGATGACATTGGGGAAGGGCGTATTTACTGGTGCACTGAATGCTGGCCTCGAGCACAGGCTATGGATCGTGCACTCAAAGAGGCTTTCAAAGCTCCTGGCTTCGCTGCAAAGCTTGAGGCCGAGCTCAACAAGGCGGAGGGTAATTGAAGAAGCTAGTTGTCATTAGCAATTGCATCAAGCAATGCCCTCACGTCAGGACGGAACGTACGATCGGTGCTGGTTGTGCTGATGACTATCTATGTGCACGCACAAAGGCCCCCAAGAACCAACAGCACTATAGGGAGATCGGTCGCCACATTGTTGGCTACATCGAGTATCCGAGCGAACTCCCTAAGGACGGAGAGTTCCCCAAATGGTGCCCTCTTCAGGAAGCTGAAGAAGGCATGTACCTCGAACCAAAGGTGACTAATGGCAAAGGCAGAAAGAAAGAAGCGTAAATGCGAGGCTGGAACGCCTTTATGCTCCAACGAGCTCGTTCGCAAGTACGGAGTCAACGGCTCGGAGAAGAATGACGAGACGTTCGATATCTGTGGAGCTTGCGCCGTCTACATCAAACGCGGCGGATCAAAACTGGTAACCACGTAAGATGAATGGTACTGGCGATCCATATCGAAGCTCACCGCCATGCAATCATGGCATCACTTTCGACGAGAATGCCGCCAAAGGAATTAGCGATCCTGGTGAGATAAGGCGTCGATGGCCTAGGCTTTCTGGACTATGCCCATTGGGCTGTGGCTATAACGGCATTTTCTACGTCAGCTACTCCCATTACATCTACGGAGATTGGTGATCCATGAGTAAACACATCCTTCCAGCCACTGAGATGGATAACGAACGCGTTGTCTGGCTTCGACCCGATGATGATCCCAGGGCAGATCCAGGATGGCGGTACCGCCTAGACAAACAGAAGGGTGATCTCCTCTTCTTCATTGAGGAGCAAGTTCTCCCAGAGCGTGTGAACAGCCCAAACGCCTATCGAGTGCTGAATCAGAAATGTCAGACGGTACTCAAGAAGCGGGATGTTGTTTGGTTTAGAGACGCATTGAACGAAGTACTAGCTCTCGAGGAGGATTGGTGAGTTGCGGCAATTCAGATGGATACGTCGAAGAGTATCCTTGCGATTGTCAAGGTGATGGATACACGACTTGCTGGATTGTTCGTCATCCCAAGCTGAAGACGGCGATCTCATTTCCTACACAACAAGAAGCTGAGGACGAGCTCAAGGAGCTACGCAAGCCATGAGTGATATGAGTACAGCGATGATGGAAAAGATCCTGAAAGAATCAGAGGAAGCTCTGAAGGTACTGACGGATCTTGTTCTCGAAGATGGAACCAAGGTGAGGGCTGAATAATCGATTCAACTGCTCTTGGTATATGCCAAGAACGTGTTGTTGACAGCCAAGGCTATTGCCATCCCTCATAAGCTTCCGATCGCCTTCTTGAACATGACTTTGCGCTATCCAGAAGACTGTGCAGCCTCCGAGCAGATCGATGAAGAAGAGATCGAGAAGCTGAAGAACTCTAAAGACTCGTGGGAGAGGGAATACGGCAAGAGGATGGAAGCGCGTTTGGCTGAGTTGAAGATTTCGGCCAAGTTCCTTCCAGACGACATCTGGGATTCGTCAGAGAACTGCTCTGATCAGGGATTGGGTATATTCTCGAACTATGATGATTTTGCTGCAAAACGTGGTGCGTTTGCATGGGAGAATGACAAATGAAGCTCTATCTGACATTCAAGACCCCAGACGTTCTTGAAGATGCTGCTAGTGAGCAAGCGTCTCGTATCAGGGACGAGGCCGGAGAAGAGAACCAACTTGATCCTGATGAACTTCAAGATGTCTATGACAAAGCCTTCGAGAAGCTGATGGAAGTTGGTAAGAAGTGGGTGCGTGATGGCGAGTACATCTCCGTCGAGATTGACGTCGATGGTGGAGAATGTATTGTGAAGCCAGTATGAGCGAAAAACTACCAGCAATGCTCATAGAGCTGGCGGGGATGGTCTCTATCACTCTTCCGTTCATAGAGATTACAGAAGCTGAAGTCGAGAACGTCAAGACCTCTAACAAGTTCACGGGGATTACGTTCGAGTACAAGAACCAAGAGGATATCAAGGTGGGGTTCTGCACCGGCTTGTCTATGGGCATTGATGGTGATGCTGTCATTTTTGCGATCCACTGTGCTGGAGTCGAAGACAAGGTCATGCAGAAGCCGGTAGATCAAACGAACGTGGAAGAGCTGCACGGAATCCTTCATCAGGCTTTTGTACATCGCATCGAGATCTCATAATGCTGTGCTGCCCTTTGTCTGGTGGCGACGATGCTGACCATCCCAAATTCTTCACACAGGAGCGAGTGGTGGCTCGTAAGGACCATCGATGTTCAGAGTGTGGAGAGACCATACCCAAGGGCGACAAATACGAACGAGTCACAGGGCTGTGGGGCGATAGTATCGATACGTTCAAGACGTGTTTGTCGTGCGTAGAGATACGCGATCATTTTGCCTGTGGTAATGGATTCATCTTCGGTCAAGTCTGGGAGGACATCGAGAACAACTTCTTCCCCGACATGAAGGCCGGAGGACCTTGCTTTGAAGGGCTATCTCCTGAGGCTCGAGGACGTCTGTTCGAACTCCGTCTCAAATGGTTAGAGGATAACGCATAATGAAAGTTAGACGATTCAACATCAAGGATGACCGAATTCCCTTGGTGATCACTACCGACGACCACAAGGTCATCGACATGAACTTGACCCGAAAGGCTGCAAAGAAGTTGTACGAAGAGCTTGGCAAGGGTCTCGCAGAGTTCGATAACTAGCTCCCTATGACATCTCCGTACGACGATAACTGGTTACTGGATAACTTAGCCGCAGAGATCAGGCTAAACGACCCTCGCACGCAATCCCTCAAGCACGGGGATAAGAACGTGGAGGAAACGTTTCATGGCAAATCTGTTAGAGAAGGAATGGATGTGGATTCAGATCACCAACACAATGAACCACAACGGAGAGCATTACGTCGCCATTCCGACGTATAGCGGAGCTCCTCTGATTCCGTTGACCATCATGTCAAACATCATGAATGGTGGAGGGAAAGACGAGAACAGCGCTGTTTACGACGTGATCAAGGTGTTGAAGGAAATGTCAATGCACACCTTCGAACTTGCGAAAGCGAAAGGGTACTTGAAGGGACTCAGCTTCGAAGACATCAAGTAGGAGAAGTGACTGATGCCTATTTCACCATCGCAGGCCAGGGAACACAGGGCCGCGAAGTACAAGAACGAATTCGAAGCAGTCTGCGAGCAAATCGACAAGTTTCTCGTCCAATGCCATCATTGGCCAGTATATTGGGCATTTAGGAATGTCCCTCACTGGAACGAGGCGTTGCAACAGCGTGTTGTTGCTACGTATCGAAAGATCGGATGGGATATCGAGCTCTTTAACGAGCAAGAGCATAGAGATGGGCCGGGTTTGATGTTCACCGAAAGGTTGGATGATCACGGGCACCTTTCAATGGGGCTCGATTGATATATGGTCCGCCCTCAAGGAGAACAACATGCATTTCATTCTGATGTTTCTACTCGCATTGGCCCCTCGAGCTGTTGAGCTATGGCCCCGTGATCTAAACAAAGGATCGGCAGCGATCCACGTACAGGCTGCGGAGCAAGCCGGAAAGGACCTCAACGTCAAAGAAGACGCCGCTGAGATCCTTCTGGCCTTGGCTTGGATAGAGAGTCGATTCGATTCAACCGCCACATCACGGATGGTGGATGGAAAGAGGATCACAGGAAGTTGGCCATCACGAGCTCAAGCCGGGCAAGGTCCGTGGTTCTGCGGTGTGCTGCAAACGAGAGCCTTCTACAGTTGGAGCAAATGTCTCGAGATGAGAGACATCTCCAAAGGCTACAAGGAGGGAGTTGCAGAGCTGAACTATTGGCTGAAGCGAACCAACGGAAACATTCTTCAGGCGCTCAATGGCCATAACTGTGGCAACCTGGGTCCTACCACCGCTTGTGGTGGAAAGGGCTACGGAGCCAGGGTTCTTGAGTTGGCCAAGAAGCTGAAGACCAAACCACTCAGTTAAGGAGATAATTTGGGTTTCAATACCGTCGTTTTACTGCTGAACGACCACTTCACATCTCTTCGAGAGAGCCCTCAGACATTGACATGGGCGCTCACACACCCTCCGCAAAGCGAGGAAGAGACTGATCAGTGGTGGAAGACGCTCCATCACGTCGCCGATGGCTACAAGGAGAAGCATATCTCCCGATCGGCATTGAAGATCCTTCCGACCTTCCACATGACCCACAAACAGGTACTAGCCGTAGGTGGGAATCTAGTAGAAGCGATCCAAGGGGCTAATTATAGTCAAGGACATCTTGTGATCAAGTTGCCTGAGTGGTGGTCACGTGTCTAGCAAATACAAGGCCGAATGGAAGGAATACTCATTGAATGTAGAGTTCTGGACAGAGGTTCTTGTAGACAAGAAGATCACCGCAATTGCCTTTGATGCCGATGGGATCGCCTCCTTTACGCTAGATTCCGGCGAGGTGATTTACCTACCGACGGAGCTCAAGGGCGGCCGGCTCATGATCAAGGATTGATCGAATAATGAAAGTTCTCGTGCAACGAGCCCTTTCTTTATTCCATTTTACGAGATAAGAACAGTGAAGGAGCTTTTATGTCAGAGATCAAAGTGAACGACTACATCGTGGCTAGATACAATGGAGCGAGCGGAGACGTCATTGCCGGCCAGGTCATGAAGATCAGGGCTGGCAAGGCATACATGAAGAATCTGCTCACCGGATCTGATTCCGAGCGAGCTGTCGAAATCGTCAATCGACGCAACATCTCGGTGCCCCGCAAGGATGCCCTTGCCGTAGCCGAGCTCTATCACGAGACCGAGGACAAGCAGAGGGCTCGCAAGGCCGCTGTTGCCATCGCTACTCGCATCAAGAACGAAGAAGAGAAGGCTGCGACCAAGGAGAAGGAAGACACCAAGACCAATGGAGCTTCCGACGACAAGGCGGAGCCGAAGGTCAAGGCCACCAAAACCGCCAAAGCAGTCAAGAAGGTCGTCAAGGCGTCCAAGGTCGTCAAGCAGAAGGCAGCCAAGAGCAATGGGGCTGCCGTTGTTCACGTTCAGATCGTCAAAGACGGCAAAGTTGTCGTCGACAAATCCTTCAAAGCGTAGGAGCACGTCATGGGCCCAGAGGCCAAGAAGAAGCTTCAGGCGCTGAAGGCGCAGCTGCCATCAAACATTCCCGATATTCCAACTGAAACGGATCGGGAAAAGCTCAAAGCTGTCTTGGATCAAATCACTGGCATCATGGATGTCGTACATGATTTGTGCGTTGACAAGCCCAAGGAGACCAAAGAGGAGTTCATTCAGCTGATCCTCGTCGAGGCCAATAAGGTAATCGACCGAACAATGATCATAGCCAAAGATGACAAGATAGAGTTTTCTTTCCAAGGCATGGATGTTCAGTATCTCGGAGGTAATGAAGACCAACCAACATTGGTCCATCCAGATACCGAGAGAGCGAACGACCTCGAAAGAGATCGTGACCGTAATTGGGATAGCTCTAGTAGAGACTGTCCTGGTGATTGATGCTGGTCATCGGCAGTGTCGCCATGGACCAGAATGGGCGAGCGACCAAAAAAGCCAAAGACCTGGATCTGATCGCTACCTTTGCTGAGCTCAATGAGTTCACTAGAGAGCTGAGGAAGATCGATGGCATCAATAAGGTGTATTCGGTTCCTTACAGTCACAACAAGACTGTGCTTCGAACAGACCAAGTTCGAGCGATCTATCCCAGTATTGTCGAGGTAGAGATCGCTTGGCCAGGCTCGACAGCTGAAGAACTGTTGGATATGACCAAGTACGACCAGTTCGCCAAACAAGTCAACTGGTGGACTTCTACCAGCAGACTCATTCGAGAAGCCAGAGTTCCCTCTCTGGATGTTTTGTACACATTGAAGATGTCGCATCGCTACTTGAAGAACAGTCCCCACTTCGAGAAGACGATGACTGACATTCGTCGACTCCGTTTTTGGAAGGCCAAGATCTTCAACGAAGACTGGTATCGTCGTCGAGAGAAGGAGACGTACGATCATCCTAATCTCAACGCTACGAAGAATGACTTCTTCAAGATGAACGAAGGAGTCAACTACATCTATGACCATGATTCGATCCACATGGCTATGGCTCATCTATCGACTCTAACTTGGCAGGTCGGGAAACCTCGCCTAGATAATGAGGAGATGATGCCAGCTTACAAAGCGTATGCTGGGGAGGGCGAGGTCATCAGTAGCAAGACGAAGTTCTTCGAATGTTCTGAAGCCCTTCGCTTGTACGGAGTTCTCGAGGAAGCCCAAGTTCTGGCTCTCGAGCGTTCGCAGATTCCGTACGGGCAAATCGATCAGTATAGACTTGGTCAACAGGTCAATCATCTGCGATGGGTCCACGGCATATCACCCAGTAAGACTCCTCCATCTCCTCGGCAGAGCTTCGATATGGCTCTGAAGAAGGTCTGTACCTCCATCACAAGTGGATGGTTCAGAGAGTTCGCTTGGGAGAGCTTTGAGAGAGTCAACGATATGTACGAGGAGGATTACGTCGATAGGTTCTGGGATGCTGTGAAGAAGGGGATCGTATTTCGAACCCAACACAGCCATGACAAGGAGAAGGAATTTGACGATCGACGAAATTCTCGAGCAAGCGGACATTCTTCTGGCTGATACTGGACCATCGGAGAGAGCCAAGAAGTTCGCTCAGGCCATCAAGGATCGATTCATACCCAATACGTGTGGGATGATTGAACCCGAGACTGTAGATAACGAGGTTCAAATTACCGACGAAGCTGTCGGCTTCTATACGACTGAGGAGGCCAGTGCTTATGCAACGGCTCTCTTCAGGAAGGTAGACGAGATCGATTCGAGAGATAAGAAATAGCAGAAGAACTCTGTTTGAATTTCAAGGAGCGAGCAATGGGAAGAACTGGACAGTTGACAGTGCATGAGTTGGATCTAGTAACTCGTGCTGCACATGAAGTGGACCGATCTTGGAACGAGGTGATCGGTGCCCACGTTAACAAGCAGTGGGAAGTTCTCACCGAGAAAGAGCAACAGACGGCCAAGAACGCCGTCATCGGTGTCATCACACACGACTTCAATGCAGAACAAACTCACGTATCGTGGGTTGCCGAGAAGAAGTCGCAGGGATGGACTTACGGCGAGGTGAAGGACCTCGAGAGGAAGACGCATCCGTGTCTTGTCTCGTGGGCAGAGCTTCCGATCGAGTTTCGGGTCAAGGACGAGCTCTGGGTGGATACAGTTCGCTCGTTCGTGAAGCATCTCTGGAAGGTTCCGCAGTAGAAGACAAAAGCTAGCAACTGAGGATATTGAGGATAACGGAGCGATGCCTAAACGGCGCAATAAGCCAGCCTCAATAGGGCTAGGTGCATCGGGGTGATAACCACACACCGTCACAAGGAACGGACACTCCAATCAGCGGGAAGACTGGCGGCCGTACGCGGCACGGGTCGAGGACCGTAGAGTCACAGCTAAACACTGTGATTTTTTAGCTAGCTCTCACGACGACAAATGACATGGTAAATGTTGTAGGTGGCTAGGGACAGAAAGAACTCGGAGGATATTGAAAAGCTGGTCGATGAGGCCAGGGATTCACGTCCAACCAAACCTCTATCCCCGGAGGAGATCGTGGCCCATGGACCCAGTATGGCGATCGTTCTGGCAGGTCTCGAGCAATTTAGTCCGTGGGCTCGTTACGCATTCAAACTAGGAACGTTGGCACTACTTCAGGAATGCATTCAAGAGATGGCGATTCCCAATGCCAAGCCTGAGCTCGTGGTACGTGCTCGAGAGCTCGTAGAAGCCCTGGCTCATATGCCTTGGGAGGTCTGATTCATGGTAGGGCCCATGTGTGCTCACCAGTTCGAACGAGACCATACCCAACAGCAGCCATTGTTGCGAAGTCGATGGCTAGGTTCTCCGTCGAGAGGAATCTCGACAGTTCCATGAGGTGATCCCCTTCCTCAGGAAAGAAGTCGACTGCCCATCGATACATGGAAGGCATGAAGTCGAGCTCGAGAATCAATATACGAGCGACCTTTTTGTTCATACTTTGAGGATCTCCAGCCGACAGCCACAGAACGGGCAGTAAAGAATCTCAATCCATCGGATTAGAGGTTTACCAACCCTGAACTGCGTTGCATATGCTGGATCTTTCGACCACGTCTTCGTGAAAAAGCGGCCTGTCCTCTTATCTACAAGGATGCTGCGACCGAGCTCGTGAATCAGGTGTTCACAAGGGGATCGCGTGGTATCGCAATACGAACTCATTCTCATCCTCCATGGCGAAGCTTCATCCGAGCATCGCGTCCACGAAGGTAAATCTCGATTCCAGAGTCCTTGATGTTCTGATCGATCATGGCCTGAATCGCCATCTGTTCTGGAATAGCATCGAGAAGGAGCTCGGATACTGGGATGATTTGTACTTGCCCTTGGCGATCAACAAAGAAGGCAACTTCACGTTTTATCGTCAACTCCTTTGCAGCTACAGCACCTAGCGCAACTATCGATGCATCCTTCGTTAGCTCAGAGAGCATTAAAGGTTTGTCGGTTGGGTCGCTCATTGCTGAAGCCTAGCCTAGACTTGAGGTATTGTTCAACGGGATCTGGACAATGACTAAGGGCAGACGCCTCACCACAACAGAGGGGATGTTTCTTCTTCTCAAGTCTCTCTTTAGACGTGGTAGCGTTCCGGCAAAGGAGTTTGACGAGACTGATGTCACTCCTGAAGCTCAACCAATTCAAGAACTACCGCCAACGAAGAAGGGAAAATGACCATGACAGCCATCAGCAGAGGCGTCGTCGGACCACAGGTGGCCGCCGCCCAACAAAGACTCTTGGAACTCAACTTCAAGATGCCTCTCACAATTTCGAAGGGAGGGCCTGATGGGGTATGTGGCAACGAGATGCTGACCGCATTCTCTCAGTTCATGTCCCTATACGCGGCGGAATCCGATGCTGACCGCAACACAATCGATGATACAGAACTTCAGCTACTCAATGACGTGCATGCGAAGATGCTTGCCGCACCATACAAAGTGCTCAAAGCTCCGGCCATCAACAAGCCCTATGGACATCGCAGAGAAGATCAGATCACCGCCATCTGTCTTCACCACACAGCAACCATTCTTGGAGAACGAGAACAGCGTTGGGCGTCCGTAGTTGCTCACTACGGAATCACGCGTAGTGGAGCGAGAATGGAGATCTACGACCCAACTGATAAGGTTGGGCACGGAGGATGCCGAAACCCTCCAAGCAATGGATGGAACGAGCGCTCAGTCGGTGTAGAGGTCGATGGAAAGCTCTTCGGTCTTTATGGCGTCCAGAGGAGTGTCTGGAACGATCCCTCAATTCCAGGTATCGAGCTCGGTGATGAGTTCCTGCCTCGTCAGCGCCACGCTCTTGGCAACCTCATCGACGAGTTGTGTGCGAAATACCCATCGATCAAGTTCTTGGTCTCTCACCGGCAGAGCGCACAAAGCCGTGAAGCAGACCCAGGACAGCAAATGTGGCACTTCGCCCTCGAGATGATGGCAAAGCACAACCTCACCGACGGTAGCGATGGTAAGGATACGGGCTTCTTCATCGACAGTGGACGTCCAAATCCCAAGGAATGGGATCCCAGCCACATCAAAAACGGGTACTGGGACCCAGCTCCGAACTACAAGGGCTAGCAACAATAGTCCGCAAGTGAGGGGATAAGAAAATGGAGGCAAAGTGTCCATTTCCCCTTACGACCAGAAGATCCTCGAGGCTTTTAATGCCTTGAATGAGACGAATGGAGGCCAAGGAGCCTCCGCTGCCGAAGTCACTCAGTACATGGCAGAGCACAAAACGCTCTCTGCTATGGACTCGGTGATCGATATTGCCGATTCGATGCGTGATCTTCAAGCAAAAGGCCATCTCGGTGTCCGCCGTACTGGTTCTTGATGGCGGAGTAGTATTTTCGGCTTGGCAAGGCGAGCTCCCCAAGGAGGGAGACGTCATTCAAGACGAAAAGTCGGGTGACCTTTTTCGTGTAACCACTGTGGTTCACGTAGTTGGGTTCCACCACACACATGATCCGTACAAAATGCGTGTTGCTTATTCAACCAAGATGCAACGGATCTTCATCGAGCACTTGGAAGCAAGAGGGGAAATAAACACGCTTTCCTCTATGCTCGATCAGGTGGCTTCGCACGGTGTATGAGCGATCTGTCTCGCAAAATCTCCATCCAGTTACTTGCACAAGCCGAAGAGCGTTTTCTATTGGAGCATGATTGGGAGAGGGAGGTCGAGGCAGCATTCCCGGCGGTGATTCGGGAGGCGGAGTCCTTGTGGACGTATAGAGGTCAATTCAAGCCCAGACGTAGGAGTAACTGGGTTCGTGTTGATCGTTCGCACGCTGTCCATGCCCAAAAGGTGGTTCTTCGCCAACAAATGCTCAAGGACAAAGACGATCCCAGTTACAATCAAGATGATCGAGATTAAAGGAGCGACCAAGAGAGCGATCAACCTAGTAACCACAACAAGTTTGTAGAGACCTTTAGAGAAACCGAGAAAGAAAATGGGAATCATGAGTGACGAACGATCGACGAAGCGAGATATGGTTCTTCCGCCTGGTACGTATGCGTACATGCAGGACGTGACTAAGGGCGTCATCAAGACGTACACCGGACCGACGGTGATCAATCCGACCGCCCAGGAAGTTCCGGTGGTCTACGATGCAGAGCGTGGTGCTTTCCAGAAGTCGGATCTGGAGAGTGCCGTTCGGAGAGCTGTTATTGCTCCCGAAGGCTTCTACATCATCCTGCTGAACCCGGCCAAGGGCCCGGCAGCGCATCCGCAAGAGGGAGCGACGCAAGCGAGCGCCGATCTCGATGTTGGACGCAAGGTGGTCATCCCGGGTCCGGCGATGTTCCCCTTGTGGCCTGGTCAGGCTGCCCACGTCATCCGTGGTCACCAGATCCGCCTGAACCAGTACATCCTGGCTCGTGTCTACAACGAGGAAGAGGCCAAGAAGAACTGGAAGCAGGGCATCATGAAGCCTGCCCAGACCGACGGGGCTTCTTCCGACACCATCACGGCCGAAGAGCCTCAGGAGCTCACGGTCGGCACGCAAATCATCATCCGTGGTGACAAGGTGTCGTTCTACATCCCGCCCACAGGCATTGCCGTGGTCAAGGATGGGGACAACTACGTTCGTGAAGCCCTCACCCTCGAACGCCTCGAGTATTCCATTCTGATCGATGAAGATGGAAACAAGCGCTACGAGAAGGGTCCTCAGGTCGTCTTCCCCGAGCCCACCGAGCGCTTCGTAGAAGGCAAAGGCGAAGAGACCGGTCAGCCCACTCGCAAATTCCGCGCAATCGAGCTCAACGAGCTTCAGGGCCTTCACATCAAAGTGATTGCCGATTACACCGAGAACGGCAAGGTTCACAAGGCTGGTGACGAGCTCTTCATCACCGGCAAGGAGACGGCCATCTACTACCCGCGTGAAGAACACTCGGCGATCAAGTACGACGGCAAGTCCAAGCACTTCGCAACGGCCATTCCGGCTGGCGAAGCTCGCTATGTCATGAACAGGAACACGGGCGAAATCAAGACGGTCAAGGGGCCATTCATGCTCCTTCCAGATCCTCGCACCGAGGTCATCGTTCGTCGTGTCCTGACGGAGAAGCAGGCTACGTTCTGGTACCCGGACAACGTCGAGGTGTTCGAATACAACCGCATGCTCAGGTCCATCCTGGCGCTCGCTCCCACGACTCGTGCGGGGGTTGTTTCGGAAGGTGACTTCGAGCGCAATTCTCGAGGTGCTGGCCAGAAGATGATGCGTTCGGCGCAGGTCGAGAAGACCGGTGGGGGCGTCAGGAATGCTATGGTGGCCTCCGCTTCGATATCCAACGCGGCGCCGGCTCAAATGGAATCCAGCCAGGTTGGTGGCAACCAGAACCTTGTGGGAGAGGAATTCAGCAGGGCATCGAGCTACAACCAACCCCGCACTCTCGACCTGAACACCAAGTTCCAAGGTGCGCCCGGCATCGAGCCTCGTACGGGATACGCAGTGCAGGTCGTTTCGAAGACCGGCAAGCGTCGTGTCGAAAGAGGTCCAGCGGCCATTCTGCTAGACTATGACGAGTCACTCGAAGTTCTCGAACTCTCCTCGGGCAAACCGAAGACGACGGACAAGCTCCTCCACACCGTCTATCTTCGTGTGGACAATAACAAGGTCACCGATCATGTCAAGGTCGAGACCTCAGACCACGTGCAAATCGAAGTGTACCTCTCGTATCTCGTCAACTTCGAGGGAGATCCGCTCAAGTGGTTCAGCGTGGAGAACTACGTCAAGTTCGTCTGCGACCACATCCGTTCGATATTGAAGGGTGCAGTTCGCAAGCTCAAGGTCGAGGACTTCTACTCCAATTCGACGGACATCCTCAGGGATATCATCCTTGGCAAGTCCACCGAGAAGGAGAAGCGTCCTGGCATGGTGTTCAACGAGAACAACATGCGAGTGGCCGATGTCGAAGTGCTCAAGGTCCAGCTGCTGGACGAGCAGATTCGTGTTCTCCTCGACCAATCGCAGAAGGCGGTTGTTCAGTCGAACATCGAACTCTCGACGCTGAAGCGCAGCCTCGTGCTGACTCAGCAGAAAGAGGACGTTGCTCGTCAGGAACAGACCATCAAGGCAGATACCAAGAAACTCAGCGACCAGATCAGCATCGAGCTCCTTTCGAGCACGCTTGCTGTTCAGCTGACTCAGCTGGGCAACACCTTGAAGGTTCTCGACTCCCAGAAAGAGGAGAAGAGGAAGAACGAAGAGATCACCGACTTGGTGATCAGCGCCAAACTCGAGCGTCAGCGTTTCGAACTGTCGCAAGCTCTCGAGTTCAAGATCCGCGAACAGGAGCAGACCATTCAGCTGCTTCAGGCCGAGACCCTTGCAACAACGGAACGGTTCAAGTCTGTGGTTCCCGGATTCGCCGAAGCCCTCACTGCCCTTGGCAACAAGGACACGATGGTCAAGGTGGCTCAGGCATGGAGCATCCAGACGGCGCTTGGAGGATCGAGTGTCTCCGAGGCAATCAGCAAGGCATTCGCCGGTACTTCGGTGGAGCCTCTGATGAAGAAGATCGCTGGTATGGCGCAGAACGGCAGCAATGTCGTGGCTGCTCCGATCACTCCCGCATCTTAAACCGGGGTCGCTACCTGGTTTGGAAACCGGCTATCTAGGAGAACGCACACTCCTCTACTGCCGGTTTCTTTTGCCTATTTTCCTGGGATAAGGGTTTGAAGGCGGAAAACCCTTTCTCAGGAGGAAACAGGTGAATCTCAGAGACATGCTATTCGTCGATTTTCGACGAAGTGAACTCACGAACTTCGTAGACCTTGCTCAGAAGAATCCGAACTGTCGCAACTTCGGCACCAAGGATGTTGTTGCTCTTGTGAGCACCAATCGAACCCAGGTCATATGGGTGAAGGGGTTCTACACCATTAACGTCAAGGGCCAACCACAGGTCAGATACCTTCGATCAGAAAGGTGTCGGTTGCTGGAAGGGGAGAAGTGGAATCCCCTGCGGATCGGCGACTACGCCAGACAAGCTGGATTCACCATCACTAACTTCTACATCATCGAGAAGAAACTAGCTCCGTTGGTGAAGAAAGTGGACAAGCTCAAGAAGGAATGGGGTATCAAGGGGATTGTGAAAGAGGCGGCGTAAGCTGCTTGGGGGAGGGTATGATTCAACCCTTTTCTTTCACTTTCTAGGAGCGAACATGTCTACGAGGGTCGAGAGGTTACGACAACGAGCGATGGGATCGGATTACGTTGTTCGTAGCTTGACCGTTAAGCACGAGATGTTCTACGCATCCGATCTCATAGTGAATGCGGATGTCATCGTCGACGAACATCCTGTAGGAAATCGAGACTTCGGTATTGTCCACACAGAGCTGTTCAGCATGCTCGGTCCGCATACTTCGCCGATGTCTTACAAGCGAACATCGTGGAAGACTTCGGACGGAAAACCTATTCAGGAGTTGAGTGAAGTCGTTGCAGTCCTCGATCTAGAACTTCGCGCCTTCCTGATGAACAGATTCAACGCCGAGCTCTACGATCTCACCGAGCTCATTCTACCGCGAGCAACCAAAGTCATTTCTTGGTGGCGTCGTCTATTCGCTTGGTTCTAGGAGAACAAATGGGAACGATGTCTGGTATCGATATTTGGCGTCGAGGTGCGGCACGCATGCTTGAAAAGCAAGAACAAGAAGTCTCAATACAGGAGAGGCAGCTCTTCAAAGAGACCTTCTTCAACATGATGCACCTATATTTCTATCAATCCGACGACAAGAATCTAGCACACATGAAGTGGCTGATAGATCAGTTCGCTCAGTGCATCAAGGGAAACCTGTCGTTCGAGGCAACTGAAGAATTCATCGTCGGTAATCTTCCAGAGGAGATGAGGTAGTGGCTGACAACGATCCGTATGACGCAAGTAGCATCGGAGTTCTCAAGGGCCTGGAGGGTGTTCGTCATCGCCCAGGCATGTACATCGGAGATACGGACAACGGAGATGGGCTCCATCACCTCGTAAGCGAAGTGGTGGACAACTCAGTTGATGAGCACCTGGCTGGACACTGCAATCAGATCGACGTGGCCATCAACGCGGATGGATCGATTACGGTTGCAGACAATGGCCGAGGTATTCCGACGGAGATGCACCCTACCGAGGGACGTCCAGCGGCCGAACTCGTAATGACTGTTCTGCACGCTGGTGGCAAATTCAACCAAGACACCTACAACGTGTCTGCTGGACTTCACGGCATTGGTGTTTCTGCGGTGAATGCACTGTCTGAGACCTTGCACATGGTCATCTTCCGAAATGGGGTCGTTCACGAACAATGGTTCCAACGAGGGAAGCCGGCAACGGAGCTCACCCAGACTGGAACCACAACTGCTCGAGGGACGGTGATCAAGTTCAAGCCGGACCTGACCATCTTCAAGAACGTGGTCAATTTCGAAGCTAATCGCATCGCACGAAAGCTTCAAGAGCTCGCCTATCTTAACAGTGGGCTCAAGATCACCCTTCTCGACTACAACACGCTCGAGAACCGGGAGTTCCACTATTCTGGTGGTTACATCCAGTACGTCATCGACCACACGCAGGGCAAGCAGGTCCTGCATGAAGAGCCCATCTACTTCTCAGGTAGAAGCGGCAAGGTTCAGGTCGATATCGCTATGCAGTGGAACGACACGTACAACGAGCTCGTGTCCTGTTTCACCAACACAGTGAAGAACAGAGATGGCGGTACACACTTAGGAGGGTTTCGTCAGGCCCTCACCCGTACCATCAATAACTACGCTACCGAGTACAAGATCTTCAAGGATAAAGACGAGCCGTTAACCGGTGACGACCTTCGAGAAGGCTTGGTGGCCATCATTTCAGTGAAGTGCCCGGATCCGAAGTACGACAGTCAGTCCAAACACAAGCTGATCTCTTCAGAGGTATCCACTGCGGTAGCTGCGGTGGTCTCCGAGAAGTTCAAGGACTGGCTCGATCTTCACCCAAAAGAGGCGAAGGTCATCATATTCAAGGCTCAGATTGCTGCAAAAGCTCGAGAAGCAGCTAGAAGAGCTAAAGATCTGGTCCAGCGCAAGGGTGTGCTGGAAATGGATTCTCTTCCTGGCAAACTAGCTGACTGTCAGGAACGCAAGCCGGAGAAGAGTGAGCTCTTCATCGTAGAAGGCGAGTCTGCTGGTGGCTCTGCCAAGCAAGGAAGAGAGCGCAAGTTCCAGGCTATTCTTCCTCTGCGTGGAAAAATCATGAACGTCGAGAGAGTGCGATTCGATCGCATGCTCATGTCTCAAGAGCTCGCAACGCTTATCATGGCTCTCGGAACAAGTGTTGGGCCAGAAAAGGATCTCAACAAGCTTCGATATCACAAAATCGTCTTAATGGCGGATGCCGATGTCGACGGTAGTCACATCAGAACTCTGCTGTTGACGTTCTTCTTCCGTCACTTTCCCGAGCTATTCGATCGGGGACACATCTACATCGCTCAACCACCTCTCTATAAGGTCAAGCGAGGCAAGGTGGAGACGTACGTAAAGAACGAATCAGCCATGGAAGCTTACGTGGCTAACATCGCAGCGAGAGAGTACGAAGTAGTGGTCTGGACTGGGACGGAGTGGTTCAGAATTGCGGATGACCTGTTGATCCACTTCATGACGAATATGGAATATCGAATACAGTTTCCTCCAGGAATTCCATACAAGATCTTCACCAAAAAGCAGGAACAGCCAGTTCCAGATTTGGAGTCTCCGCATGGAACCTGTGCAACCATCGCAGCTCTTGCAAAGAACGGTATCCAGGTGCAGCGTTATAAAGGATTGGGAGAAATGAGTGCTGAGCAGTTATGGGAAACCACAATGGATCCCAATCGACGCTCCCTACTTCAAGTCAAAATCGAAGATGCTTCTCAGGCAGACATGCTCTTCTCAGCTCTTATGGGGGATGATGTGGAACCCAGAAAGCGCTTCATCGAAGAGAATACCCACTATGTTCGTCGTCTCGACGTATAGTCAGGAACAACATGAGTACAGGCGATCCAATGTGGCCGTGCGGACACATCAACTGGGGCTTCGATCTAGCTGGAAAAGTTTTGACGGAGTGCGGACTATGCAACCCATCAAAGACGACCACGTACCTCTTGTCTGAGCCAAAGCAGCTCGACGAGATGCCTCCACCTCCTCCAACAATACCAGTTACGCCTAAACCTGATTCCGCGGGTAGCATGTTCCGTTTGTCTGAGCAGGAAATGGCTGGTGCAAGCTATCACTACGCGATTAGCCAGTACAAAGCGTATCGAGAACTATGCAAGAAACACAGTTTCACGATGACCTTCTTACATGACGAGATCACTTTCGACGGACCGGAGGAGAATCGAGAAGCATTCTTGAAGGAGTGGGGAGAGCTCATCAAGAAGCGAACCGAAGAGCTCACCAAAGATATCGTGGAGAAGTATCGATCGGCTTACGGAGAAGTCCCATTCGACATCCCAATCCATCCACATGCCAGAGAGTGGAGCGATCCTCTGACTGGAAAGTTCGATACCAGAAGCCCACCAAGGGCAGGACAGATCCCTCGTAGAACTAAAAAGGAAAAGGAACAGTTATTCAACAGTCTTTACGGTGGATCGATGACTGGGCGCCTGAGTGTGAAGGACACACCAAAGAGCTCAAGTTATCCTAGAGAATTGAACGAACCTCTCTGCGAAGGCTGTGCTCGAGAGCTATTTCTTCATCGACGAGATGTGGAGAATATCGAATGGCGGGCCTACCACATCATTCCAGAAGAGGGATCTGAATATTACTGCCGTCGAGAAGCCTACTACCTGACTAGAACGACTCTAGAGGCGTATCAAGCATGGGCCAGAGAGCAGGCGAGGAAGAAGGGTTACGTACCCATATTGAATGGGCGGAGACGTTTCCTTGCAGATGACAAACACTTCGTCAGAGAGGTACTTGGGCAATTCGTCGAACCAGAGAAGCCTATTCTCTACAAGAAGTCTCGAGCTGTAGGGAAGTCCACAGAGTTGGGAGATTGGCTTCTCGCTACCATCGAAGATCCGGAACTGATCCGGCAATTTCAAACCGCACAGCGCTTTGCAGACAAGAAACTAGCTGCCAACGGGAAAGAGTTCCTCAAGAACAACCCGGATGCTTCAGCAGCTTGGTCAGCCTCTCTTCGCAGAAGAATAGCGAAATCAGAAGAAGCTGATCGGAAGAGGAAAGAGAATGAAAGTATTCCATGGGATCCCTATGGTGACTGGGAGGATTAATTCAATCTTCACCGACGAGCGCCCCAATGTATTGCTGAAGACTGGGCGTCGATTCAATCAGTCAGACTACCCGCACTCGTACGTCTCTCATTCGATTAACTACACGCAGCTCGAGATGAGGATCTTGGCTGCGTACGGTGGCATCTCTAATCGGCGATTCAATAAACTACGTACACACATCGCAAAGGTACTGCTACATGGAAGATGAGAATCGTGCCGGGAAGATCATTCTCTTCCTAGATCCAGAAGGCATTCCAACTGGAGTTGGGTACTACCACAGATGGGGAGATCCCAATCTCAACGCGTTCAAACAAGTTTCCGAGCATTCAGTTGCGTGGGACACTATCCCAGGTGAGAACCTCTCTCGAGCTGTTCACAGGTGTCTTGGAATTCCTGTTGTAGAAGACTGAGCACTAAAATAATACCCCTTTTGGAGGCATAAGGCCTTGAACGCCCCTTCCCCTTCGGCGTTTTTTGGAGGTCTTATGGTGACGGTTCTTCTAGTTGAAGACGATGATCTTGTTCGGCGTGCCACAACTAAGCTGCTCATTCGGTTGAGATACAAGGTCATCGGCTTCTGCGATGGCAGTCTTGCTCGAGAGTTTCTCAAAACCTCGAACGAGAATATCGATTTGATCGTCAGCGATATACGGATGCCAGAGATGGATGGTATCGAGTTCTACCGATGGCTCGCGGAACACATGCCTCACATGTTGTCGAGCTTCCTATTCCACTCGAGCTCCGAGAGCATACTGACTACTGTCGATTTGAAGAACGTTCCTCGCATTGACAAACCAGCGGACTCGAAGAGCTTCACGACGTTCATCACTAACCATCTCAAATCCAAGAAAACGGATGCTGGTTCTCAGCTACCCTAGTGGGGTAAGGTAAATCTATGAGTGACGAGAAGAAAGACAAAGGAGAGTCGGTAGTAGGAATGCTGTTCCAGCCATGCCCTCACGTCCATATGCATCCACTCGGTCAAGTAGAAGGACTTCTCTTTCGAGAGGGCTCGACACCGCAGGGTGAGATCGTCTACGAGGACAAGAACCACAGCTTCGTTGGCGGCGGAAATCCGAAGCACTCGGCCCGCTACGATCAGATGGATTGGAACTAAAACTTGATCTCCATAACCGTCCAATTCCACCAGGAACGGGCGGCCTACAGCTTTCATTTCGATCCTGGCAGCGCTTGGCGGGTCATCCTCCAAGCAGCCTGCTTCGTTATCGAAACGGCCTTGCGACATTGGTACATGTTGCGACCGGCCGCAGCTGTTAGTTGAGGAGTCGTGGGACTTCTCTTTTGCCCGATGTCAGACCCAACCAATACAAGGAACACATGACAGCACTCATCCCCGGAGTCGATATCAACCCCAACGCAGTCAATCTCGCGAATCAAGAGTACGAGCTGGTTCAGAACTTCCTCAACAACAAGAACCTCAACAAGTCATGGTTCGCTCACGGCACCAAGATGCTGGATATGGGTGAACAGAAGGCCATGGAGGGTAGGACCCAGTGGGAGAACCTTCCGATGGTCGAGGAGGCCAGCGATAAGCTGATCGAGCGCATCAAGGCGGAGAACCGCTACGATATCGTCACCAAAATCAAGGAGCTCTCCGTCGATGGTATGGGAGTTCTTCGTGGAGCTCCTGGCGGTGGTGGCCTCATCATGGAGCCCGTTGGGTGGAATCAGCTCGCCAAACTCGGGCCCGATGCAATGGATAGCCGGCTTCGGTCCAACCTCAACAGCTGGATGAAGGACTGCACCAAGGAGACGAAACTCCGTACTCGTAACCCGGATGCGACCACCAACATGAAGCAGTGCTTCGCAGCGGTGGGCAAGAACTATCAGGCGTTCGACTGGGATCAACTAGCGGCAGTCACCAAGGCGACGCAATACCCCAGCGATGCACGGGCAGACGTTAAGTACGACGGATCTCGAGCCACCTTCGAGGTTGTTCTCCACAACCCCTACGAAGTGGACGAGCTCGGAGTTGGTCGGTTGTTCCGTGTCGCCATCATCATCTCGAGTGCAGACAATGGCACCGAGGGATACCGCATCAAATACAAGGCGGTTCGTATCGCCTGCATCAACTGCACTCTCGTCAGCGATGAGAACTTGGTGTTTCGCACCACACACCGGGGCAACAAGATTCAAGATGTCGTCGAGGCTGCCATCCGAGCCTCCTCCACAGCTCTGGATAGCTTCGCTTCTCGTTGGAGTGATGCCTACACGAAGCAGTACCACGATAGGTACGATGGCACCCCACTGGGCGCCGAAGAGACATTCAAGCGGCTCATCGCTGCCAAGAAGATTGTGGTTCCCCACCTCAACAGGGACGATCTTCTTTCCTACCTCATGACTGCGTGGAACAAGGAACCGGGCGATACTGTCGCTCATGTCAATGCAGCCATCACTCGCATGGCTCACGAATCGGCCCCAAGCTGGAAGTCGCCCTGGTACCAGGAAGACCTCGAGGAGGCGGCTGGCGAGCTCCTCTACCAGAAGAACTACGTAATCGAGCCCATCGACGAAGAGAAGCGCGACGAATGGGAGTGGTAGACGATCTGGCACCAGACTTGGATGATTCTGAACTAACCGAATGCTACGAGAAGATCAAGGCGACCTACGAGGACAGACTGAAAAACGTTCTAACCGGGATCAAGACCGAGTTGGAGCGTTTTTCATGGTTCTGCTCCAAGATCTACGAGCAAGAGGATGGGCGATACGCCATCGGTGTCTCTCGGGACGCGAACCACCTAACCCGTGACGGAGATCCGGACGAGCAAGACGTAGATGTTGTTGCTCAGATCCTGAATTCCAAGGATTGGGATGGTACACGTGGAGGTATCTCATTCAACGTAGATATTACCTCCTACGGGGGTGAGATGATCGGCGGTCTCACACCCTATAACTACACGGATGATGTTTGGGTGCCTGTCACCGATGAATCTCGAGTCGAATGCAGGATTCACCTTATCGAGAATGCTGATCCATATGATGTGGTTAAGCTTCTCCAGAAATGGCTGAAAGGAAGAGCTGCGCGATGACTCCAATGGAACTGATTCAGCAAGATGTCGACAAGTTCATCACCAGGGTTAAGAAGGGGGACTTGGGAGCCGTAGTTGCTCATTGGCCTGATGACAAGGTTCGAGATCTCTGCATCAAGCTCATCAAGGAAGAGAGCAAAGAAATGCTCGACGCAATTGATGAGGAGAATTGGGCGGAAATCATCGATGGGGCAGCTGATACGATTTTCGTCGTGCTCTACGCCATGTCCAAAGCTGGTATCCGACTAGCGCCGTTCTGGGAGGAGGTTTGTTGGACCAATCTTCAGAAAGAAGGCGGACCACTAGATCCGGTGACAGGAAAACAGCTCAAACCAGAAGGTTGGAAACCGCCCCGAATTAAGGAGCTGTTACTTCTCGAGCAAACGCGATCCAAACTTCTCAACAAGGTTGCCTGGGGAAGAAAACAAGTCCACATGCTCAAGACGTGGCCCACTGGGTTCGATGCAATCCACAGCGGAGCAAAGACCCACGAGTGGAGACGTCAGGATCGAGGTTTCAGAAATGGAGATATTCTCGTTCTTCAAGAATTTGGGGACGAGAAAGGGTATTGCGCTGATTGTCATGTGCGGGTGAGAAGCGTTTCGTAGATCAAGACGAAACTACGTCAAAGAAATGCCTTCTATGTGCTGGTACTGGAGCTGGAAGGTACACAGGTCGAGAGTTGATCTGTGCCGTCACGTACATTACTGGCGAGAGTCAGATGGTGCAGTATTACCCGGTGGCGCTCAGCCCGGATACTCGCTGGGTTGTTATGAGCATCGTCAAGCTCTACGAGCTCGATCCAATCCTATTTACAGGCACAAATCTGAAGCCCTGGCGAGAAACTCTCAACACACAGGCCTTCGAAAAATAGTCACAACACACGGCATAAGCTGTTGGCTCTGGAAACAGAGACCAGGAGCTGAAAAGCCGGTCTACCCAGCGACGTACCAGGGAACACCCTCCACCAGTGAGTGATGCGGCGTGAACCAAGGTACTGAGGGAAGATGCAGGATGCTCCAACCTTCTCTAGCTACCTGAGGAAACATGAAGATCAAAGACAAGGACAAGACACTGTTCTGGCTTCGTCGACGACTTACCCACCTCGAACGGTCCAATGGGATACCTACCCAAGAAGAAATGGCCCGGATGGGCATTCCGTATGCAGACCGTCAGAAGCTGATTGATCAAGCGGCCAAGGATCTCGATAGCAAGAAATCCGAAATCGAATCGCTTCAGAATGCGATCGGCTTCATCGAAGAAATAGGCTGATCGACTGGGGGAGCTACGGCTCTTCTTTGCCTATTTCGTCGCAAGTCCTATCTCCAAAAACGGTATAAGCGTTTGAACCCGTAGTAGAGCGCTTCGGGTATCTTTTTTCAGGAGGAATAGGTCATGGAACACGCACGCGAAAGGCCCGATGGTAGAGGGCCCAGAGTAACCCGAATTCAGCCAATGGTGCAGAGGCTTCTAGACAATGCACCACAATACGAGCCTCGAGCTCGTGTTGATGACGGGCTTGCCATCAACGAGGTCGTTCTTGTGCAGCGACAGCAGCAGGGGGCTGCGTCCGCTCTACATGCCAAATGGCAAGAAGAAGGCTTTGTTGACCGCTTGTCGAGAGACGAGTGCGCAACGCTCGCGAGGGCTGGTTTCAAGATCGAAAAGGATCGGGATGGGTTGTGGGTGTGGTGGAGAGAGAAGAAGTTGAGTCATTTGTGGCTGGCCATTGGATCAGACGGATGGAGGAGCACACAAGCTCCTCATCCAAAAGGGCAATGGAAAGTGATCGGGAGTGTCTACCGCCCAATCATTCCCTATTTCGAAGACTATGCGGTCACTCCGCAGACAATCCTTCGGGAGGGTCTGGTCACGGCAGTGCTCGCAATGCATGAGCATGCGCCCGACAAGGTCTTCAGCGAGAAGTTTTTCGCGATTACCAAGGAGCTATGTGACGAGGCCGTTCTCGGTCTTGCTACAGATCAGGCATGGTTCGATGATATCGTCCAGCAAGTGACGATGGTAGAGCCACATAACCGTTCTCAATCTGAGAACAACGAGACTGCCTTCGGCGAGGCAAACCACTCGTAACAATCAACACGCCGGACGAACAACAAGGAGGGTGATATGTCGAAGGTGATTATTGTTCTGATGGCATGCGTGATGGGATGTGGCAGCGATGCGACTGATACTGGAGATATTGTGGGGCCCCAAGGACCTCAGGGACCACAGGGAGATACCGGTCCTCAAGGTCCTATGGGTTCTACCGGCGCTATGGGTAGTAGCGGCGCTACTGGAGCTACTGGTCCGCAAGGACCTCAGGGACCGAAGGGCGATACCGGCAGTCAGGGTCCTCAAGGTGCCACTGGTGCTACCGGGGCCACGGGTGCAACTGGAGCGACTGGACCGCAAGGCCCGGCTGGTCCTGCCGGATCGGGACTGATACTGATTGCAGGCGGTCCGACGATGGATGGACGGGAGCTCGGTCTTCCGGTCTCGGCCAACTACCGAGCCTCGGATCCTCTTGTTGCCGGATTCTACGGCCACCAGGTAACACAGAACACATCGCAGGCTCCAAAGGACTTCATTGTCCTCTCGATTCCTGCGCCTGAGATCTTCTACATCACCACCGGGTGTAGTGGTAACGGGTTTGTCAATGCGATTGGTACGTCTCCGATTCCAACGTTCAGCAATGTGCTGTTCTGGGTGCCGGCATCTAACGTTTTACTCAAGCGAGATACCAACTCGCTCGGAGGTCCGATCAACTACAACTCTCGTAGAATCGGGGGGAATTGTGTGGGCGGGTCTGGGCAAACCGGAAGTCGACAGGATTTGATAGATTCGGGCTTCCGTATGTTGGTTCAGGAATCGTTTCCCTGGACCATAACGATGATCTGATGAGATCTGAGATTCTAAGGGGCGGCTTGTGCGCCTCATTTTTTGCCAGGAGAAAGAAATGTCTATGTGGAAAAAGTGGTTGAGCGAGCTCACTCCATCTCAGTTCGCCTCGTTGAAACTCGAGATGTCTAACGGAGAGTCAGATATCTCCATTGTGCGATCCCCTATCGAAGACTTCATGTACACCTCCACACCTCCATACGTGGATGTCTTCAACCTGATTCCCCTCTACCACAAGCTGATGTTCAACGAGAATCTACTTGTACGGGGGCCCAAAGGAGATGGTAAATCCCTCTCCCTCATCGCTCTTGCGGCGACTACACAAACTCCAACCATCACTGTACCGTGTAGTGAAGATATCAAGAAGAAAGATTTGATCGGTAACTTCTTCTTCAAAGGTAGTGAGACGCCCTTCATGTTGGGCAGCATGGCCACCGCCATCGATGTTGCCAACGAGTACGGTCGAGCCATCATCGCCTTCGAAGAGGTAAATGCCCTCACACCTCAGACACAAAAGCAGCTCAATGAGTTTCTCGATTTCCGTAAGTCGGTATCCATTCCTCAAGCTGGCAAGACCTATCGCTTGAGAGCTGGAGCTCAGATTTGGGCTGTTGGTCTCATGAATCCGTCTCTCTACGGAGGCACCTACGATCTCAATGAAGACTTCCGGTCTAGATGGGTAGAGGTTGAGATCGGTTACCCCACACAGAGCCAAGAGAAGGCCATTTTGGAAGCCAATGTACCTATACCGGTGGGTATGGATCCAGTTGCTTTCGATGCCTTCGTTCTGGGTTGCACCACGTTGGCCGCTGAGACCAGAGAGAAGAGACACAGCCTCAGCTATGCCCTCTCTACTCGAGACGTGGTGAAGCTATTGAGGACCATCCTGCTTCTAGGGCCCGAATCGGCCTTGCAGATGCTCTTCCACAAGTTCGAGGGCAAGGACAAAGAGACCGTGGCGGCTCGAATCAGCTCAAGCTTTGCCGGATTCAAGGCCAAGGAGAAGTGGAACAGCACTAGGGCAGCGGTATGAAACGACCGCTGTCTGAGTACGTAGATCCAGAGTTCAACATCCCAAGCAAGGACCCCTTCTACAAAACCAACCACATCTTCAACGGATTGTTCGATAAGAAGATCGTCCTCAAAGAAGACAAGGTCTCGAGCACCAACATCGTCGGTTTCGTGGCTGTGAATTTCAGCCAGGTCGTGATCCAGAAAGTAATCGAGGTGTATGGCCCGGTGGAGTGCCTTCTGAGTTGTGGGCATACTTCGATGGCACGACGAGAAGCCATTATTCGTCCAGGAACAGAGATGTCCTGCTATCGCTGCGGCATGATGTACGCCTATCGCAGCTTCGAGCACGAGTGGAGTCACATCATATTCAAATCGTCTCCGGCTCTGTTTCACAGGTTCGTGACGATGTACTCAGCACATTTCGGAGCTCACGTAGAGGTGTTGATTCGTCAGATCGTTGAGGCTTTCGACGATCTACGCGTGAACAGTTTGTGGTCTCTCGTCTATCCAGGTTCAGCAGGAGAGATCGCCTTGAAGTGGAAGGAGCTCGCAGAGGCTGCTCCAGACCTCAATGAGAACTTCATCTCTTGGATCTTCGGCGTGGCTCTGGATGCCGAGAATCTCAATAGGAGAAAAGGACCTTTTCACGATCTAGTCCCGCTAGCTCGTAAGGCTACAGAGGCTGTGAAGGGACGTGGTGCGGCCAATATGCTGGCCGTTGTGCGCTGGTTCCTCGAGCAGTGTTTGGAACGACTCATCAATCCTCCCGAGGAAGAAGAAAAAGGTGAAGGACAGGAAGAGCAGCAGGAAAGTGGAGACAAGAGCGACGATAGAGAATCTCCACAGTCGCAGGCACGGCCCGAAACCAGAGATGAGGCAGCGCAGCAGCTCTCTGACCGAGCACACACGTTCCGTCGAGACCAAGAGCACTACCAGCTCAGCCAGCACGACAAGACAGTAAACCCTCTCCACAAGCTACAGATCTCTGATGAGGCGGCGCTGGCCAAGATCTTCAACATGCCGATGCAGGGGAAACAGGAAGAAGTCCCCACACTCCAATCTATGGGGCTCAAGGTTCCAGTCGATGGAGATATGGAAGGCGCAATCAAGGCACTTCAGAGAGCATCGGAAGGAGAGCTCAGCAAGAACCAGTTTCTGCTTACCGAAGCTGCTGCCAAGGTGCTCATCGCCGATGTAGAGCCCAAACACATCTCGCCCAATGCTCGCATCGTCATTCCCCTCGATGAAGAAGAGCAAATTGATCGGATGCGCTCGGTCTTTGCGAAGTTCATCGGCAAAAAGATCTCCAGACTTGTTGACGACGGAGATGAAATCGATGTACAGGCAATGATCCAATATCGAATGGATGGCCAAGATGATGCAGTATTCGAGGACGACGGATTTGATCGCGGGTTCTCCTATCTGACGCTTTGTGACATGTCAGGGTCCATGACCGGCAATCCATTCAACTACGTCTGCATCGGATCTGAGATGCTCAAGCGAGCTCTAGACTATCCATTCGTACGCGGAAATCTGTGGGGTTTTCGAGGAGCCATAGGAAAGGACTTTGGTGTCTATCCCACGATCAAAGAAAAGATCGCTGCCCTCACAAACGGTGGTGAGGTGTGGATCTACAAGTACCACAAGGATTGTGATGGTTATTTAGCGACTGAGGTGGAGGCACAGGGTCTCTACGCGAACCAGAAGAGCACTATACCGGTGTCATGTGATGGCATGACTCCCACACACACGGGAATTCACGTTGCGGTGAAGCACCTCGCATCGAGCACTCCGCCTGGAATGAAGAAGAGGTTATTTCTTCTCACTGACGGTAATCCAACCCAATTCAAGGTCGACGGCAAGGACATTTCTAGAGAAGCGTTGATGGGTTTCGTTCGGAAGGAGATTGAGTACGCACGAACGAAGAAGGTGATGATCTATACCGTCATCCTTGGAAACGAAATCACGGATGCAGACGCTCTCGAGATGTTCGGTCCTCCTTCCTTCTGGCGTCGAGTGCCCGCAATTGAGATAGGACAAGCCTTGCTCGAAGTGGTGCTTCGAGAGTTCGTACGGTTCCTCCGACATTGAAGGGATAAGAACTTGAACAGGTCCGAAGCATAGCCTTCTGTCTCTGATGCTACGTCAGGGCTGATCAACACTACCCATCGAGGGCGCTACGCCCCCAACACGAACTTGTGACGAGCTCGAGAGGGGGAGGCGCTAACGGCTTCCCAGTAAACCCTTCTCGAGCTCGTATCGTTCGTATGGAAGCAAGTGGCTGCGGACCTGTTCACCTTTTCTGTTGGAGGACGGAATGGAACATTTTGAACTATCGAAGCTGAGCACAGACCGAGACCGTTTGACCAAGGTGCTCAGAGCCTTTACTGAGATGCAAACTAAGATCGCTTTTATGGTTGCTCGAGACGATCTCTTAAAGTTGTTTGCGTCGAACGACGATCGAAAGTACACAACAGCAACTACTGTCAGCTATCTCACGTACATCTGCGAATACCTCGGTGAAAGCGATCGGTGCTATTTCAAACCTGATGAGCTCTCCAAGGTGATTTCGACATTGTCGATGCCTTCAGAGAGGAAAGGCTTCGCGGTTCCTAGCTACGCACAACCCCTGGGCTGGGATGATAACTTGATGGACAAAAGCATCAAGGCGAGTGACGGAGCAGACATGGATCCACAACAGCTCAAGAACGCATTGAGCTACCTGCTTCGCCCAGATCTCTCGAAGACAACTCAAGGCGACTACTTTGGAGTCATCTTCCGTGGAGACGAGATGATCACCACCACTGGACAGCTAATGCTCATCCAGAACGGGCTTCCTGTGGTCACGACAGAGCCGCGACTCCTTGGCTACGATGCCGCGGTGGCCCTCTACTCGATCCTGAGGACGCCTTTTGTGTCTGAGGTTCAGATGGGGGTAGCCAAGAAATCTGGCATCTTCGGAGTTCGTGTAGAGATAGATGACGGTTCAGAGATGTTCTTCTGGAGTAAGCCGAAGTACCACCCCATCGACGACTACAAAGATCCACGCCCAGCCGTAGATCCGAGGTCGGTGGGTTTCGTGGTTCATGGCCCGTTCCTCGAGTCAGTTCTCACTGGCACGATGCAAGCCGTGACTGATAAAGAAAGACCGGTCGTGACCTTGAAGACAACCAACACTGGCCTCCAGTACACGAGCTACGGAGCTGACGAGAAGTATCTCAGCCCTGCACGACCGATCTATCAGGGTGAGATTCCAATGACTAGGTCAATGCAGAATCAAGAAGAAGTCACGATCTGCGCCCGAGCTGACAACCTAATTCAAGCTGTTAAGGGATTAGGTGACAGTGCCCAATTCATCATCCCATTCCATCCCCTTCTCGGTTTTCAGGTGCACACAATCGATCCGTTCTACATCAACTGCAACCAGAGTCAGTTCGCCCTGATTGCTCCCTACGTGCTTGACCGAGAGCAGGTCATTCCACTAGAGAAGCTCAAGCGAAAAGCCAACAACGCCATGGAGCCGTGAATGACCCGATCAGATAGAGAGATTATCCGCATCATCCGAACCACTGCTGGGCCGTACCCAGATCTAGAGAAAGCTCTACCTGGGATGTCGGAGATGGCGAAAATGGATCTAGCTCGCCTTCTAGATACGACCCAACAGCATGCCGAAGCAGATGGCCGTAGAAGAGGTCGCCGCGAGTTTGGAAGAATTTATTAACGCGGAGGCGTCGGATCGTCGTCCTCGAGCTCGCCATTCTGTCCACCTATCTTCCAAAAGTCTGGAGGATTGGTGGATGTGGAGGGACCTGTTCTGGCATCAGGAAACCGTTGTTTTTGCCATTTGAAACAGATCATGAAGTTCAAGAGGAGCAGAAAGTTCGTTCCAACCATCGCAAGAACTGTCTGGACCTCATCTCCATTCAAGAAGATCGCAGTGCTCGCGTTTGTGAAGACTGGAAATCCAACCAGACCGCAAATAGCGAGGCTTAACGGAGAACCCCGGTGCTTCCAGGATCTCCAGAAGTGTACGCCAACCGGCACCCAGGCAGCCGCAAGCACTGCCGACACCACCACGAGGGCAATTTCGTTCGAACTCATTAAACTATACTACTTTGCGTTTTTGATGTCTGGGAACGCGTTCTCCATTTGAGATGACGGACGACCGTAGCGTTTCTCGAACATGCGACCGGTGACTGTGGCAATCGGGCTCATGAAGCGCTCAGTCTCGATCTTTTGAATGGTCTCACGCTTCTTGTACTTGATCTCGTGTCGGAGAATGAAGACGAAGAAGATCAAGAAAGGAATGATAGTCCAGAAGTAGGTCATGTCAGACTTCCCTTTGATTTGGTGCTTTCCGGAAGGGGGATTTCCGTGACACCGGTAACATCTTCTATGAAGTCATCAGGGAAAGATCCCATGGCTTTCTTGTCTCCAAGAATGCGAACCAGAACCGCCATGATGACGACTTGCTTGTGGTTGACCTTGTCGATGTTGTCCAACTTCTTCTCCAAGCGAATCATGAACCAAAGGCACATGGCTGCTGGAAACCCATAGAGCTGGATGATTTTAAGGATGATATCGACGTCCATGTACTACCCCCATAACAAAAAAAGGCCCGGTCAGAAATAGACCGAGCCTATTGTAACTCAGCACCCAATCTCAGGGCATCCACGCACGTTTTGCCATCTTCTCTTGTTGAGGCTGCTGTTGTTGCGCTTGTTGCTGAGGAGCTGGTTTCTTGGGAGCAGGCTTCTGCGGCGGTTGGCCCCCAGCCGGAGGCTGTCCTCCCGCTGCTCCTTGTGCGCCATCGCTCGATGGAGGCGGCGGGGCTCCACCAGGAGAACCACCAGGAGGTCCTCCTCCCTGTGCTTGCTGTGCAGCCTGCTGTTGGATGGTGGGACGAACAGGAGCTGTCTGTACAGCCATGTTCTTGATGGCCTCATCAACCATCTTTCCATCATCCTTCTGCATCTGAGCGATGAACTTCGCAAGCTGTGCAGGGTCATCGACAGACATGCCGACCTGCTTTTCGAGCTCCGCCAGCTTTCCTGCCCAGCGATTGAGCGCTTCAGGAGGAATGTTCGCCTGAACAGCGAGAAGCTTCTGGTCTGGGGGCATCGGAGGAGCGGGATCCATTGGACCGGCAGCAGACATCATGCTGTCGCCACCAGCCTCAGATCCCATTCCACCAGCCATTCCAGCGCCAGCTTCTGGATGACGAGCCGAATTCGCAAGCTCCTGCATGTTTCCTCCATCATTCGAAGGAGGAACTTGAACAGGAGCCATTGGAGAAGGCTTGAACCGACGCATCGGATCTTGTTGAACAGCAGCACCTGCCTGCGGTCCTGCCATTGCTGGATCTTGTCCAGGAGGAGGCGCAGCAGCCGCACCACCAGCCGCCGCAGGATCCATTGCCATTGGATCTCCCTGGGCCATCGAGCCATCATCCATAGCTGGAGCCATCATGGCGATCTTGAGCATTCGAAGATCTGGAACCCAGTTCTTCTGCTCGAGAACCTCCATGGCGAGGTTGAGTGGATGAAGAGCATAGGCCGAAGCCGTCTTCACCAACTCGTATGGATTGAAGCCAGCGGCAGCGCAGTAGAGCATCACCGAGGCATCATCTAGCACGCGACCCGAGGCGATCTTCTTCAGATCGTGATCGAGGCAAGTGTAGAATCGCGCTTCGAACAACGCATCATCCGGATTGAGCTCGAGGGCTGAAGCTGCTTTATAGAAAAGCTGCTCCGCAACTGGCTGTCCATTTGCGAAGCGCTTGAAGACTTGTTGGGCGAGTTCGATATCCATTTGTCCCTCAGCTATTTTTTAGCCATTCGGATCGAACTGACCCGTGATGAGAGCCAGCGAGCTCACTGCAACAGGAACTGCTCGTTCGAACTGGATGGCTGCCGACTCCTGGATAACAGTACCACCAGCATCCGTCGCAATGGTATGCGAAGGGATGTAGCACTCCTCCATGTAGATGGCGCCGACCGTATCCTCATTCGAGTCACGGAAGTACATCAGCATGCCAACAGGCTGGCTGAAGAGATCCGAGGCGAGGTTCAGGTAGAGGTTCTCGTAACCAGGAGGGATCTTGACGTTGTGGGGGTTGGCCTGCGTCACGACACCCGGATTCGGGAAGACGAAGGGTACCACCGTAGGCGGCAAGAGGTCCTGGTAGTATGCGTACAGCATCCTGAGCAGCGAAGGGCCGTGATACATGACTCGAGAGAGCCCAAGCTGTCCCACGGTGCGTCCAGAGATGAAGTACGAACGCTCGCTTCCAAGTTCCCAGAAGCGGGCGAATGAACGGTTGTGGGCCAGGTTGACGTTCTGAACGACGCCGATAGGCATCGCGAAGTCCTGGCCAGCCCCCGAGCTCGACAGAGCAGCGGCAGCACCAGTTGCACCGCCGATGTTGGCGAGACGAGGAGGACCGGCTGCAAGGAGGGTGTAGGCAGCGGACAAGAACTGTCCGTCGACCAGTCCGCCTTGAACGTACCGGTTGTATGGCGCCCACTCTGAAAGCTTCGACATGTTGTCTCCTAAGAGGTGATTCCGATTCTATCAGAGTCCGCCAGACTCAGGCGAAGGTGAGAACAATGATCTCCGTAGTGCCGTTGTCGAGCTCTGCCTTCACGAGGTTGGTCTCGGCAGAAGCGTTGAGCACGTCGAATTGAAGGGCACCATTTGCATCGGTGGTCATCCAACACGAAACCGAAGCAGAGCCAGCGACGACGGCACCGGCACCACCATCGGTAATGGTACCAGCTCCTGCGATCGGCTTCGACGTGATGAGGATGTTCTTGATTCCGGCAACGGCACTGCCATCCTGATCTCGAACCTGACAGGCAACACGAATGGAGTTGGCAGCGGCACCGCCACCAGCTTCTGCACCAGGCACCATTGCCAGGTAGTAGGTGTTGTTGAGCATGGACATGATAACCGTTGCGAGGTTGTCGCCACGGTTTGCCAGGCTCTGAACGGCTGCGAGAGCTTGATTTCCTGCACCAAAGATTGCGGGCATTGGTATCTCCTGTATCGAGCCGGAACCCGGCCCTTTCGAACTAGGGTTCTGGTTTAGATCACGAGGGTGAGGCGGATGTAGTTACAGGGGTAGGGAACGTCGAGAGTGATGTCGACAATGACGGTGTCCGGATTGTCCTTGTCCTGAATCAGGTTGTTCAGGTCACCGCCGAGGATAACACCACCTTCCTCCAGGAAGGAAAGTTGTCCCTGAATGACTGTAGACAGCATGTCCAGGAACGGCTGGGTGATGTTGAACGTTCCGATGTAGTTCCGGAGACCTGTACGCATGAACTTCGCAACGAAGTCCACGATCTTGGTGATAGAGAACTCTCTGGTTTCCGTAGAAGTCAGGTCGGTTGTGACCTGATGACGACAGGTAACCGGACCGCCCTGGGCATCCTGAACGATGATATACGTTCCACCACCCGCCATGATGTTGAGCTGCGAGGTAGAGAAGGAGTCTTGCGAGCCCTTCACACCAGTGAAGCCCGTCGAGGGTAGGTTGGTGAATCCCTGCTGTGGTGGATTTGAGGCCACCATGCCGGTCATGCAGGCACCGTAGTAGAATGACTCGAGCTCCTGATCTGAACCCTCGACCACCGCTACTACGGTATCGGGGAACAGGGAGATGACTCGACGATTGCCGATCGATTCGCTTCGAGCAGCTACTGTTGCGGCAACCCGATCCTTGTCGAGTAGTGTAGAGCCAGGGATCAGGAGCTCGGATCCACGGATCTCCATTGACCAGTTGGCGTTCACCAACGTCTCCGTGAGTGGAGTCGTGGTGTAGAAACCGTCGATGTTGAAGTCTCCCGTGAACGTCGTACGGAACGTGGTGAGGACACCATTCACCGAGGCAACACTGTATCGACGAACCTCCTGTAGGGCTCCAACGACTACAGCTAGCTCGATATAGACCTCGTCTTCCTCATCGATCGGAAGAGCTGGGTTGATACCGTTGTCGATGAGACCCTGATTGGGGTTCGTATCTAGAGTGAGCTGGTTCGGAGTAGCCGTAGTGTTGGCCGAAAGACCAGAAGATACGACAGTGTCGTTATCGCGAAGAGGATCCAGCGGACACGTGATGAGGATACGCTCGCCCTTCTGAGCCGCTCCGGACATGAAGCCCACGTGAGTTGTGAACATTTCATGAACGGTCTGTGCTGACGTCAGAGGACAGATTGCGTAGACTTCTTCGCTTTGAATGAACGAGGCGACCTGCGTGTACGCGGTCAACGTTCCTTCGGGCTCCGCAGCAGAAGATCCAGAAACACCCATACCCTTGCAAGCGATGCCGGGGGCGTTGATGATCTGAAAGAACATCGCGAGACCGAGAGGATTGTTCTGGTTCAGAGGACCGAGAACCTGCTCGAGGGTCGTGACGTCGCTGATGGAGAGAAGAGCTGGGCTGGCTGCCAGGGGAGATACGTCGAGACGGAGACCGGTGTACTGGATGTACAGGTCTGCGATCGAGTTGCTGAATGGATTGCCCGTCACTGCATTGCGGAGAAGCTCTCCTCCAATGAGGGCATTACCCAAGTCGTCGACCCGGAAATCCGGGTTGGGACGACCAGTACCGACAGCCGACTGATTCGAGGTGAAACCGAAGGCCAAATAGCCGCGGATGTTGACTGTATCGTCAACGACTTCGATCCTGGAGGCCGCACCTTCCAAAGGACTCGTCAGTACGAGCTGACTAAGAGAACCGCCTCCGATAGAGGCAACAGAGAAGCCGATAACCTCGTTGATCTCAGCAACCGCATCATCCAGTGAGTCGGATTGAAAGACTACGGAGTAGATGTCTGGACGATCGTTAAGGCGTAGCTTGAGGGTGAGACCCTGAAGGTTTTCTTCACCGATGTCAGCAACACTAGCAGCGAACTGAAGCTGGGCATTTGTTGCACCCGGCAAGATACCGGTAGAAGCAGCACCAATCCGAAGAGCCACACCACCGCCCGTTGCGGTAGAGGTGATAACGACTTGGTTACCGGTGTTCGTGATCGTGAACTGGGTTGGGAAAACACCGCCATCCCATCGAGCTGCTGTGTTGAGAGCAGCGATAAGAGCGGTAATGTTGGCATGAGGACCGATCGACCCCGCATCATGCGTGAAGGTCCTCGTAACTGGATAGGTGAGCCCCCCATCGGTCGATACATCGACTAGAAGGGTATGACCGATCGTTCCAGTGAACGCGAAAGTCTGAGCTGCACCTGTCAGAACAGCAGCCATATCTTTGAATTCGACATCAGTTCCGATATCAGAGGTCGGAAGAGCTGCGAATCCGAGAACGGCTGCTGCGGATGATCCAGTATCTAGACTCAGAGCCTGATCAGCACCAGTGCTTGTGGTCGATAGACGGAGCTGGCCGGAAGCGTCCAAAGCCACAATCCCATCGATATCGATCACCGCAACAACGGCTGCCATGTCGGCGAAGGGTCCACCTGTGAAGGTGAAGGTATACTGGTCCTGAATTTCTCCATCCAGCGTGAGTGTGGTCTTGAGAGTCAGACCAGCAAGAGCGAATGGACCAGCACCGGCACCGACGCCGAGGATAGTTGCAACCGTTGCAGGAGTTCCCAGCTTGGTGCCGGTCATCGTTGCTGCGGTGGCAGCGACATTCTCTCCCGCAAGCTTACGGGCTTTGAACCACGCATAGTGCGGAGAGAATGGGACGCTGGAGAGAAGAGTGTTGACCTTGCTGTCGTCGTAGACGGCAGTCAGGATATCCCCATCGTCATCGAACGTGGAGAGCGCTGTGTTAATGATTCCAAGCTTGAAGCGAGTCGTCTCCACACGAGAGACTTCAGCGGACGTGTTCGGACGAACGCCATCCACAACGAAGTAATCGCCGACCTTGAGATCGATTGAACCGCCACCAGTGAAGGTGATGTTCGAAGCCTGAGCTTCCTCGTAGGTTTCAACGTCGCTCGAGTCGAGGTAGATCTGACCAAAGCTGGCGTCGGCAGCCAGGGCCACTCCGAAGGCGGTAGCAACACCGTCGAGGTATTTAACACCCCGACTCCAGACAATGTACGGCGAGAGAGTGGTGTTATCGACCTGATCTTGGGCGTAGAAGCCTGCGGCCTCCACACGGTATTCGACCGAGTCGGTGAGGGATACCATCAGAGCGTTAGCAGAACCGCCGGCACGAATGGTGACAGAAGAGCCAGCTCCCCAAAGGGTCGAGGCGATCTGAACACGGAAGTTAGCACCGACTTCGATGACAGAGGCGACGTCTTCACCAACGGCATCGTTGATCTGGTCTGCGATCTGTGCAGCGGTGAGGTTACCGCCTCCGACTGTGGCGAAGGTGATAGCGATATCGCTGAGTACGTTCAGACGAACCGTCTGGTCGATGGCGATGACAAGAGTCAAACCGTCGAGAGCGAGTCCGGCACCAGTGATTTCTGGAGAACGATAGGCCGCACGACGAGCATTGTTCCAGCCCACCAAGAAGGCAGAGCCGGGGTCGCGATCGAGCTGAGAGAGCTTTCCTCCGAATAGGATAGCTGCCTCAATGGTACCTTCCTCGACATTCACTTCAGCAATGTTGCTGCGTGGGGAGGGAAAGGCACTCTGGGCAACTACCTGTGGAAGCTGCTCGTAAGTACCCTGCTTGGCACCTGTGTTGATGGAACCGTCTGAGTTCAGGAACTCGACGATTTCTTTTGCGGGTCCCGTTACGAACGGAACAAGTGTGGGGTTCAGGACAGTCGGTGAAGCAGCTTGAAACTGCTGAATGACTTCGACGCCCGGTCTTGGAAGTTCGGCCATCTTAAATGCTCCTCATACTAGATCTTGACCTTGGTCTTGATGGGGTTGTCGAGTGAAACAGCCTGCCCCGTAATCGGAACTCCACGAATCGTTGGAGCTCTGTTGTAGATCGTAGATTCTCGGGCCTTCGTCAGTTCTTCCTCTAGTGGTAACGGATGCAGGTTCGCCTGCATATACACTTCTGCTGCTTCGAAGGTAGCAGCGTCGAGAGGTGTCACTTTTTCGGTCCACTGGAAGAAAAAGGGACTAGTAACGCAAACGTTGACCATCTCTATAGTTGGTTCTGGTGCGACCAATGCGCCGGGAGGGGTTTCTGCACTACAGCCGATATTGTCTGAGATTTTGTGAATCCCAGCTTTCTGAAGAAGTCGTTTCCCGTTCGCAATTCCGAGATGGCGCTGAACTATCCACCCAAGGCGCTGTGCCTCGAGACCTGTCTTGGCGATGCAATTGATCGTCATGGTGCAAGCCACAAGATCCGTATGCTCACGAGTTCCGGTTCGACGGTCAACACTTCGAAGTTGGTCCAAGGTCATCCCTGCAAACTGAGCAGGACCACGGGAGGTCACCAAAGCCGGCCTCTGCTCGATACGGTCCCGAGGAATCGGGGATTGGTCCGTAATCATAATCTCCGTGTCTTCTTCATTATCCGACCACTTGAAGCTGCCGGATGGGAATTGACGAAAAAGACCTTGGAGATAGGTCAGGTAGACTTTAGTGAAGTAGAGATACGGGTCTTCACCAAAACCTTGAGGGCTAGGTACGCTCGGAACGCTACTACGATCGGCGGTCATTGGGTGATTTACCGGAGATTCCTTGAGTGACTTTCTCTCGGTATTTGTTCCCTAAACTCAAACTCAAACCACCCAATATGGGAAGACCGATCTGAACCGCTTTGACGTAAGCAGGTTGAACTGGTTTGGCTGCGTGCATGAACTTAGGAAAGACAGTCTCTGCGAGCCCTGCCGCCCCATGTCCTGCGGCTGCACCGAGGCTAGCGAGCCCGATTGTCTTCAGGGCGCTCACTAATCGGTCACGATTGGCAGAGCCTTGTTCAGCATCCTCCCCAATCTTCACGAGCTCATCTAATAAAGCTCTGTGATTGATCACTGGGCACCTCGCGGGCTGCCGTCGTAGATATCCAGCAGCTCGCTCTCCTTGTAGTCCATGTCGTCGACGTGTTGAGGGTTAGTGAAGTTTCTTTCTTGCGCCCATGTACGTCTCAAATCTGAGATGTTGATTGGAAGCTTGAATTCAACGTCGCCCTTCACTACGAGGTGGAGTGAGAGCTCTTGGTGAACAATGGCTCGTAGTCTCTCTGTTCCGGATTGTGTGACCACCTTCCAACGCCTGTTCTCGGCTTCGACTATGAGGTCTTTAGCCTTGATGGGTGGATAGGGACCAACACGACATGAAGTGTTCTTTGGTTGAATCTCGCCGATAATTGAGGTGTTTTGAGGATTACCGGAGTCTGGATCGATCTGCATCCAGATCTCGATGGGCGTCATATACCCACCAATGAATCCAGTATCGAAACAGGTGATGCAGTTCGAGTGAGTCTGACGGTTCATGACTCGATCGAAACACGTGCACTTCTCTCCAAACATACGAACAGGAAAAAGCCAACACGGACGTCCAACAAACTCTCGAAAGAGGACGTCTTCTTGACGCTGGATCTCGAGAGCAATCAGATCTGGCTCTGCCTCGAGCGTGCAGACTCCTGCATCCACCGTTTCGTCAGTTGGAACATGACGGATTTGGAGCTTGTAGTAGAGCTGTCTCCACTTGTGGAGGAGGTTCTGGCTGAAGTCTCGGAATCGATACTGATCCTTGAACGGACCAGCCAATTTGTTGAATGGGCCTTCTGGAGATTCAGATCGTAGGATCGTGAACTCGTAGGCAGTGATGACGTCCTGCGCTCTTTCGAACGATTCGATCTCCCAGTAGAGATCGAGATAATCGAGATCGAAGCTTCGAGCGTATAATTTGGTGACCTTCAACCTCATTGCGTCGGTCCCGTCGTTGTAGAGGCAGGAGACAACATCGAGTTGGTGTTCTCCATGGCACCCATGACCGACGTACTATCCTTCATCTTGGGAGGACGACCACGCCATTTCTGCTGGATTTCTGGATCCGCAGGAGGATGAATGGGAAGCATGGCGATCTTCATCGAGTCACCAACGCTCTGCTTCACCTTCTTGTGACGGTCTAGAACTGAATCAACGGAACCACCCTCAGACGCAGCGATCTGACTACGATGGCCATCGATCATCGAGAGCTGCTTGGTCACAGTAGAACGTCCGGGTTTGCTTTCCAGCTCCCAGGCTTTCGAAATCGCCGTCTTAATCGTCGCTGCGGTCGGTGCCGTATTCAGCGACGTGCCGAAAAAGGGAGAGAAGCAACTTTTGCGGAAGCTTGCTTCTGCTGACCTATTGGCATCTGCACACCGCCAGGACCACCTACACCCTGAGGTGGCTGCTGTCCTTGAGCTCCCTGATTGGGAGTGGGTTGTGGGGGCTGTGTTTGTGGATCTTGTGGAGGAGCCGCTTCGGATTCCTGCTGCTGACCGAGACCATTGCGTTGAGAAACAAGCTGGAGTTCGAGGAGCTTCTTGCGTGCACCAATGATGTCTCGCTGCGTCCACGAATCGTCATCACGGCTTTCTTGCTGACGCTGTTGCGCTTTCTGAATGCCTTGAATCTCGATCTGGAGTTCTTGCTCGGCCAAACCAATGGCCTGTTCGAGAAGCGGTGAACCCTCGAACTGAGTCAGCCAGCTGGTGTCTTCACCAAAACCTCCGCACTTGGCCGCGAGGCCAAAGGCGACTTTGTAGAGGCCAGTGACCTCTTCAGCCATCTTGGCCATGCCCTTGTTGATCATTCCCTGACCGTGAAGACCCATTCCGAATCCTAGATTCTTGATCTTCTGCCCAGCTCCTGGAATCATCTTGGCGCCCATACCACCAAGAGCCGCACCACCAAGAGCTCCGCCAAGGCGATTACCTTCTCCACCCATCATTGCACCGATACCTGCCCCACCAATAGCGGCAGCCATACCCGGACGCTTGGCAGCGAAGCCACCAACGGCCTTGAGTCCCTTACCGGCCATTTGCATTAGTTTACCGACAACGGCGATCTTTTCGACTTCGGAACCGTGCTCTAGAACATGAGCCACCTTGATGGCATCTTCATCAGAGAGAGCACTGATAGTGTTAGAGATCGCTCGTGCTTCTGCTGCTTCCTGAGCAGTCTTCTCTACGAGTTGAGGACCCACTTGATGGGCCATCTGACGTCCAGTTTGAATGGCAGAAGCCGCCTTCTCCTGGAACGAGTCGACGTTCCCTGTTGGAGATGGACCCACCAAATCTCTGAGCTCGTTGAGCGGAAGAGTTTCCACCTGTTGACGAAACTGCGTCATCTGAGTGGGCTGTTTGGATGCGAATTTGACGAGCCAGTTGTCCATGGTATTCCTCACTTACCGAGCATAGAAGCGACGCGAAGAGCAAGACCGGCTCCAACGCCGGCACCCGTGAGAGTAGCGACAACAGGATGCTTTCTCATCTGCTCTGCGACATCGGCGTGGATGTTAGTGACGTGTTTTCCGATCGTGGCGCCGATACCATCGGGTTTCTCGGGTTGACGATCGCGTGCAGCTCCGAGCTCTACCTCAACCTTGCTTTTACCACCGAGCTCTGGCTTGCCACGAGAACCTAGAAATCCCATCGCTCCGCCAATGAGAGCTCCGGCACCAGCAAAGCCGGCACCTCTAGGAGTCATCAGAGTCTTGGGCATACCGCCCATCTGAGCCATCTCCTTCATGTCGAGTCCGGCTTCGGCAGCAATCTTCTCTCGATGAGCTCGAAACTCATTTGCGTTGAGAGGAACATCATGATGAAGGATGTTCTGCATGGCAATCTTCGGAGAAGCGATATCCGTTCGTTCTGTTCTGAGATCGTGAACTTTGTCCGAGAGAAGTTTCAACGCCTTCTTGAAATCGGTACGGATTGCCTCGATAGGAGACACCCGTTCTGGATACTTTTCAGCTGCCCTCTGTCTCATGTCCATGAGCGAAGTGTCATCGTAGGGAGAAGCGTTCTTCTCCTTCCGCCTTCTCTTCTCTGCCTGAACAGACAGTTCGGATTGCAGCTTGCGACGACCAAGATCTGCCATCTCCTCGACGATGTTGGTGATGGTCGAGGCAGGAATCTTCGGCATCTTGAACGCTACTTTCACAGCCGACAGCCCACCGCTTGAAGCGGCATTCGAGGGACCATCAGCTACGACGAAAGGGGGCAGCCAAGCCGCGGCTTTCTGCATGACTTGCGTTTTATTCGAGGGCGGAGGAACCCATCCAGGAGCGGGACCAGTTCCCTTGGCCTGCCCAACTCCCATGGGGGTTCCACCCATCATTTCCTGGCGCGCTGCTGCAACAGCATCGGGAGATTGGTTTGCCACTCCAGGAGCCGTGCCTTTAGCTACAGGAGTAGAAGGCATAGTTGGTACTCTTCCGGGTTCGGCGAGACCCGATGTACGAGCTCCTGCTGGCATCGGCAGGTTTGCCGCTGCTTGTACTTGAGCACGAGCGGTTCCTGGTGCTGCTTCCCAGGGAACAGGAGTAGGACCAGACGGAGCCGGTGCTGGCGTAGCAGGTGCGGCAGACATAGATCCTGGAGCTTCTCCTGGACCATACGATTTGGTGATGTTGTGCGGACCCTTGGCTGGCATCACGGCTGTTTTGTTTGGATTTGGCAAAGAAACAACGTTTGCCGGGTTCGCCATTGATTCTACCGCCGGAGCCGCTTTCGCAGCTGCTGCCGGTGCCGCCTTTGCAGCACCTCGAGCCATCAGCTTTCCAGCTCCGTGACCAGCAGCGGCGCCAAGACCAGCACCGGCCGCGGCGCCACTGAGACGGTGATCGGGGCCACCAGCAATGGCTCCACCCGCAGCTCCAACAGCAGCTCCAGTGATGGCAGGATTCTTCTTAACCGCATTCAGAGCTCGAGTGCCGACGCCTTTAGCGGAGCTGATGAGTCCAGCCATCTTCACTTCACCACAATCAGCGTTGGAGCATTTCTCCTTCATCATTGTGGATCCGCACTTGGCGCATTTCTCCATCGCATGCTTCTTCATCGTGATGAAGGCAACGGAAGCATCACCGAGTTGGGCGACTTTGGTCCTACGATTGGTAAGCCCCTCGTAGAAGTTCTCGATGTCACGAGAATCCGATTCGCGATACTCCGTGCGGATCGGTTCTTCGTACATCTTGAATGAGTTTTCGCGTCCCATGTTCCCCCCTTTAGACCGTGAAGATGAGGATATATCCGCCGCTGTTGTCTTGATGAATGCTAACGATCGTCAAGATAGCGGCATCAGTACGAATGAATGTCTCCAGTTCCTTGGCGGTCTGGAAAATTCGAAGACGATGATTTGCAAGAGCCATGAGTTACCAACCTCCGTAGAAACCGTTGACCCAAAGATACTCGGAATGTACACCACCGCCCCAAGCAGCTTCGATGTTCAACGATACCTTGAGCCGAAGCTTCTTCTGCTCGTAGTCGTTCTTGAAATATTGAAGCCAGGCATGAATGAGTGGGGTCTTGTCGCTCACGCCAACCTGAATACCGCCGTCCGAGAACGTCAGGTGGTTGCGAGTCTGTAGAAGGCCTACGGACTCGAGGAGGTGAATTACCGCTCCTCGCATCAGTAGACGACGAGCCGGATGACTCTCGATACTGACGGGGCCAATAAGCGGAGGTGTGGTGTTCCAATCTTCTACGGCATCATCAATTGCCCAGAAGATCAGCCGATTCGAGCTCTCCACTCCACGGATGAGACGGTTAAGCTCAGGCATGTCCCGCGTGAAGTTGCGGACTACCTGAGCCATTTGTTCATACGCGCTTTTCCTGGCTGGATTGAATCCGCCCAGGGTATCCCCGTCCGACATAGATCACCTCTTTGGCGGGCGGTTTCTCCGGAAGTCCTCCTTGGTTTCCTCCATCTCCGGAGTGTCAGATGGCGGTAGCACAGGCGGCTCATGCTTTACTGCCGGAGCAGGCTTGGTCGCAGCAATCTTTCCTTGAAGCGCCGAAGCTCGACGTGCGGCCACCATCTTCTGGTGATTCGTCTTGAGCTCGACGTTCGCAGTGACTTCTTCAGCGGTCAGGTTGCGGACCTTCCGACGAGACTCGTAGTCCGAGTACCACGGGGGCAACTTGCCGATGACGATCACACCAGACTGTTCGAGCTTGCGGACCTTCTCATCCACGAACTGAACAGGCACGTCCATCCAGGAGCCTGGACGAAGACGCTTGTTGTAGACACGGGCTTCGACCGGCTTCTTGCCGGGTCCGTCCGTAACGTTTGTGATTCGCACCTGCATGGGTATTACCTACCCTGCTTCTTGTCACCCTTCCGATGTCCCATATTCGGAAGCGGTTGAGTAACCGCAGCCGTCGAAGGTGTTTCGGAAGAAGATGCCAAAGGAGCCGACTCGGGAGGAGCTGGCGGCGATGGTGGAGACTCAGGAGGAAGAACGAATTCCTCCTTCTTGGGCTCCGGAACCGGAGCTGGCGGTGGCGGTGGGGTCGGCAAAAGCACGTCGAGTGGAATCGATCCATCTTTTTCGATGGAGATGACACCACCACGCTCGAGTTCCGCCAGCCACTGTACGTTCGCAGCAACTTGATCATCTGTCAGGGTTCGGCTCTGACGGAGGCGCAGCCGCTCCCCGGCAATGACCGGTTCCATCTGAAGACGAGAAGCCATGCGACGCTTCATGGCGAACGCAGGGTCCAGAGAGACGTTGTTGATCTTGATGGGCACGGGTTGCCTCCAGGATAGAGAGCACAAAAAACAGAAGGCCCCAGGACCGGGGGTCGATCCTAGGGCCTCCCCCGAAAGCTCGGGCTTAGAACTGGCTGACGTTGGGGAACTTGAGGCTGCTGTCAACCCTGTTGTTCACCGCACCCAGCGCATCCTCTGCAACGGGTAGCTTGGCCGCGAAGCCAGTGTCCGTAGCGGTCGGGGTGACCGATCCGCCGTAGAGCTCCAACTTCCGCACCGAAGCGACGTTGATGATCGCGATGGCGATGTCCATCCAGGACTGCCAAGTGATCAGGTTCGCCACCTTGTCGATGTAGAACTTGGTGTTGTTGAGGATGTAGTTCTTACCGAGGAATTCGGGCTCGGTGAAGACGTACACGTTACCCGCACGAAGGATATCCGTCTTGATGGTACGGATCAACTTGCGTCCTAGGAGGACGTTGTACTTGTATCCGTCGACCATCGTCTCGGATTGCATCTTGTCGCCCATGTCCTGGAGCGTCCACGACAGAATATCGTCGTAGTCACCTTCGGTCATGAGGAACCGCTCCGAGCGAAGCCGGTTCGTGTCCAGCAGCTTGAAGAGGTTCACGAGGTCCGGGCGCAGGATCGGCTGCACCAAGAAGTCGTTGACGTTGCGAGTCAGTGCACCCTGACCCTTGATGATGGACGACTGAACAACCGCCGCCGTGTTGACGTTGGTAGCGTTCAGAGCCGTCGCAACACCAGCGTTGGCTTCCGTCTGGAGAGCCTGAACCGCCGACTCGATGTGGCGGGTGAACTCGCGATCCTTGATCTCCTGGAGGTCCTTGACCGAGTTATCCTCGATGACCTTGGTGATCGGCATCTCGTAGGCGAGGAGCTCCTGCTCCGTCTTCTCGAACTTCTCCGAACTGACGGTGAAGAAGGGGACCTCGGCACGGGGTGCCCGGATGAGATTCGCAGTGGGCTGACCACGGAACGTTAGGGTCATCGCACGAGACTTGGGCTCGATATCGACGATCTTGACGAGGGTGTCGTGGTTCACCGACCGCTGGCAGTCGGCCCGGGTGACCGGGTCGGGTGGAATGATCTTGTCGACGTAGCAGACCTCCCTCAGGCGGTCACGGATATAGACCGCACCGATTTGTGCGTTCTTCTCCTTACCTTCCGAGGTCTCGAGGTTCTGTACGAACGTGTCGTTGAGTACTCTTGCCGGTACGCTCATTGCCTTTTCCTTTTCAGAGTGGTCTAGCGACCGGGCTCATTAGATGGTGATCTGGAAGCCGCCGTTGTGCCAGAAGCGGACCTTACCGCCTCCGGGAAGTCGGGTGACGACACCCACGATCCAGTGCTGACCAGCACCGGCAGCCTCTTTGAGGCCCTTCTTGGTGAGAGCATCGACAGTGACATCGTCGACCTCGAGGAAGTCTCCGATGGCAAGGCCGGTCAGGTCGGCAATACGAGTCTCTGCCTCGTAGAAACCGCCGAAGAGAACCATCGTCTTACCGATGGCCTGCGTGTCGTAACGACCACGCTCCATGAACACCGGCCACGAGGGCTTGGTGTACGCACCGGCTCCACGCTGGAGCTGATACGAGGTGTTCAGGTTCATCCACTCGCCATCGAGTAGTGGGTTGGCGTTGATTGGGTTGAGAAGATCCGGAACAGCAAGGTCGAAGTCACGACGCTGTACCGACATCAACTCGCTGATGAGGGTGAAGTTTGGTGCAAGGGACATGTGGAAGATTTCTCCGAGTCAGGGGTTAGCGGTGTTGCCCAAGTCTCAACCATTCATGATTGCCGACACGAATGCCGACGCTGCATCAACGGAGTTACCTGGGTGGTCGGAGACCTCCGCAAGCTTGATCTGAGGCGCGGACATGTTGACGGCTTCTTCGATCACGTTGAGGTTGTCCCTCTGCATGAGTGCAGCGACTTTCTCCTCCATCGTGGTCTCTGGGTTCAGACCCTTGTTGTGCATCTTCGACGCAAGTTTCGCGACACGTTCCATTTTCTGGAAGTGGGCGAGCTTTTCCTTGAGTTCCGAGTTCTCCTCGGACAGAGCACGAAGAGTAGGACCCACTTGAGCAAGTGTTTCCCGAACATCGTCGCTGGACAGTTTGGTCATCGACATTGTTTTCTCCTGTTCCGTCCTGAACTCAGTAAACCCCGCCGCCGCCACCGAGGTCTCCAGTAGATGCCTTGCTCTTTCGTTGTGCGTCCATCATGGAACGCAACTTCGAAACAGCCGCATCACCGGAAGCCGCAGATCCTTGCGTCGTCGTTTGGTCTGATGCCGTCTTCACACGTGCCTTGAAAGCGTTGACGGTCTCCTGGGTCAATACTCCCTGTGCAGCAGCCTGCTTCAGGAAGGGCACCGCGGCAGCCCCTGCGATCTTCACACCGGCTTCGCCGGCATTCCGCAGTTGCTCACGCAGCTTCGAATCATGTTCTTGGCTGAACGCCGGCTCCGTCAAGACCTCGGACATCTGCTTGCCCTGAGGTTTCTTGGCATCGCCCTTCGTGTAGCCAATTGCGGCATCGTTGGAAGCAATCAGTGAACGCTGATCGTTTCCATAGCCACTTCCGGCATTCGGATCGGGTCCGCGATCGTCAGATTGGAGGGCATCGAGCTCTCCGTCACCAACGAGTGGGCCACCGCTTCCATCAGCCGAAATATTAGCCTGCATGACGTCTTCGCCAGCAAGCTTGTTGAGGATCAGCTCCCGAGCGAGCTCGGCAGCGGTCTTCTTCTTGCCCTTGCCTCCAGAGAGGCCAGCACCGACACCGCCAATGGCCACGCCACCGACAGCAGCTCGAGTGCCTACGGACTTGAGCGCTTCACTTCGATGAGCTCCGCCTTGGGCTACCGAGTGAAGAACACGTTTGTTGCCGACTCGGGTACCTTCTCCGACAGTGCCACCCGCCGACATCTTCTTTCCACCAGCGAGAAGTTCGCCGACGCGAGAGACACCACGCTTGGCGGCTCCAGCCATCGCACCGAGACGACCAGCGGTCTTCTCTCCACCGCTTCCACCAGAGTGAAAGGGTCCATCTGCCGGATAGGTTGCCGTCGGAACGGATCCCGACTCCTGTCCCGGAGCGCTGTGCATGTCGTTATCGACCTGCGTGTCTCCATCTCCATCCCGAGCTCCGCTGAGAGGCTTGTCAGCCGTCGATGCAGCGGCATCCTCGGTCTTGGGCTTGTCTTTCTTGTACTGCTGTTCACCGTTCTCCGGCGTCGTGGTCTCGAGTGCTCCCTCTGGATTCGTGGGAGGAACAGATACACCATTCTCTGCGAGCTTCGCCAATGCCGTTCCCAGAACACCGCGGTTCGGGGGAGCGATGTTGTCGACGTTCTCCGAGATGAAGTCGCAAGCCGAGGCCAACTTCATGACGAAGCTAGGCTCGGTGAAGGAAGCACGGGCGGTCTTCTCCTCGGGTTCTTTTTCGCAGATGCATGCGTCGGCTGCGTGATTGCAGTCTTCGCAAAGATCCGCTGCGGCTGCCTTGATCTTGTTGGCAGTAGATCCCGAAGCGACAAGACGGTCAGATGCCGTCTTTACGACGGCAGTGATCATGTCTTGGAGAGGAAGGTTCGAAAGGCTCATTTGATTCTCCTATGCCTTCACTGGGGGCGGTGAGGCAAGGTTCTGCTGACCAACAGCAGGACTTGAGGTGGGAGCAGAGTTGACTTTAGAATAGGTCGGCTTGGTCCCACCGAGAGTTCCTCCTTTTGGAGGAGACTTCACCTTTATGGTGCCCAATGCTGCCGGCGGTGGAGCAGCTTGGGTTGGAGTTTGATTTGCGTTTTGTACCCCAGACATATTGGCGAGCTTGATCTGCTCGGAATAGATCCGAGTCAGTTCATCGCGCATGCTCACCATCTGCATAGGGTCGATCATCTACGATCCCGGGTTCTGTGCATACATATCTCTGGCGCCTGCCATGTACGCACGCCCGAGACGTTCGTTGGTGTGTTCTTTGTGTTTCTGGCTGACGGCTGCTCCAGCTCCAACAGCACCCGCTCCAGCCGCGCCTCGAGCTCCAAGAACCTTGAGAGCTTCTGGTCTGGTTGCGGGGTTCTTCAGGGCTTCAATACCAGAGCCGACACGGGGTCCAACTCCAGGCATCACAACCTGTTTGGTGGTCTCTACCACCTTGTCTTTGGGAGCCATTCCGAACATACGTCCGATAGCTCCACGAGGAACTTTCTCCGTGACGGTAGTGGGAACGTCCATAACCGCGTCGAGTTTGTTTCCACCAGCAACCAGACCGCCGAAACGCTTGATGGCGTCTCCTACGGCACCAGAAATCTTTTGCATCTCGTCTGAGAAACCAGCGAAGACAGCCAAACTGTATCCGTCGATGGCTTCAGCGGTGGCGAATTTGACCTGAGGTTCTTCAGGATTTTGTCCGCTTTTTGCTGCCAAGATAGCACCTCCACCAACAGCGGTTCCGCCGCCGACAAGAGCGGTGTTTCGAATAGTGCCCTTGACCGCAGTCATATGGGCTTCTTGTTCGGCCAAACGCTTCGTCAAATCAGCGACGGCATCTGCATTGGTGACTTTGCGCCCAACCGCTTTACCAGCGTTCAGTACGAAGTCCACAGCACCGGCTGTTTTTGGTTTGGCGGTTTGCACGTATTCTTTCTTCCGTTTAGGAAACTTCTCTTTAGCGGTGGTTCGCCCCTCTTGCGTTCCGTAGCCTTTGGGCGATTTACCTGCTGCGTGTGATTGTTGGGTGGCGACAGCCCACGCAGTACTCTCATTCATGTCCGGATTCTTGGACATGATATGTTGAGCTCTATCGTGGATCCACTTTGGCATTCTCTTTCG